TGGTTATTATTGTAATAATATATCAAAATCATATAATTATATAAATATAAATAATATATCATCAGATATTCTTAATATGTATCCATCTCCAACAAAATTTAAAGCATTTGTTGGAGATTGGAAAACAGGTATAACTAGTGCTAATTTTAAATCTACTAATAAACTGAGTAAATTATATTATAATACTGAAGTCAGTAAAACTGGTTATAATAGTGGTCTATTTTCAGATACTGAAAATACAACAATCGTTAAATCTTATAAATATAGTGATACATGTAATGTATATGATACATCTACTAATACCACAGTTATGAATTATTATAATGTAGCTCACGCAATAGCATGCAGAACATTTTCAGTTCAAGTTACTAAATCAGGTTCAGTAACATATAGAGAAATAATTTATCTTAATGATATTTATAAACGAGCTCATACATTAGAACCTATTAAATTTATATTAATGTGGGATCTTGGCGATTTTAATCCATATGATGAAAGCACATTAAATTTCCCAATATTTGTATTAGTTACTGGAACCACATATACATTTCCTGATGCAGATATCTATTCATATCTTAATCCTACGTTAGAGAGATATGACTTAGAAAATAATAATAAATGGCTTGCAGAATCACAACAAACATTAAATGATGTATCCGGGATTTATCATCCTGGTGATACTGTTACTGTTAGTACTGATTTTGTTATATGGACTGGATCTGTTGATAAAACTAAAGTTATATCGTATAAAAAAGATAGCAGTACTGTAGTTGATGTCACAAATGTTGTTTATAAAAATAGTTCATCCACAGTTAGATCTATGGCTGATTACAAATATAAAAAAAATAGTAGTACTGTAGTATAAATATATACTGTAGTATTAACAAGTAAATATAATTTATAAAGGAGGATATATCATGTTAATTATAAATGATACTCAAATTCAAGAAGAAGGAGAGATATATGAAAGACCATATATAACACGTGGTATAAAAAGAAATTGTATCGAAATAACAATAGGTAAACAAGATAATGTTACATACGATACTCTTGTAAATACATTTTCTGATGGTGCAAGTATTATAAGACGTCTTAAAGAAAAAAGAATCGAAAAACAACTTGTATCTGAAGCCACTGAAACTGAAGAAGCAGTATATCAAGAAGTTGAAGTTGAATATGATCAAGATTATCCATTAACAGATTTTGTTGTAGCAGGTGATATTATTGACAAACGTGATGGTACATTTGTTGTATATATGGGAGTTAAAACAGAGACTGAAATACTCGAGGAACAAAACGCTGAGCTTATGTTAACGCTTGTCGGAGGTGAAGAATAATGTATTACAATATGATACGAAAATATTATCTTGAAGGTTATGGTTATCCAAAGAAGTATTACACTGATGTTGATTTAGATAAGTTTGTAGTAAAAGGTATGATAACTCAACAACAGTCTGATGAGTTAAAAGCAGAAAAAGGAAGTGTTGAATAATGGCTGAAAATGTTGAAAAAACTGTGGAATTTCAAATTGAAGATATGAATACGGTAATAAATTTACTAAACGACATAAGTGTTCGTGGGATAGATTGTATTAAATTTGCAAATGTTCTACATATTTTACAAAGCAAAGGTACTATTAAGTAAGACACCAAGGAGGGCTAATGGAAGTAATATCAGAATTACAAAATATAGATTTGACTTCGTGGATTATTGTTGGTTTTATGATAATGACAATCATTGTAACATTCTATGAGGTCATATGTAAAGTATGTGCCATTTTCAATAAACCAATAGGAGCAATGAAACAACGAAAGGCTGACCACGAATTGTTAGTTGAGACAGTTCAGGATTTAAAGCAATTACACGAAAAGCACGAAGAAGATACTCAGCAATCAATTAAGCATGATAAGATTATCAAGGAAGAACTTTCGATGCTTACCAATACTGTCAATAGTATTGCTACTAATCTTGAAGATATGGAGCGAAAAAACAACGAGACCAAAGTTAAGGAATTGAAAGACACTCTTATCAATTATTATAATAAGTATCGTGTGGTTGGTGAATGGTCTGAGTTGGAAAAAGAAGCATTTTGGGAATTGTTTGAAGACTACGAAGCCAGAGGAGGCAACGGGTTTATACATTCAATTGTTGAGCCTGTTATGAGAGAGTTAAAGGTAGTTGACTAAATTTTATAGAGTCTGCTAAATTAAGCAGGCTCTATTTTTTTTTAATAGAATGGTGAAATTGGAGGTAATAATATCAAGTATGTACGGTTTCATTTACATAACGACAAATCATATAAATAACAAAAAATATATAGGTCAAAAGAAATATGATAAGTATGACCATTGGAAAACTTATCTTGGTAGTGGAATCTTATTGTCAAGAGCAATTAATAAATATGGCAGAGAAAATTTTTCAAAAGAAATCATAGAAGAATGCGAAACAAGAGATAAGCTAAATGCACGAGAAAAATATTGGATTTTTTATCATGATGCCGTAAACTCTGATAAGTTTTATAATCTTGCTTCTGGTGGTGACGGTGGTAGAACATGCTATGGAGAAACACATCATGCCTCAAAGAAAGTCTACCAGTATGATAAAGACGGAAATTTTCTTAGAGAATGGGATAATGCACAAAGAGCTTCTGAGGAATTGGGCATTTGTGTGTCCGATATTCATGTTGTTTGCAGAAATAATAATGGTGTTAAGCAGGCAGGAGGATATATCTGGTCTTATATCCCATATACTCAAGTTGATAGATACGCAAGAGAAGGGATGAACAAACATAAACTTTTACAGTTAGATTCCAATTTTAAAATTGTTTCATCTTTTAAAAATATATCGTATGTTGATAAAGAAAGTTTTGACAGAGAAAAAATTATCAATTGTTGTAATTTTAAAGCAATTACACATAAAGGTTTTCATTGGATGTATGAAGAAATGTATGACGATAAACATATCTCAATGATACTTGCTATGAAGAATAAGAAACCAAAAGATGTAACATCTAAGATAGTTTATCAATTAGATGCCAATAAAAATATCGTACATACATATAAAAACTCAAAAGAAGCTTCAGATATAACCGGTATTAAAAAAGGTACTATTCAAGCTTATTGTAAAAGAAATGTAGCCAATCACGGATTTAATACAACAGGTTATTACTGGGTTTATGATGTAGCATAATGTACTATTAATTATATCCAAGATATAAACAACACTTGAGGTTGTTTTGAACGTGGAAACAAGATGTCGGTTCGCTTTCGGTGTCTTGTGGAGTTCTATGGAGGGTTGTGTGATAACCACATAGCGAATAGGTCTTAGACTGAAAGAAAACACACTATAATTTTAGGGTAGAGGAATTAAGTTTCCCCTACCCTATTTTTTTACGATTTTCAAGAATAATTTATAGAAATATAGATTTATTTTCCTTTTACTTTTTAGATTATAATCACACCAATTTTGATACCAATTTGATACCAATTAATTGATAAAAGTTGATACATTTTGATACTTTTAAGCCTTTTAGAATTATTTTCCAATCTTTGAGCCCTTAAAAAATGGCTTAAAATAAGGGTTTCTGAGGATTTTAAATTATTTTTGATATTATATCACTTTTTTTCTCAGTTGTCCACAGGAAGCTGAGAATGGCTTAAATACTATGTTTCTCGCTTTTTTATATTTTCCTGATACCAATTTGATACCAATTTTAAACGATATGTAATTCATTAATATAATTAAATAACGTATCATTTTGAATATGAGTATAAACATCTAAAGCTGTTTTAACAGAAGCGTGCCCTAAATACTTTTGAACAATTTTAGGTGGTATATTTTTCTCAAAACATTTCGTGGCGAATGTATGACGAAACATATGTGGGTGTATATGAGGAAGAAATTGTGGTTCTCTATTTTCCTTTTGTGCTAAATCTTCCTCTTTTTTATTAAACCCTATTATTAAATTGTCTAAACTTCTATCCACAGAATTTTTTGACAATGGTTGCTTTCGTTTACCTACGAATACAAAATCATCACCTGAAAATTTAGTTGTTTTATGAAAATTCAATAACTCTAATAATTCATCCGAAATAGGCATAAGTCTAACTGATGATTTTGATTTTGGAGTTTGATTATATTTTTTGACTTTTACAGTTTGCATAAATGTTTTATTAATTGATATTACTCTTTTTTCAAAATCAACATCCGACCATCTCAACGCAAGGGCTTCTCCTATTCTTACTCCTGTCATAAGCAAAAATTTATACAAATCAATAAAACAATGTTTTTTGCTTGTGCCATATGTTAATAAAATATTAATCTCATCGTCTGTTAAGATTTTTCTTTTTTTATTTACATCTACTTCATAATTTTTACATGTTTCTAATAATGTTATTGGATTAACTATCATATATTTTTGCTTTTGAGCCATTTTAAACATACCACTTAGAACTGTCTTTATATTGTTTATCGTATGAACCGAAACACTTTTTCTTTTCTCATTTAAAAATTGATTTATATGAAAAAGTTCGATATTATTTATTTTTAAAAGCCCCATTGTCGGTGCGACATGTTTGTAATAAATTTTTTCAGAATTATAGACCGTCGATGGTTTACAAGTCATTCTTCTTTCATTTATCCACATGCCATGCAATTCATTCATGGTAACAGTATTAGAATTTATACCTAATCCAACAGCATTCTCATATTTTGCTTTTGTGAATTTTTCCTTCACCTCTTTTAGTTTATGTCCATAAATTGTTTTTCTTTTTCCAAAAATATCAGTATATCTTGCCATATACCTTCCATCTTTAATTTGACATAAACCTTCTCCTAATTCCTTTCCTTTTAAATCTTTTCCCATAATTTATTCTCCTTAATCAAAAAGAAAAATAAATCATAATTTCTATAACGATTATATTATATAATATTATGATTTATTTTTCAAGTCTTATCTACCTGTATTTTGATCTATATATTTATCCAATATCGTTTTATTTGCAAATACTCTGCCATTTATCCTGCATACATAAGGACAATTTGATTCAGAAAGCATTTTTCTAATAGTTGTTTTCCCCATTCCAAGATACTCACAAAGATCTGTTACAGATAAAAGTTTTTTGTTATTATATCTATTATTAGTCGTCATATATCACCCTTTCTATAATAACAATCTCCTATTTACTTATTTGTACTTCCAAAGCCACCGTTTCTCTCTTCAACGACATCATCATCAATCACAGTTCCATACTGCACAAAAATGCCCTGTGCAAATTTGTCACCACGATTGATGCTTACAATTTTATCTTCAAGCGAATTGTTTGTCACTTTGATAAATATATGACCCTCATTATCACTGTTTGAATAATCGCTGTCGATTATTCCTGTAAGGTTATCCAACCATAAGCGATACTTAAATCCCAAACTACTTCTCGAATATATCTTCAACACCCAATTTTCATTTATTATTGCTCTGATACCTGTCGGTATTTTTATAGTTTCTCCAGGCTTTAATTCAAATGAAATTGGACTTTCAAAATCATAGCCAGCAGAGCCCTTTGTAGCCCTTGTAGGAGGCTTTAAAATGTCATAATAGTCTGAAAGCTGTTGATAGTCATACTTTGTACCAAAAGTGGCTTTCATATCGTTTATAAATTGGTCTTTGCTTACTTTCCCAAAAATAGCTATATCCCGATTATCTTCTGGTTTATCTAAAAAATAATGAACCAGTATCAACGCAATAGCTATAATAAGAAGAATTGAATTAAAAGTTGCTATCATATTTTTTATCATTCTTCCTTTCTGTCTTATTCAACTATTCTTCGTGCCGTAGCATAATCACTTCTTGCTGACAAGCTTGCAATTTTTACTACGTCACCTGTTTGAGGAGCGTGAATCATCATTCCGTCTCCTATGTACATTCCTACATGATGTGGAGATGAGCTATCACCGAAAAATACTAAATCGCCAGCAAGCAATTCATCTCGTGCCACATATCTTCCTTCATTGACTTGAGTGTAGGTTGTTCGGCTAATGTTTACACCTATTTGTCCATAGACATATTGAACAAGTCCACTACAATCAAACCCACTTGGTGTTGTTCCTCCCCATACATATGGAACGCCTAAATATTGTTTTGCAGTTTCTACTGCTTTTTGATTTAAGGGTGTTGGCGTCGGTGTAGGACTTGGGGTTGGTTCAGGTATTGGTGACGGAGTTGGCTCTAATGCTTTCTCAATGACTTGTGTTGTATAGTGAACTGACCATACATCACTTATGTCATTCGTCACATTTTCGCTTATATTTGGCATTGCATATGAATTAATCATACTTGTCGCAAAAAATAAACTTCCTAAAACTAAACTTACGGTTCTTTTTCCTTTCGTTACTACCATTAAATTCCTTTCTCCCGTTCGGATATAGCAGGTATATATCCTTTACGTTGTTCTTTGAATGTTCCAACATTGACATCAATATCCAAATTTTGATATAATATATTTGTATACGCTACGAAACCACATCTTCGTTTCAGCATAATCCGTTTTGTAAGTGTATACAGAAAGAGAGGATACTGAATGTCAGATGTTTTGAACATTGCAGTGCAGTGTAACAGCCCTGAACAGCTTATTGCTTTAATAGCAATAATGATATTTGTTTTTGCCCTAACAGTCGTTGTACTCAAAGGCATTATCAGATTTACAGGGATGGTTCTCAGCACCATTTTGCATTATCATAATGCAACTGTGAAAATCAGTGGAGCTTCAGTTAACGCTGAGTTAGAGCTCCATAATTGATTGATAAGACCTCATTTTAATATGGGGTCTTATTTTCTATCTTCATAAAGTGAAGATAATTTATCTTGAACTTCCGTATCAAGATAATAATGTAGAAGCATTTCTTGATACGGAGTAAGATACACTTTAAATTGACTTTCTATGAAGTCTTTGATTCTGTTGTATGTTTTTATGTCTGTCATTTTAGTCACAATATAGAACAATCTTGTTTTGGGCGAGACTTTGTTTGACATCAATTACTCTTTGATTTGAACTTCCTCGCCATTTAAGAGTCAAATCTCTTTTCTCATCTATATATTCTCCGTCTACAACAATGTCACATAACGAAATAATCTTTTTTCGCATTTCATATAATCCATCAACATAACTTTCTTCTATATAATCAAAGTCATCTGATGAACAAGATTTATAATTCATAATACTTTCCCAAGAATATCCCGTATATAACCAAATTGTTTTATTTGGGAATAAGTTTCGGATTTCTTTAATGAGTTCATAGACTTCTTGAAGATTTTGGTCGGCTAAACATTCCCCGCCTAAAAAAGATATTCTGTTAATATATGCTCTATCAATCAATTGTATAAATCGTTCTTTTATTTGTGGCGTCCATTCCTTGCCGCCATTAAAATCCCAAGTATTAGAATTGAAACAATTATGACAATGGAATGGACAACCTTGAACAAAAAGAGACACTCCTACGTTTTCACCATTTGAAATATCAAGATTGCGGATAGAGGCATATCTCATTTTTCTTCCTCCTCAATATCATCTAAGTGAACATATCTTTCTTTTATTTCTTGGGTTCGTCCTCTTCCCCAAAAATTAGTTCCTATATAGCCACACGTTCTCCTTGCAACATTCATTTTATCTTTATTCCGATTATGACAGTTAGGGCACTCCCAAATTAGTTCTCCGTCTTTGTCAATAATTTGAATCTCTCCATCATATCCACATACTTGACAATAATCTGACTTAGTATTAAGTTCGGCATACATAATATGATCGTATATGAAATTCATAACTTCTAATACAGCATCAATATTGTTGGCTAACCCTGATGTTTCAATATAAGATATTGCTCCACCAAGAGATAAGGATTGAAACTCCGATTCTTTTGCGAGTTTATCAAATGCATTAATGGGTTCTCTTACAAATGTGTGGTAAGAGTTTGTTATGTAATTTTTATTTGTTATTCCATCAATGATACCAAATCGTTTTTCTAAACATTTTGCAAATTTATATGTTGTATTTTCAATCGGTGAGCCATAAATTGAAAATCCAATATTATGTTCTTTATTCCATTGAGTACATTTATCATTCATAAATTTCATAATTTGTATTCCCAAATCACGACCTTCTTTTGAATCAATATGGGATTTACCTGTCATATATTTAACACTTTCATATAATCCTGCATAGCCAAGAGAGATACTAGAATAACCATTATGAAGTAATTTATCTATTGTTTCACCCTTTCCCAAACGAGCAAATGCTCCATATTGCCATAAAATTGGAGCAACATCTGAAAGTGTTCCTTCTAATCGTTTATGCCTACATAATAAGGCTTTATGACACAATTCAGTTCTTTGTTCCATTAACTCCCAGAATTTATCATAATCACCTTCTGATGATAATGCCACATCTACAAGATTTAATGTAACTACTCCCTGATTAAATCTTCCATAGAATTTATATTGGTTATTTTCATTTTTGTACGGCGAAAGAAAACTTCGACAATTATGACTATATATTCCACTAACCTCAAAATGTTCACTTGATGTAGTAACATCATAACTGTACATAGTTTTATGGATAGGATTGATTTGTGTTACTTCAGATTCAAAATTATATCCTGATATCTCAGATTCGATATAATTGTCATATTTCTTCTTGCAAACAATATAATTTATTAATTCATCACACGGATAAAATTCAACTCTATATCTTATCGCATCAGGATTTTTCTTTGTATAATGGTTATGATAAATTTTTGCTGGCATTCCTAATGCCTGTGCCAAAGCCATTTGTCCTAATGCAAGCTCTTTGTTCGTAGAACCAATTTGTACGACTGAATATCCTTTTTCTTTTTTAAATGAATTAATATATCCATCCGCATCAATCATACCTGCCAAAAAGGCTAATTTTGCAGTATAATTCCAAGCGAAAACTTCATTTGGAATTCGCCTATTCGCTTTATTTATTCCTTCAAATTTTGATGTAAAATAATTTATTGCATATTGTAATCCGTTATTCTCATCAGCAATGGCACATAAGTCTTTATATGTACCCTTGATTCCTCGTTGTTGTAATATTGTTTTTGTAGACAAACCGAAATATTTTGTAAAGACCGTATTGAATTTTTCTTCAATTTCGTCTTCATCGCTTGCTGCAATAGAAGCAAATACATGATTATTTTGATAGCACCCATCACAAAGCATAAAACCTAATAACCATGCTTTATCCGTATTGAATAAGATTGTCTCTTCAGTGTATTGATTCGAATTAATTAGTAACTTGTCTCCTATTTTTAAATTAGAAGCTTGAACATTATTCCCACTTCTTAATGTCAATACATGATCGGTTGTACACAAAAGCCTTCTTCCGTTCGAAAAATTAATATCTAACCAATCATTTGATATATTTCGAATAATTCTTTTGGCTGTGACAAATCCTTTTTCTGTATCATAAATTTTAACATCATTTAAATCCATATATAGATTTGGGTTATCATTTGAAAACTGATGTTCAATGCGAAATGAATCTGATAATCTCCTCCACATTCTTTCAAATGATTCCACATATAAATTGTCTTTGATTTTATATGTAATAAGTTCCTTGCCGTCCACACACCCCATATTTGGGAAGCAATTTCCTTCTTTTAATTCTTTCATTTTCTTTTCGGAAATATAATCCGGCACCATTCTTTTGGCTGAACATCTAGCCGCAAGTTTTGTCAAATAATAATACGGAGAATCAGGACGAATATTATCTTCTTCAAGGACATAAAGTAGTTTCGGAAACGCTTGTGTGACATAAACGCCTACTTCATTTTTTAATCCCATCAATCTTTGTTTTAAAAATTCTTCAATTATCATTGCAAGTTCTTTTTTATACTCAGTAGTTTCTCCTAAATACATAAATACTGACAAAAAGGGACTCTGTCCATTTGAGTTTGACATGCTATTGCATTGATAGTTAAAGGTTTGTACTCCGTCAGACACTTCCTTTTTAGTATCTCTTTCAGCGAACATTTTACAATCTTCTTCTTTAAATCCCCAAGATTTATATTTATCATAGTATTTCTCATAACTATCTCTTACAAATGGGGCTAAATGTGTCAAAGTAATTGTTGCACCACCATATTGCATTGAAGTCACTCCAAGAATAATTTGTGTTGCTATTGTGCAAGCCGTTATAAATCTGTGCGGTTTTTCAATCATTACTTTATTGATACACGTTCCGTTTTGAAGCATATCTGCAAGATTAATTAATGAGCAATTTGTCATTGCATTCATACCAAAATAATCAATGTCGTGAAAATGAATTATCCCTTCGTCATGAGCTTGTACTATTTCTGGCGGAAGTAAAAACCTACGAGAAATATCCTTGCTGACTATACCCGCCATATAATCACGTTGTGTGTTTAAAACTTTTGAATTTTTGTTTGAATTTTCTGTATTCCAATATTCACTTTTCCCGTTTAATAGTTCCGTAATTTCTTCATCTGTTGTATTTTCATTTTCTCTTTGAAATTCTCGAATACTTCTATAACCTTCATATGCCTTTGCTGTGAGTCTTTGCTTTTTGGTGATTAGCTTATCATATACCATTGATTCTATATCAGATATACTTACTTCTTGTTTGTTTCTACATTCATCTTCAATTTCTGATGCTATGCTTTCGGCAATTTTAGGTTTAACAATACCTGAACCATTTTTCATTGCCTTTAATATCGCATCTGAAATTTTTGATTTATCAAAATTGACCTGTTCGCAATTACGTTTAATAACTTGCAACATCATTCCTCCTTTGACTCAAAGCTTTTAATCACATCATTTAACTTCATTGCAATCACACTCAAATCAGAATGTCTTGAATTCCTTATGATACAATCCCAATGTTGGTAATCAACATCGACAAAAGCTTCTTTGTCGTTTTTAATTCTTTCTTCAATCTTTTCTTCGCTATCCCCACGTTCTTCCATGCGAAGTTTACGTGTGGCTTCATTTGTTTCCACATATATAGCGAAGATCATTTTGTCCCTATATGTATCTTGTAGATGTTTTAACCCTTTTATATCTATAATATAAAAATCAGAATTATCGACTTGTGTTTTTGTCGCCCAATAATAATTATCATTAAAAAAGGTTTCTGCTACTACTTCATTATTCCCTTTATCTTTCTGATATTGTTCAACATTCGAGAATATATGATTTAACTTATCATTTTCATCATTTGTTCTCATTGGACGAGTGGTATTAGATATAACTTTTGTATAACCATACCTATTACACATATAATTTACAATTGTATCTTTGCCACTTCCACTTTCGCCAACTACACAATACAAGTTTTTTGTCATACGCATTTCTCCTTAAATTAAGCTATCATTTCGTTAATAACTGATTTTAGTTCTTCATCTATATCACCTTCTATCTCAACCTTAACCGGAGTAGACAAATCAAGACTATACAAACCAAGTATTGACTTACCATCAATTCTATACTTATATAATTCTTTGCCGTCCGCAATATTTCTACCACTACAAACCGTAACATCACCTATATGATGTTGGCATGCTACATTGAACTTCTTAATTTTTTCCATTGTATCTATTAAAACAATCGTTTCTATCATAGTAATTTTAATCCCTTTCTTTTCCGTGTTATATTTGCTATTGCTCTGTATTTTTTCAATTCTTCAGGAGAAGCCTGTCGAATGACGACTTCTCCACTTCTACTTTCAAATGCCCTACACTCACGCTGCAAATCGGCTTGTGCAAGTTCTCTCAATCGTGCCTTAGTTGCCAATTATTAAAATTCCCCTTTCTTATTCTGCAAGATAAACATTATAATTTCCTGTAATTGCATTCGATTCGCTATTTGATGAGGTCAATACATCAATCTTGTTACCCTTAATTGCACCGCCTGTATCACGAGCAACTCTGTAACCAATACCTTCTATGTAAACTTTTGTTCCCAACGGAATAACTTTTGGATCTACTGCGATAGCCCATCCGACTGACGAGTATAGATTATCTCCCATACAAGTTACTGAATAACCCCCATTTTCAGATGGCGAAGCAGTATAACCAGTGACATAAAAGTTTCCAAGATATGAACCTTTTACACCATCACTTGCAACTTCTTGTTTGTCCAAATCTTCTTTATTATCAACAAAATATGTACCATAGCAATATCCTTGAGTTTCGCCGTCCCAAACTTCATACCACTTACCTGTTTCATCAACACCTATGACTTGAAGTTCTGTTCCCCTTGGGAATACCTTGATTATTTCACTATCTTCTGTGCTTGGCTTGATTCGACAGTTCAAACCGTTTTGAGCAGAAACATAATGTGTTTCCCACTTTGTTTCGTCTGCACTTACGCTCATCATTCCTGTTGCCATTGATACAACTGCCATTACTCCACATATTACTTTTCTTAAATTTCTCATTGTTCAAATTCCTTTCTCATTCGTTTTCATAAGTTTCTTTTATACATTCATTACATCCAACAATCTCATTATTGAATATATTCTTATATAATACTTCTGCCTCTTCGTTACAAATCGGACAAATTATCGGAGAATCATCATAATCATATTCCCCATAGTTACCTGTCCTTGTAATCTCCATAGCTGAAATTGCCATTGGATCATTGTTTGAATAAATCATTTTCTATTTTTCTCCATTGGTTTAAAGATTGTTATTTCAACCTCATCACCATTTTTCTTTGTATCCTCCCATACATTTACGTTGTATTCCTTTTTACTGTCTTTCCATGGTACTTTATAAGTTTCACCGTCAATAGTAATTGATATAATATCTTTAAGTTCTTCAAGTTTATATATACAATCTTCTCTGTCAATGCGTTCATCTTCGCACAATGCATTATCGGACGGCTTAATCTTCATATGAACTTTGTTGACGTATCTCTTTATTTCTTTACCGTTAAAGTAAAGATTAGTAGAGATATTAATACTGGCAAAATCTTTCTTTGGAATATCTATTCCCTCATTACTTTTCTGAATATGAATCATATTATTTTTCTCCTTCTCTCATTTGTTTGAATTTGACTTCGCTAATAATTGGAATACCCAAACTCTTAGCGGTTTTATTTTTTGACGACACACTTTCGGTATCATTGTTGATTAAATAATCTGTCTTTTTTGTAACAGAACTTACAACTTTGCCACCATGGCTTTCAATCTCTTTAACTAATTCGGCACGATTAGAGTAGCTGATTAACTTTCCGGTAATACAAAAACTTTTACCTTGAAGTGTATCTACTGTACTATTCTCTTTTTCTTTTTCAAAAATGAACTCATTTGCTAAATCTAAAATATCTAAATTGTATTTTTTCCAATAGTCAGTCATAGACATAGCTAACTCAATCCCAATACCATCAATATGCGTAAATGCTTTTCTCTCCTTGTTTGACAATACATTAACAAATATATTAAAATCATTTTCACATACTTTTGAAATATCTTTGCTTGCGTTTTTCCCCAACAACGGAATGCTTAATGAATACAGAAATTGAGCCAATGTTGTATTTCTACTTTTCTGAATTGCTGATAATAGCTTTTCGACAGACTTTTGACCAAAGCCTTCAAGAGATTGAATTTGTTCTTTAAAATCTTCAAGATGATAAATATCTTTGATGGACTTTACATATCCAAGTTGAATAAATCTTTTTAGAGATGCTTCTGATAAGTTTTCAATATTAAGAGCATTTTTTGAAACTGCATGAGATAGTCTTTTTAATAACTTTCCCTCACAATATTCATTTGTACAAATCAAAACTTCTGAGTCATTGTCCTTCTTGATTATTGCCGGTTGATGACATATAGGACAATGTGTTGGGATTGGTATGTATTGTCTTTCTGTGGTGTGGTTATCTATTTCACCCCAACGAATAGCAGGAACGATGAGATTTGCTTTAAATACTCCGATTTTCTGACCAATCCAAGGATTTCCTAATAATTCTTTCATTATTGATATATTATGTAGAGTTGCTCTTTCAACAGTAGTACCTTCAATTTCTACTGGCTCAAATACCGCCGTTGGAGTTAATACTCCTGTTTTACCGATTGTATATTCAATATTCTTCAATGTGGTTTCTACTGAATCATTCTTAACCTTAAAGGCGATACCATTTCTGAAATGGTGGCTTGTGTTGCCAAGAGATTTACCATATTGCACATCATCAAATTTAAAAACAACTCCATCTTGTGGAAGGCATTCTTGTTCCGCAATGTCCAACATTTTATCTATTACTACCTGATAGTCCATATGTACGTTTTCAAACGAAACAACATCAAAAAATGGAACTACATCAAACCCTAATTCGCTTGCTTCTGCGAGTTGATTATGGAATGAAAGGTTCGTTTCATCGGCACTATCATTTTCGATAACTTCCCACGCAAACCAACTCAATCGTCTATCTTTTACAACTGACGTATCAAGACTTGATAATGTACCGGCAGAAAGATTACGACTATTTTTAAATTGTCCGTCTTTATTTATCTTGGCGAAATCATCAAGTGTTATCAATGCCTCACCATCAATAACATAAGTTCCTTCCTTATTAATATGTAACGGAACATTTTGAAATTGTTTTACTGCCTGAGTAATATCATTACCTTCTATACCATTGCCCCTTGACTCATCTCTTACCAAGTCACCATTCTCATAAATCAATCTACACGACAAACCGTCTAATTTTATAGAAGCAACAAGAGGACGATAATTTGCAAACTTCTCAATTTCTTCGACTGAGTGGCATTTATTAAGTGATAGCATTGGTGTCTTATGCACTACTTTAGCGATACTATCCAATACTTCCGTTCCAACTTTTTGTGTTGGGCTATTTGCCATTGTTATATTTGTTTCTTCTTCCAATGAACGTAAATCTTCAAGTTTTGAATCAAATTCCGCATCGCTCATTATCGGCTTTGCCGTATTATAATAAGCATTTGCCGCATTATTTAATTCAGCAATTAATTCTTTCATTCGTGTTATTTTATTCATTTAACCCACCTTATCTATCCATGTTATCCCTAAATTTTCGCAAAAAATTAAAGCCTCCTCTTTGGTCTGGAAGATTTTATAGCTTCCACAACCATAGAATACAACATACATTTATATATTCTCCACCTCATCAGGAAATATCAATTCCTGTGCATACGGAAGTGTTCTCGCCCAATCGATGAATGACTTTGACCATTCTGTCAATTTGTGAAATCTTCTCTGACCTTTTGAACACATTGCCAAAAGATTTTCGTATGTCATTGTAACGGTTCTTGTCTGCTGCCACGCTGACGGCAACCATCTGATAAGTTCTTTCCAATATGCCTTATCCTTTGTTTCAAGATACTTTACACGCATACTCTCCAAAAATTCTATATGCTTGTCTATCACATCACCAAGTTTTGTGCCGTCATAATCAAGATCTGAATTGTAATCGTCAATTTCAAAACACTCGGCAGTAATAGGTGTTGACGCAAGTTTGTGCATTGTCGATGTGCTGTTTGCAGTTGTTCCTACTTTATATGTATCAAACTCCTTCCACCAGTAAAGCGGAGCAGTAATATCAACTGATACAAAAATCTGCCGCATAAATTTACGATGCTCACTGCCTGCTTTTATAAGTCTTTGTGCAAGATTCAAATCGTTTTCGCCGATTATAACTTCGCCGTTTTCTTCAACCGTATCGTTTTTATGCCATGATTCAAGAGCGTTTCTCATACCTTTAAGTGCCCGTTTAAAGCCGTAAACCTCTGTATTTTCAAATTTCATTTTATGTATTCTCCTTATTTATATATTTTTAAAAATGCTACTTATAATAGCCAAAATACCTATTATCCATATTGGACTAAATACCCATAACCATGACCACTGTATTAATCCAAGCACTTTTAATGCAACAAAAATAATTGTTAATATCTTTATTGTGTCTATTCCTGATTTTATGAAATTGTCTTCTGAACTCATATAATATATTCTCCTTTCTTTAACATACAATTAATCTTCATGAATAATAATTTCATAAATATCTTCTGATTTCATATATTCTTTTGTTTGTCGCTCTTGAATTTTTCGAAGTAACTCATCTACCAACGCCATATTTACACTATTTTCATATTCTTTCATAGAAGAATAACGCCAGACGCCAAATCCATTTATATAATTTCCAAGTTCATCTGTATCTTGCATTGGCATATATACATTACACGAACCGTCTTCATTTTCTCTTATGTATTCCGCTGGAAATAAATTCAACATATTTCTCCTTCCTTTAAAACGAAAGTTTCATTATTTAATCTTCAATTTTCACATTAAACTTTTCAGCAATGATCTTCTCCAATTTGGACACAATTAAATCAGAGATTCTAATCATTTGCCCAAACCCATCTAACGGAATTCCTTTTAGTTCTACCTTACTTGTATTTATAACATCTTGTAATATTTGTGCATATTTTATTTTTTCTATTTCTTCATTATAATTATCAGGAAGTATTTTGTTTATTTGAAATTTAAAGCAAGGGGCTCCCCATATATGAAAAACACATACAAATTCCTCGCCTTTATAACCAGCATCTTCTTTTGTCAGATGCTCAAATGTACAATCAGGAAGTGATTGTGCATTAATTTCGCCTTCTATAATCACCCTCTCAAGAGGTGTATAAGTTTTATCATCACTGTAACTATATTCTTTAATGCTACAATTAATATGACGAAAACAATATTCTTCAGCTTTCTTCTTCTCTTTGAATACGGCTTTTATTTCACTCATTGCATGGCTCGGATGAAGCCCCATAACAACATAAACTTTTTTCATATTTAGATGTTCTCCTTCTGTCATAATATTTCTACCACAATTCCAAAGATATTGTTTTTATTAATTGTTCCATTCACATGTCCATGATTGTTAGATATTTGATAACTAACACCATTTTTGATAGCAGAAATTTTATGTAAATAATAATTGCCCTTGACCTTACATAATACAATATCATTTTTCTTTAGTGGTGTATCTTTTGTCACTGGTTTGCAAATTACAGGTTGACCAGATTTAAGAATAGGGGTCATAGATTGTCCATATCCAACAACTTTGCAAATTTCACCATTCTTTAAATGTTCTGCCGTAATTGCATTTTCTTTTCCCTCAAAATCATAATTGATCATTTTAATAAAAATTTTTCCTCTCTTTGAAACCGAACTTTCATTTTAGCATCCTAATATTCTTTCTTTTGCCACTTCAAAATAATTATCATCTAATTCAATACCAATAAACTTTCTATTTAGGTTTTTACATGCAATACCAGTAGTCCCCGAACCCATACAAGAATCAAGTATTATGTCGCCTTCGTTACTGTATGTTTTTACTAACCATTCTAATAATTCTACACTTTTCTGGGTTGGGTGGCACGTGATACTTGGATGTGGCTTAGCAAATTCTAAAACAGATGTCGGAAATTTCAAATCTCCTTCTGTTTCGACACATTTAAAATTGCCATAATTATTATTTTTCAATTGAGAATCGTTCGTTTTCCCAACGACCTTACCCTTTTTATGACAAGGACTTCCTTTTACTTTTTGAGGATTATATGTAGGTAATTTTTTATAAAACACCATTATATCTTCATGTTCTCTTAATGGCATCCTATTTGCATTTAAAAATCCCGTAGGTAACACTTTCTTCCAAATAAGATTATATCTATGCATCTTTTCATTAGACAGCATACATTTTGCTGTGAATTTATCTTGTCCAAATAAAATAATAGCTGTATTGTCTTTTGAAATTCGCTTATATTGTTGCCATAACGGCTCGAAAGGAATTATAGTATCCCATTTATTCTTGGCAGTAACGCCATATGGTAAATCTGTTATAATACAATCAACTGATTTATCAGGAATATTTTTCATTAATTCAAGACAATCGCCATGCCATAATTCATATTTTTCTGTTTCAAACATAATGCGTTATTATTCCTCCTCGTTTATTACATCTTTTTCATTTGTTTTACAACCAACTGATACTACAGATTTTAGGAACTAACGATATCATGTCGATTTTATAGCCAAGTTCTTTTAATTTTTTGTATGTTTTATCATCTAAATGGTCTTTATATTCAATAGCAAAATCCCCATCAGTAATTGCATTTGTAATCTTTTGTGAAATATCTGATAGTTGTTGACTATTGAAATTCTTAATACTTTCTTTCGTCATCTGCTTTGCTTCTTGTGCCGATGGCATAATATCTGATGATATTAAATTATCCATATTAATATTCTCCTTCTATTTTTATTTTACAAATTCATAATATCCCTTATCAAAATACATAAAATCAATAATGACATCTTGTATATGAGCTGTGTCACATTCCATATATTCTCCGTATAGATATTCCAATGTGTTGTCTTTTTGAAGTAAGTCATTATAATAATCATTCCATTCTTCATCATTACAACCATCGAAAAAATCAATGATCTCGTCCTTAATACAATATTCATATGCATAAGCTGATAATAATTCACGTTTTGGCAAGTCGGAGTCAGTGACCAAATCACTGACCCAACTCTCCATTTCTTTGTATAGTTTGTTTCTTAATTTATCCATTTCAATACACTCTTTCTTTGATAACCTTTAATAATTTGTAATTAATACTTCGCAATCTTTACTTCTGTCAATCTTATGATAGTTACAATTACTGTAATCGCCATTCAAATAATGTACATTATATTTATCTTTCCATTCATCTAAATACGGGTTATCATATTTAAGATTATTGCTGAGAGCAAATTTCCCGTTTTTATCAACACTATCTAACATATCCAATAAATCTTTTTCATCTTGTTCTGACCAAGCTCCATTTTCATTATAAGTTGCTGTTGAATTATAATATGGAGGATCGGCGTATATAAAATTATCTACTTTAAAATTGTAATCTCTAAAATCTTTATTCAAAAACAATATCTCTTTCTTTCCCATTTCTTCAACAAATACTTTAAGCTTTTTCTGTAAAGAAATATTATAATCACGCTTTCCATATGGCATATTAAATTCGCCCTTTGAATTAAAACGTATTTGATTGCTAAATGAACATGTTATAAGTGTATAAAATTTAATCCAATCAGGATTGGCATTATAAGCCTTTCGCAGTTCAAAATATTTAGGTTTATTATATTCGCCCAGTCCCTTACTCGATTCACATCCATACATTGCATATCCATTGATATCTGATCGACTAAGTTCAAAATCCGTTATAGTTTTTATTATTTGACTATGAATATATTCTGAGTCATGAGCATAAAAATGTTTAAGTAGATCAACTACTTGTGCACAAGTGTCGTTATAAATAATACGATTGGCATTTACATTTATTCCGACATTAAAACCACCTCCAAACAAATCAACAAATGTGTCAATCTTATCTGGGAATAACGGAATAATCTGTGGAAGTAATTTGTATTTGCCGCCCACATAATTAAGTGGACTTTTTATGTATGTATTTTTCAAATTTGTTCACCTTTAATTAGTACCTGCGCAGGTTTACTCACTGTGAACATTCTTATCCTTTCTAAATATTGTTTTGTAGCTACGATAATATATTCTCTATTTGTTCCGGAAATTTTGAGCAGAATTGCTCTATTGAATTAAAAGTTAAATTTTTGTATTTACTCTATATAATCATCATAAATTGTTATATCATATTTGATATTATGTTTTTTTATCAACCAGCCATAGGAAATATCCTTCTTTCTTGCTCGGTCTATTATAAGTGGAAATTTCAAATTATCAATTAACTGTTGTAAATTTTCAACTTCAATCATAATAAGACGCCAGCTTTCGCTTACGACAATAGGATTAAAGTTTTTTAGCTTATAATATATTCTTAACATTTCTTCTGGACTATGTCCATGAGCGGTACTTATCAAACACTTCATATTTTTATTTCTCCATTTCATGTATCAATGTAACCCATTGAAAAACATAATTCGTTAGTTGTTTTTAGCTTTTGTATTTTCAAACTTCTCAATAACTCTATTTGCTTTACATGTTTCAGGATATTCGTTTAAGTAACATGCATCGCAACTTGCTGGAGTGTCTCTTATACAATCACACAATGTCTCAATTACATCAATAGCGTCATACATTAGCCCAATATTCATTTAATTTAACTCCTCCATTTCTTCATCTGAAATCTCTTTGTACTCTACTTCATATCCAAGATATTTTAACAAATCTTCAATATCCTCTAACTCAATTCTATGTCCACTTCTTTCAAAATCCTCATATCGAAGGATTGTCCAATCTCCCGATTCACATGTTATAATGCTTATTTTGTTATCTTCCATAATGTTATTCTCCTTTTACTTTAATCTAAATGTTTTTTTGTTCATAAAATATAGAACTGTTCATCCGTTAATTGGCTTAGTTATACTATATCAATTTCTCTTTCAATTGACAATTTTTTGTTACTCATAATTATATTCTCCTCTTATTTTGGTTTAATCATTTATCATTATAGTAAAGCTATTGAGTTTCAATCACATTCAAAATATCCTCAACTGCTTTATCCCAGAATATTCTTACAAAATCATAAAGTGTTGCAAACTCATTTTCACAATCCGTTAATCCGATTTCGTCAGTCTCTCTTACGTCCGCTCCTAATTCTTCAAGAATGTCTCCCACAATATCATTTACAACTTCTTCAGTAGCCGTATATTCACAACCATAGCTACAAGCTTCTCTAAGTTCTTCTATATCTTTCTTTGATAATTTTCTCATAATTATATCCTCCAATAACTATCTCCATTACTCATTTTAGTTTTATATCCCATCGTTGCACATTGACAAGACATTACATATTCTTTCGCCGGCGAAGCGGGGATAATTCTACAACCACTTTTCCCACCAACTTTCACATCGAATGGAATTGATACGAATTTATTATCTTTGTCGACTGCATTAATTCTAATAGAGTCTAAAATAATATTTTTGCATTTACTATAATCTATATCATAAAAGTCTCCTGCAAATTTTGTAGCCCAATAAAACAAAATAAGTTCTTGTTCCCCATTGGATATTTCACTTTTATGTTCGATATCTTTGTCCATTAATCTATTTCCTCTCTTCAAATTTTCCTATTTTACATTCAGGCACATCACAAAAATGTTCTGCAAATACATTGTTGTCACTATATATGAATTTATTATCTTGAAATGAACATCTATAATCAACACAATCAATCTGATCGCTTTCAAATACCTCTACAATTGCATGCTTACAATTAATACAAGTCTTAGCTTTCATAAAATGTTTACAATTATCCAAATCATTATAATCCGGGACTTCTTGTTCAGTAATTGCACAACAATATTTCCCGTCACAAGAATAATATATATTCTTACAGTTATTGCTCATGCAATTCATGATTTCACCTCCTCTTGAAACTCACATTTCATAATATACTTTTAACTGATAGAAACATAGCCACAACTGTTCGGTGCGATCAAATTCAAATCAATAATCATTTTCCCGTCAACATACTCTTTGTTGATTTCAATATTTTTGATTATAATTGCATCTTCTGTTATTTCGGTTATTTCACCTATGTAGTGGTTATGACAATTTGATTTTTCATTATATATCATAAATGCAATATCCTGCCCGACAGAAAATTTCAAATTATTATCTGCATTTAAAGTCTTTGTAGTTTTAATACTATATTTCATATATTTGTATTCCCTTTCTAAACAATGGTTTCATTTGTAATCTCATTCATCCTCTTGTTCCATTGGATAAATATTGCCGTCATCCGTAACATAATACATTTTAAAGTAAACCCCACAATCTTTATCAACTGAGGTAAGAATTATCTTTATCGGTTTTTCGCCCTCAAAGTCATCGGAAACTTTCACACCCACTTGATTAAGGCTTAAAGTTGTAACCGATACATTATTCGGATTTTCACATGCCACTGGCAGAACAACTTTGTTGTTATTTTTCTTCATATTTAATATTCTCCTAACACCAATTCAATATTGTTAATAAAATTTTCATTGCCCGTCTCTTTCGTCCAACAAACATTTGTACCTCGATATTTCACTTTTCCGTCAGACGGAAGAATACCTATATTAATAAGAAGCTTTTTGATTATTTTTGCTTGGTCATCAATATTTTTGATACAACCTTGTCCATGAACATATGAATTTTTAGGAAGAGAAATGTAAATAGTATTTTCGCCTACATTCACTCTCTCAACACATATTCCATGTTTCAAAAATGTTCCTAATAATGCTCTAAATGTTATTTCATATGGGTTCATAACTTCACCTACTTTTCACTTACAAGTTTGATTTTGTAACCGAGTTTTTCTTCTATTTCAGATAAAGTCATATTCTTTCTTTTGTCACCTACAATCTCAAAATCAATTTTCCCATCTTTAGATACTAAATCTCCAAAACCCAAGTTCATTGTCTCAATATAATATTGTTCCGTTATATATGAAGGATTATTTCGACTCTCCAATGTAAATGACAGTCTATTGATGTCTACTGGGAGTTCCAATGTAGTCGTACCTTTGACAAAAGAAGTATCTGTTTCTCCTAAAAATTCTACCTCTAAATAATACATACCGTTTTTGTTTATTATTTTCAAGTTGCCGATATCTGTAATTGTTGTAGGTTCTTTTATTTTATCTCTAATTTCGTATCCCATTGCTACCTCCGTCATGTTTTACTCATTTTCACCCACTATATATTGTGTTTATATTTAAAATATCATCTATATATAGTATAAAAATTCCTTTGAAATCTCAGTTTCAACCGCTAGTCATTTTTTTCGACTTCTAAATTCTTCAAATTTGTCTTGTTACCAGTCCATAAACTCATCTTTTGACATTCTTATCATTTGAAATATTATGATAACGCCCGATATGTTTAAAATAGGAACAAACATTAGTAGGATAAGAGAAATAAATGATCGAATACACCTAAGATAATATCGAATATTTTCTTACCTTCAATCTCGTCTACATATCCATTCCGTTTTAAAACATCTTTCGAAAACATCATAACTCCAAAAAATGTAATCAAACACAATATTGAAAATGCAAAATGCAACTTTAATAACCACATGTATTTATTCTCCTTATAAAAATTCTTCTATACTTTTGTTTATCGCTTCTTTGACTGCTTTTGTTCTAGATAATTTTTCAGACAATTTATCGGCTGCAATCTTGATGATTTCATCTTTATTCTCGGCTAGAAAATTTTGAATATTATCATCAACCATTTCTTTTAACTTCTGAGTATAATCACAATTTGTAATACTTTTCTTACCAACAAGTGCCTTCATACAATCGCTGTTTATCTTCCTGGTCACTTGCCTTTCTACGCTATTTTCAATGTTTCTTTTTATTGTGTCATCATCTATACTGATTGCAAATTGAACAATATGTTCCATATAATCACCCTTCCTCTATATACTTGTCCCAATTCACCACGACATACTCTTTATAGCAAGGATAATATGTCGTAGTTGCCGTCTGTTCCTCACACCAATCATCCAACAACTTTTGCAAAGAATCATTATCGCAAACATATTCGGTATCTTCTCCTAATACGGAACAAGCGTCCAGAACAATTTCATCTGCATCAATATGAATTTTTTCTTCTGATGCAACCCATAATCTTGTTGGTCTTATGCCAAGGGCATCAAACAGCTCACTATGGTTATACATAAAATCTTCCGCAAAATCATCGACTGTAGAATAATATTCCTCATTTTCTTCGCAATAGAGCATCGTTGTTACATCCTTTTCGTCAACTTCTTTTGCTTTAGGTATAGTTTCCACTTCTGTTCTTGTATTTTTAAGTCTTCTGCCAGTTGCCCTTCACAATCACAATGACCTTTATAAGGTTGACCGCAATACTTACATATTTTTTGCACACCATTAAAACAATGTGGACACAATGCAAGAGCTTCAGTTCTGTAAGGGTGGCTTTCCAAACTATCTCCAGTTCCGAAAACACGTGTGTTAATCTTCACTCCAAGACCATGACAATCTGGACAAATTCGTTCATTTTCATTAAGGTCTTTTATGAGGATTTTAGGAAATATCTTTTTTATCGTTTTATATAAATTAATTTTTTCTCTATGTACCGCCATTAATACATTCTCCTTCCTATTAATCATAATGCAATTCTTTATTACTTGTTCGTATCTGCACGTAAAGTTCCGGCGAATACATGAACCCTAAGTAATTTGCTCCGTCACGCTCATAAGTAAGAACATTACAATCATTTTTAATGTTATCTATGTAAAACATTGCTTTTTGTATTACCGCTTTACGTTGTAAAAATTTAAAATGCCTTCTAATCTTATTGGCACACCATAACCAACCATAACCCATTCCTTCAACATCAATACATGTATATTCGTATGGAAATTCTTCATTGTCATAGTAAAATGCATAAACATCTATATACTTTGCTTTAAAGACTTTTGAAAAATCAATATTTTTCTTGGGTTGCATTCCATAACCGACTTTATCTATCTTGTACTTTCTCATAATATCTACCAAAGTCATATAATTGTCCTCCTAAGTCATTGTTCTATATCAGTTCTTATCTTATTAACTTCTACCAAATTAGAATATCCCATCTTAAAACTTTCTTTGACCTTTTCTTGAATTTTAGTATCAAGTGTATCTTGTACCTGCTTATATATTTCTGCTGATTTTTTATCCGAAAATGCTACACAAGGTGATGTAAATATAGGATAAAGAAACATCTCTTTTATTTGTCCTTTATTCGACATTTTCCTAATCGTACTATCAAAAATGTTATATACATATATCGGTGATTGCTTATCCCACATATCGTACCGAAGTTTTCTTGAATAAGCTTGTTTGATTAGTTCTTTTGATGGAAATAATTTCTCCAAAGAATTCATATTTATCATTTTCCTCCTACCAGCCAAATTCATCTGATATCATTGTATAATTGAGATATATATTCAACCCATTTAATATAATGAGTAATATATCAACCAACACCCATAGCCAATCATTCTGCAAAATTGACAAGAATGCACCGATTGCTGCCAAAATTATGCCAATACCACATATGATTAACGCTGTAATACATAGACCTATTTCAAATTTCTTCATTCCAAGTCCTCCATATTATAATTTTTTCTTATATATTCACATAAATCTTCCATTGTTCTTTTAATATACCAATCATTCTTGAATAGCTTATTAACTCGACAAGTACAAGAATATTTCGCTCCATATTTTTTGAAGAATTTTAGATTAACACTAATACTCAACAACGGTACTTTAGTAAATCCATCTGTTAGCCACTTCTTAAACCATTCCATAATTACCACCTATATTTTTGTCAAAAGAGTTCTAAGTGGTTCTTTTGTTATATTCTCTTTCGCCCACGAGATATAACTTGGGTCAGTGTGAGCAACATCTGTCAATTTTTCACCGTTATGTTTGCCAAAGGTCAATATGTATGTATCAAGCGATGGTGTTGTATTGGATGTCTCATATCCATTAAACAGAACTTCAATATCTTTTCTACTCGCCAAATAGTCTACCAAATGAAGAATTTTTTGAAATTCATTCGTTGGTAAAGGCAAGACAGTTGAACTTCTCTTATCAGTATTCCATTCACCCATATGACTTTCGATGGTTGTAGCGATCATTTCGACCTCATTATCAGGCAACTCATGACCTTTTAAATTTCGAATAACATCTCCTGCAAGTAATGGATGATTAAATTTTGTGTATTTATTCTTCTGAAAATCTTCATTACTTCCACTCTTTCGTGAATCGTGCATCATTCCGGCTACTCTCATTAAATCTTTCTCTCTTTGTGTAAAATTCTCGCCGAAACATTTAACTGCAAAGATGTGATTTAAGAATCTGACCAATGCACATGTATGTCTTGCCAATCCTAAATCTCCAAGAGCATATTGAGGATGGTATCTTCCCGTACTTGATGCTCCTACATCCCAGAAATAATCTGGGATTGTTTGGATACATCTTTCTGCGAACTTTCTAATGTCTTCTGACTCAATCGTATCTAAAATTGAATTAAATATACTTGACTTACTATTCATTTGTTTGAACTGTTTCCTTTCTTATTTTGTTGTTTTCAGCATTTGTCAATGATTCGCCAATCTTTTTGCATATATCTTTCAGCAATTTTTGCATAAATGTATTCCTAGCAAAATTCGCCTTCTTCTTAACAGCCAAATTCACCGTATCTACATTACCTAAATGGAAACATTTTTCTTTCATTCTTGTCAATCCAACATATATTAGATTCGAATTGAGCATAAATGTATGAGCTTGAGGAGTAAGTAAGATTACAACTTTAATAGAACTGCCTTGTGATTTATGAATTGTGATACAATATCCAAGCCCAACCATTTGCATATCATTTCTAAAATATTTAACTATTACGCCGTCAAAATCAATCAACAAATATTCTTTTTTGATTGCTATAACAACTCCCGTCTCACCATTTGCAATAAAAGTTTCGTCCATATCTTCATCTAAGCAGAATTCATCATCTACATATAATTGTGCGTGATAATTATTGACATTTTGAATTACAAGATCACCTTTATAATAAACCGTATCTCCAATTTTCATATATTCATCGCAGCCATAATTCTTATTGGCAACTTTCTGAATGGCATTATTAATCGAGATTGACCCAATGTCACCTTTTTTGTATGCAGTTAATACTTGAATTTCTTCTGCTTTGTAACCTTGAGAAAGTAACTTGCTATATAATGCAACTGCATTTTTGACCATAATATCACTACCAATGTTCACAAATGCATAATCTTTATTGTCGCCAAACCATGTAAATCGTTCACATACATTATTAAGATACGGTTTACAAAAACGGACATCTGTTGCTACTTTCATTAACCCGCCTTCGCCATAACGAAACACCTTTGTTAATGTAACAGTTGGAATAATATGTGATTCCATAAAATCATGTAATAAGTTTCCACATGATACTGATGGTAATTGGGCATTGTCTCCAATCAATAATAATTTTGTTCTACTAAAATCAATTGCATCTAATATTCTTTTAAACAAGAAAATATCTGTCATAGAAAACTCATCAATAATAAGTACATCACAATCAAGTTTATGTTCTTCATTATAACTCCAAGTGTTAGGTGGCATATACCCCAAACCTCTATGTATTGTTGTGGCATTTTCTTGCGTGTAATCTGACAGCACTTTTGCAGCTTTGCCAGTTGGTGAAAATAATTTAAATGATTTATTATTGTCTTTAAGCATATTAATGACTGCTTGTGTACAAAATGATTTTCCTGTACCGCCTGCACCATTAAGAATGCATATGTTATATCTACAAATATTTTTTACAATCTCTAATTGTTCATCTGACAATTCACAACCATTTACAATATAATATTTTGCACAATTAAAGTCCCATTGATGATGTAGATTAATCAATCCTAACATTATATTCTCTGCTATATATTTTTCTATTTCATATGTAGACTTCAATGATACAGCCATGGAATCTTTATTGTAATAAATACTTTCATGTTTCATACATTCAACAAAATGATTAGAGCATGCCGGAACCATTTTCATACATTGATTTCTTAAATCATTAATTGACATCAATGTATGTCCTTCTTCTTCATTTTTTTCTAAAAGATACAACATACACGACAAACATCTATGCTTGCTGGTTTTTAAATCTGTATCAAATTCAATAATAATATCTTTATTATTTTTTTTATTCTCTTTTGATATTTTTTCAAGTTCTAATAGAATTCCGTCGGCAGTTGTAAACCCAACCTTTGCCAATCCACACAAACATTTATATGGGTCTTCACGAAGTTTTTTCTTTATCATATTAACAGAAGTATATTTCTCATATAATTTCTTTAACATGGAAAGACTTAATAAGCCTTGAAACTCAATTACTAACTCAGCCAAGCAAAAATTCTCAATAATTTTTTCTTTAATAATATTGAATGTGTACTCTTTAATACCAGGCAATTTATTTAAGTCTATATCTTCAAGGCGGTCGTTCATTACCCTGTCAACAATATCAGGGTAAATTTCATATAATGTGTTTGTCTGTTTCAAAGTGAGTATCTCCTCTAAAAATATATACATATCTGAAGCTGATTTTGGCTTGTCTCTTCTTATATTAAGAACTTTATAACTATATCCATATTTTGTATTCTGTTCGATTGCTTTGATTTCATATTCTATACCAATTCCTAATTCATGCATTTCTCCTGTTATTGTTGCGTTTCCGTACTTTGTAAATTTAATTTCTGGGTAAATTTCTTTATCAACATCTAGTGCATAAATTTTATAGTCGCCACCATCATAGGTTTGTCTTATAACTCTTCCTTTGAAAATAATTTCCTTGTCTTCTTTTTCTTTCAACTTTTTATCACCTCATACTCCGTTAAGACATCTTCGGTTTCATCTGTTACACTCCATTTACCATCAGTAAACTTCTTTTTAAATTCTGGCATAAATTCTTTTATTTTTAATACCGAATATAAGCCAAATGGATTTTCCTTAAATATTTTACTTTGTTTAATCCTAGAATGAACTTCTTTACCGGTCTTTATTTTTCGAGCCGTAAAATATGGTTTAGTCGTATCTTTGTAGGTTTTATAATCTACAATAATATAATAGTCATTTCCAACTTGTTTATTTGTATAAACGACCATCTCAAGATGTTCCTTTTCAAACTTAACCATTTCAATAATACCCATTTCTATATTTTCTAAATTCTTGCACAATTCTGTAATCAATCCTATATTATCAATACCTTTGAATAAAGAAGGTGTTTCTTTTTCAGAATATTTTTTTGCAATAAATTCTGAAATTCCCAAAGATTCTAATTTTGATCTGTTAATTTGTTTACATGATGAGAATTTATTATAGATATTTATAACATTAAGAAGATATTTGTTTTTGCCAAACTCAGAGAAGAAATTAAGACCTGTTAATATTTCTAATTGTCTAGTATTTACAGATGTTTTACTTTTAATATCCGCAATCAATTCAATAAATGAATTATATTTATTGTTTCTTAATGAATATAATTCATCAGCTATAATACTGTTACAAAATTTGATAGAAGCGATTCCTTGATATATTTTATTATTCTCTTTATCAAATTCATATTCCGCTCTTGATTTTCTGAATTTAATTGGCTCAATTACATATCCTTTTGATATCGCATATTCTTTTATATTCAATGATTTTTCTTTGTCTGATACATAGATGTTTAAAGCAGATGTTATAGTTTCTAAAGTATAATAATGTCTAAGATAGGCACAAGCAAAGCCAAGAAATGTGTATGGATCAGCATGGTTTTTTGAGAACAAATAATCCGATGCATCAATAATAACTTGCAAGAAATTTCCGATAAGTTTTTCAGCCTCGCCCTTTTCTACTCCATATTCTTCTTTCATTGTTTGCACAAAGCCTTTAATGTAATGTGTTTTGTTACTAGTTAAATATCCTCCATCTTTTATAATAGGGATATCAGTCTCTGTTCCTGTTTTCTTACTAAAATGTCTTCTAACGACATCGGCTTCGCCCATTGTAAATCCACAAAACTTATGTAAAAATTCAATAATCTGTTCTTGATATACCAAATAACCTAATGTTGGAGCAAGGAAATCATTTAATGCAGGATGTCCATTATCTCTATAAATTCCTTGTGATAATTCTGTTCGATACGATTCGCCTGCCGGTCTAATAGCACCATTTGCCATGCTCATCAAGTCAATATATGAGAAATTTGGATTCTTCTTTTTTATGTTTTTAATTGTAGATTCTCGAAGAATATCTCTAAGGTACGAACCTGCAAAATCTGACTCAAATTGAAAAATAAGAGTCGTGTCTTTCGAAATATCATCCCATACAGCCTTGTCATTAAAATCAAGATTGTCAGGTGTTAAAAATGGAATATTTGCTGCCTTGCAAGTCCTATCTATAAGTCCCACACAGTCCAAACCCAACACGTCTAATTTAACATAATTAAGCGAATCAATTTCTTTCATATTTATTTGTGAAATAGGTTTATCGTCAGAAGAAATATATAATGTTCCAAATGCCTTGTCCACTTCATGTGGAGAAACCACAAGTCCCGCTGCATGTCTACCCAAAGAAGTGATAGTTCCAGTGACTATATCAACATATTCGAATAACTGCTTATGTTTTTCTCTAATCTTATCTTCAACAAATTCCTTTTTGTTTTCATCTTCTTGTACTAAATTACACAATTCTTGCGTTTCTTGGAGTGTCATTCCTAAAGCTCTGCCAACGTCTTTAATTGCGCCACGCATTTTAATTGTATTAAATGTCACAATATTGCAACAATATAAGCCATCTTTTTCAAAAAGATATTTTCTAACTTTCCATCGATCTTCGCTAAACCAATCAGAATCAACGTCAGCAAGACTTATACGTTCTTTATTCATAAAACGCTCAAAATTCAAGTTATATTTAATACTATCTACATCAGTAATTCCCAAAAGGTATGCTATAATACTTCCCGAAACTGAACCTCTTGAATATCCATAATGAACACCTTGTTTTCTAAGTTCTCGCTTGTAATCTTCTTCTAATAGCATAAAGTCAATAGCATCATTATGTTTATACGTTTCAAGTTCATATATAATTTTATCTTTATATTGCTGAAAATTTTTATATTTATCAACCCCACGTTGCTTTATGCCTTCTAAAATTTTTTGCTTAAATACTGCCATTGAATCGTTGTATAATTTAGGATATTTTTTAGAATAATCTAATGAAAATTCTTCAATACTATCAGCCATAACATTTGTATTTTCAATTGCTGTTAGATAGACATTTTTTGATAGTGCATCTTGTTTTTCATATGCAGACACTAATTCATCATAGGTTTTAAAAGTCAAATCCCAATTACTTTCCGAATCAAAATTAACACCTTTAGACTTCTGCATAATTGCTCTACCTCGTAAATGATTATCATTTAAAGCATGTGTATCTGTGCCTGCAATTAGTGGAATGTCGTATTTTTGAGAAATCACATTTAAAAATTGATTATATTTTATTTGCATATCATCATTGTGATGCTGTATTTCAAGATAGCATCTATCCTTATTTTCAATAAGAAACTTCAAAAATGCCTCTTTAATTTTAGGTGTGCCACTAGCCAAGATGCCTCCGATACAAGCAGTACATATAATAATATTATTAGAAGTAGACACTAACTCATCAAATGAAATTCGTGGATTGTAATAAAAATGTCCATCTCTTTGAAAGGCTTTTGATGATAGGTGATTTAATTCAATTACACCATCATAATTTTTAGCAATCAAAACCACATGATAATTATCTCTCTTTTGAGTTCTATTATCTTCAATATATTTTTTAATTTTGACTTGCATTTCTTTCTCATCAGTATCTACCGTAGATTCATACATTTCATTTGGTATTTCTGGTTCAAAATACAATTTTTCAGTTACATAAAATTCTTCTGCATGAATATATTTCATTCCGTTTTCTTCTATTTTGTTTTTTTTATGTACCCATTCAAGTATTGAACCGTGTTCAGCAAACCCCATTGCTTTCATACCACATTTTTTTGCTGCTTCGATATATTCATAATATTTAGTTACGCTATCAATATTTGTTACACCATTTGACAAATCGCTATGTAAATGATATATTGTGTAATTCTTATTCGATATTGTTCTCATCTCCTTCTACAGTTGCTCCAACCAAGACAAATCTTCTTTTTCAACTGTATTATTCTCTATTGACAACTTTTCTCTTTTTACATCTGTTCCTAAACCATCGAAAAAACTTCCCCCATTTTTCTTAGATTCTAGTTTATCTAAATATAATTTATATGGCTTATGGAGTTTTGGCGAATATGCACATAATGTTGAAAAATAATAACTTTGCTTTGCTACCTGCTCAGGAGAGTCGTAAAAAATCATTTCATCATGACTTTCATAATATTTATTCTCCATATTTTCAATCTTATCAATTGTATTTATTATATCTGCCGTCCACCTATCAATTAAGTCTTGTGTTAAATCAACATAAACTATACAATCATGAAATACAAAATTTGCTTGTACATCTTGAGGCAAACAGTTAATATCATTTGTCTGTGCCAACATATCAAGATATTCTATAAGTTTATCTTCATAACCACATTTTTTTAACCACATTTTTGCACTTGATTGTAATTTTGAACCAATCTCACATCTTTCGATTTCTCTTGTTGTCCATTTGCCATTAGCCTGTTTACAATCTACTTTTACATATTTTAAAAAGTCCCAACAGATTTTTATTTTCTCAAACGGCACACCCATTTGATGTAATCCAATAGCATATACAACCAATTGCCCACATTCATTAAGTGCCTTTTCGCCTTTATAAATACTACTAGTTTTCCAATCTAAAATATTGTAATTGCCGTCTTTATCTTTATAACATGCATCTATATATCCTTGAAAGACATTTTTGCCAACTAATGCAGTAATAAATTGCTCAATTTGCATTTTGTGAGGAATCATAATATGATGATTAAAGAAGTGTTTAAGATTTTTATAATACTTATCAGATATTTTCTTATTTTTTCCAGAGTCATTTCTATCGAACTTTAATTCTGCAATATTAGCAGTAATCCATGCATCTTCAAAATCTGAATCCATATTTTCATATTCAATTTTACCCGTGTATAAACTCTCCATAATGTCATGAGCCATACCACCGGTTGTTGTATAAATACAATCTTGTCTATCTTCTGGTTTCTTGATTATATATTTTAAATAATACTCATATGGACTATTATGATAAGTATTAAATTTACTCCAACTCCACAAACGATTTACATTATATTTCTTTGTTATTTCTTTTAATTCTTCTTTCGTCTTTCTTCCCATCAAGCACCAACCTTTTTTAAATTTTTTATATGTTTTTTATGTTCATATTCGTCATAAAGAATTCTATATTCAAATAAATACTCATATATTTTATTGATAGCATCCGCAGGACTATCCTTCTTGTCTAACAAATCATATTTGTCCCATATATAAGATACTTTTCTTATCCCATAAAACTTTTCACAACAATATCGAATATGTTCAATACTTATATCCTTATCGAATGCTATTATAATTTCGCAATTCAATCCAATAAGTATTTTGGCTTGTTCATCTGATATCTCATGACCACTAACTGCAACACCGGTCGGATCATTTAAGCTATCTCTTTTTAAAACTGATTTTTCCGCTTCGAAAACGACCACATGCCCTTTTTCTTGGATACTATCTTTGTTCTCCCATAAGCCAAAAAGGTTCATTTGTTTTGGATATCCTGGTGTTATATAATATTTTTTTATATCAAATAATTCGTAATTCTCAATTGATGTCCTCATATTAAATCCAAGCAACTCACCAGTTAACCAATATCTTAATGGAATTACATTTCGTTTATATCTATAACTATATGCAAGCCCGAATTTTTTGATAGTCCATGGCATTATTCCTTCTCTAAATAAATCAATATGAATATACGGAACAAAATCATGCAATTTGCTTTCGTTTAATATATTGAAATCAAGCACATTTTGTCTTTTTTTTCGTAGTTTAACCTTTTTAAATATATATAGGGGATCATTTTTTTTCTCTTCTTTATTTTCTTTTTTTAAAGTTAATGGAAGTCCTAATATTTTATGCAAATATTTAATCGTATCAAAAAAAGAAAATTTTTTATCTTTTAGGCTTTTATTATACTGTACAAGAGTGAGCAAATCCGAATTATCGTCAAAATACTTTTCTCTTGTATAATTTTTGCAGCCTAAATATTCATTATTTTTTATATTGATAGCCGTTTTATTATCGCCATCACAATTTGAACAACTATAATATTCTTTGGCTGGGTGGTATAATATATGACCGCACCCAATCTCATTTAAAATAAATTCAATTTTACCTTTTTGGAAAATATATTTTTTTAACTCCAAAACGGTCATATAATACTCACCACCTTAAAAATCAACAGGCACATTTGTGATACCAATTTCATGCATAATATTTCTTGACATATCATGCGAAAATACTACTTGATATCTATTAGCAGAGCCTTCTCTATTTTTAATAATAAAAGCAATTTGATAATGTTTGTCCTTGTCTAACTTAACTGGAATTTTCGTTTTGCCGTTTTTCCCTTCAAGCCTATATACTTTTAATTCTCTTTTTTCGCCAGTATATTCATCATCATATAAATCACGAATCATAATACAAGTCGAAGCGGGATCGATAATATTCTTTGACATTCCAATATTATCTTGAGTATAGTATCTTTGTTTTACACTTCCTTTTGCTAATTGGAATGTAATAAGAATATGTAAATTCTTCGATTCGGGTTTAATTACATCATTAATTTCAACCATGTTCTGTTGCATTTCAAGCCAAGATTTGTCGCTTACATCACCAGCATCCATTTTAAATGTATCAAGAATAAAGTATTTTACACCCATACTCGAATATTTTTTTATAATTTTAATTGCATTCTTTGTCTTATATTGTTTAAAAGGAACAATTGTAAGTATATGATTTTGTGTTTGTTCTTTAATCCAATCAGCGGCTTTATAGAGCAATTCCTTTGTGTCGTCTTGATAATGTCCATCTCTGACGATATGCTTTTGTAAATCCTCTTTAATTATGTTATTTGCAACAAATATAAGAAGTTCTCTTTGCCACTTTTTTAAGTTATCTTCGTTAATCATTGCAACAACACGTTCTTTTTCTTTTATTGCAGTTGGGACTGTAGCGTTTCTAGCAAATGTAGACTTTCCTACATTGCTTAATCCCCCAACTAATGTAATAGAACCTAAGTACTGCCCACCTGTTTCTTTTGTAATCATATCCATATTATGATATGGAAGCCCGATCGCCAGCCCCTCATCAAGTTCTTCGATTAAATCATAAATACCATCGCATATATCATAACTTTTTACATCGCAATCTATATTTACAAATATATCATTAATAAAAGCCTCCCATTCATTATAGATTTCCTCAGCCGCCATATCACAATAATCACTTAATCTATCTCTCACAGGGCAGCCACGTTTTGCTAATTTTATAACACTATTCCACTTGCGTAATTCCTGAATATATCCATATAGATTTTCTGTATTTACATAAGCACTTGCACTTACAATGGTGTCATATCCACCATATTCTTCATATTTGCTTCTTAATTTGGGATGTTTTTCGAGATACAAACCAACTGTAATATCATCAAGTGCATTTTTCTTTTCAATTTTTACTATATCATTTGCAATAGTCCAATACACACGCCAAATATTATTATGAAATTCTTCCAATGTTAAATTGGTTTCAAATATTGAATCTGGCTTTTTATATAAAATACTTACCACATTAGCTTCGCAAGCTTCTTTATATTCATTTATCTTCTTTACTGTCTCAATTAGCTCCTGTTCAAATGGAGTTATCTTGTTGCCTTTTGTAACATTTTTCGTTGCTATTGTCCTCGCCGCCTTACCATAACTCATTTAATCGTTCATTCTTTAGGTCTTCTGTTTTTTTCTGATATGTACCACCGTTATGAGAAAGAATATCCGTGTCCATATTCTGAATGCTTTCTTGCGTCTTTTCTGCGTTCTTTAATTTCATATATATATTGGGAATATCATTTTCAATAATTTTACATATATATCTCATTTGAGAAATCTCATTAGTAAAATTTTTCCCTTGTATGCTATTTAATATTTTATTTTTGTTTATTTGAAATGCAATGAGGACAGATTTAATTGGATACTTACTTTCTCCGTTATATTCTCTATGTCCAAAATCTTTGCCATTTACAAGACCTCTTAGTTGCAAACAGGATGCTTGTTTTAATTTTTGATTTTCATCATATTTGAAAATTTCTCTTTCTATATATTTACATAAATCAAAAAATTCTTGATTTTTATTTTCCTTTTTTCTTATTTCTCTCATAAAAATCCACCTCCTATTTCATGGGGACAACATATATCGTGCATGTTGTCCCCATATAGAATTTTACGAAATAAGTTCTAATACTATTTCAGCATCTTCAACCTTACTAATTGTTGTCGGATTTTCATATCCAAGTTCTTTTGTCTTGGCAATAATAGGCTTAATCTTGTCCATATCGGACTTATTATTTTTAATATAATCTGTAATTTGTGTAACTACATCTTCAAGTTTTTTGGTTTCTTTTTTTACCTGCTCTGCTTTCGCTACTTCTTTCAACTTTTTTGCTGTTTCTAATTCTTGCTCAGCCTTTGATTGTTCAAAAGTTTTGCCTGACTTAGATTGTTCTGCTTTAATTGCATCGGTAATCGCTTTTATAAGTGCGTCTGGAGTAAATTCAATTTCAGGAACAATATCTGCGAAGCGACTTTTGCTATCAATACAATAAGAATCATCTCTAAAAGTAATCTTTCTGCTTTCTTTAGCAACTACGCCTTTCATCTTTTCATTGCCTTTATTGTCTTTTTTGCCTGTTTTTTGCTGAACAATTTCTCTATCAATGGAAGCCACTCCCAAAAAATGAAGCTTTGTTTTTATTGCATTAAAATCTCTTATTGACATGTTTGTTGTCAACAAACGATACTTTTGGTCAGTAAACATATCTTCTTGGTCACGTCGTTTAACATGTCCAATAATGATAAATGAAACACCAACTCTTTTTAAATTCCATAACTTTTCTAAAACCATATCTACAGCTTTGTCTTCGCCAGCCATATAGCCACCAAAAGCAGCCTTAATTGATTTGACTGGTTTGTCGGGATTTTCACGGTTATGCATTTCAATAACCTCTGCTTTTGCGATATTAATCAATTGGTCATATGTATCAATGACAACCGTTCTCAACAATGGATATTCTGTAGTTTTATTATCAATGATATCATCAACCACATCTTCGAAACCAATAGAATGTTCTATCTCATCATAGTCGGCAGACCATTCACGGCAATTAATATAATTAATACCTTGAATTGCGTCTGCACCATCTTCCTTGCCGCATTCCAAAAACAAATAACCATCATTTGAACCCGTAAGTTTTTCACACATTTCCTTAATAATTGTCGTTTTACCAATTCCACTTTCTCCAATCAAGCCAATATTATAAGCCAATGGATCAATTTTAACTACATTTTTTATTCCGTATGCCATATAAAAATCTCCTTTGTTTAATTTATTTTGAGGTCGCATTTTACGACCTCATTTATATTTTTTATTCGTACTTATATTTATATTTACAGTCTATTTAACCAATCGTTGTCATCGTTAGATGTACTTTCATTTTCATCTGAATCTGTATCATCATCTATCTCATCTTCATAATCCTCATCTTCTGTGCTATACATAAAATTAGGAATTAAGTCTTCTTCTTCGTATTTTCTTTCAAACTTCTGAATAACAGGAGTTTTGTTGCCCTCTTTATCTTCGACTAGTTTAATAACTGGCTTTCGAATAACCATTCTTTTTTCTCGTCCAGAATTTGCAGTACACTTTGCAAGCGCCTCTTCAAGCGTAAATACATTGATTGCAATAAGTGCTTTAATATCATCGGGAAGATCGTCTTCTGTTGCTGTGACTAAAGCACCACCCTCAATAAGATCTCCTTCAAAAGTCACTTCTGTAACATCTTTTCTAACCTTAAATATCTTATCTATGACTTTTTGTGCAATGTCAGGTGTTGATAAATCAAGCTCGAATTCAAATGTCTTATTATACGGAATATTAGCTCTTACTTCCTTACCTTTGTATTCCTTAATATAGTCCAACACCTTTGCATAGATTGGAAGAATGCCGGTTGTCTTATCTACCTTGCCGAGACTATCTTTTGTTAATAGCATTGTCTGTGTGAATTTAGCACAATACTTACTTGAGTCATTAACTTTAGAAAGAACAACGCTATTTATCTCCTTTTTAACTTGCAATTCATCATTATACATAGAATATTTCAAGTTGCCCTTTACATTAACAACCATTCCATCTTCAAGATTTTCATTAATATACGCAATCATGTCATATGGTGCTAGAAATTTCTTATAGTAAACCTTGCCACCCTTATCTCTCTCAATGCCTACAGTTAAGTAACAAAGATCACCCACAGATTCTAGAATTGTTTCATCAAATCTGTCTTCCCAATCAATAGTAAATTTATTACTAAAATCATCTTTGCCGTTTTCGTCCTTGCCATGAACATAAATAACATTATCTCTTTCTGCACCGTAACCACCCATAAGTTCTGCATATACAGTTCCACAAGTTTCACCACAGTACACACCAAGATTCAAACTGTTATAAATCCAATCGGATTGCCCAGCTTTTGCGTCTAACTTATATGTATAATCATTAATTTTTGCTTCTCCAATAAGCATAAACGAGTTAGACCAATTTTTTTTCTCTAGTATTTTCTTTGTTTTCGCCATTAAAATAAAATCCTCCTTGAAATAAAAATTAACGTAATAAAATCTATCTGAACGCCCAAATGGACGGAACATAGAATTAAATTTATGTGAACTATATGAACAGTGGTTTATGGACACAGATTGTCCAAGGGTATGCTAATTCCCACCCAAACAAAATGATAAAAATAATACTTGATATTTCTGCAAAAATATGTTAAAATATAAAAATACAGAGTAATGGTATATCCCATTATGAAGTATCCTTTTATATAGACAATCAACGCCTCGACCAAAATTTGTTGATTGTCTATTTTTATATACCATATATAGTAGTCGACATTATCTTAAAACCACCATATATAGTTTTTCTTGCCGTTGAAATTTAATTTTCATTAGGTTACTAATTTTTCGCATACTTTTGTAAAAAACAAATACATAACATCTATGTCACATTCATTCTTTGCAATAAGCGTTGAAACCAAATTAAACCCATAATCTGAATATTGATTTAACACTTCTTCTAATTCGCCAGTACAATAATTACTAACTTTACAACAAGTATTGTATACTTTCAATCTATCACCTCTATAATCTTATCCCTACTTATAGTTTTCCAATTAGACCTTACGAACATTTTCATCATGACGCCCTATCTTATGACTCTAATATCCATCCTGTTCTAATTTCTTCTAGTGTTCTCGGTGTATAATCCATATACTTCATCATCGCACCGACGTTGTACATATGACAAGGTTTATCATATAATGCTCCCATTTCATATCTAAAATGTTGTATCATATTTTCTTCAAAACTATTATGTACGTGCCCGTAAAGATGTATCCAATCATAGTAATGATTTTTGAAACATGGCATCGGATAGTGACATAAAACAACTGAAATTTCATTGTCAATTTTTAGTTCCTTGTAATCTACAACCTCGACAAATAAGTTGTATAATTCTTTGTTTTTTAATATTCTATTGTCATGATTTCCTTGAATTAAATGTATGCGACCTTTTAACTGTTTGAAAATTTCAATAGTTTTGGTGGCATTGTGCCAACTAATATCACCCAAGACATATACATCGTCATTATCATTAACTTTATTATTCCAATTATCAATAATTGTTTTGTCATGTTCTTCTATATTGATAAATGGACGATTATCAAACTTTAAAACATTCTTATGACCCAAATGTAAATCCGAAATAAAATAATTCATACTTACTTATTCTCCTTTAACAATCCACTCTTAACTAAATGCTGACGGACAATTTCTATAATTTGTTCTTCCAAGAATTCATCAACATTATCTTGATCTCTAACATAATCCAATTCATCATTGATAAAATCTTCTATTATAGAAGTAAAGTCCATATCCTCAATTGTTTTTACAATTTTCTTATGAATAAGTTCTTTATGTTCTTTTGTAAGAAATTCTTTAATATCATTCATATCAATATATTCTCCTTCTTGATAAACTCTTTTGAACAGTTCCGTCAATTTTCTCAAATCGTCCTTGTCTAAGAGAAGGTATTTCCCAGGTGGATGTTCTTTCCTTATAGCCTGATACAAAATATCCATATACTCATCCCGAAACTTTTGTTCTCTATTAGATAACTCTTTACTCATATATTTCCTTTATCACCTCTGTATATCGCATTCATGAAAATCCATAAGTATCTTATACTTATATTCTCCGAATCTTTTTCGCCAGCGTTGTTTCGTTTTTTCACTTTCCCAACTAAACGGCAACATATGATAATTGATAAGGAAACATACGTCTAATACTTCTAAATTTTGAGGTATTCGACTCAATACAAAATACGAACCGTATGCGTGATGGTCAAAGTAATGAGCTATGCCAAGATCATCAAATGTTTGAGTTGACAATTTACCTAAGTCATGCATCATCGCACCGCCCAGCCAAGGATTTTCATAACCCTTTTCTTTCATTAATTTCTTAGTATTTAAACAATGCTTGTACAAATCCATTGTGTGATGAGGATTCTTTTGGTCGAAATCTCCCATATAAGCTATTTCATTAACCAAATTTCTCACATGATTTTTAAATTCATCATGAATAATAATCTTGCTCCACCCTTCCTCAATGAATGGAATTTCAAATCTTCTAATTTGCTTTTCCAACACTTCATCAGGAACAGGATGTGGTCTATTTTTATTATCTTGTTGACACCACTCAAATGGTTTCGGCATTATGTAACAAATCTTTTCTATGTCTAGTCCATTGACTTTATTAAGAATTGCTCGACGAGACTTCATTGTGATATTTGTTGCATCGGCTATCACATTATATTTATTCTCCAAACGCTTTCGGATTAATGTATGAAAAAGTTCAAACACTTCATCATTTTGAGACTGGTCTCCGACTTCGCCGGTTAATTGTTCTCGTATCATATCAGTTGATATAACAACTGTATCAGGATTATCATTTACAATCTGTTTGGCAATGGTAGATTTACCACTTCCGGACAAACCACACATAACATATAGTTTTGGTTTACTCATTCCTACACACCTCATTTTTTATACTGAATGTAATTAAGTTTGTCATCACCTTTTCCATAACATCTTTTGCCTCAGTATTAATCTCCAATGGATTATTCTCCATATACTCTTGTTTATATTGTTTAATCCACTCACACGTTTCTTTTGCTAAATTTTTCGAATATTCTAATTCATAATGATAATTAGATTTAATATCGAGCAACATATCCTTATTTTTAGGGATTAGAATAGTACGGTAACTTTCGCCATTACAATATCTTTCGATAAAATCTTTCAAACGTAAAATATGATGTAATTGTTTGGGGTCACAACCATATTTCTCAATCTTATCTACGATACTTGGATACGGATATGTAAGAGCTTTGTACTTTTCAAATGCCATTCCGCACATACAATTAACACTTGCGTAATTGTTGTACCTTGCAATTTTTTCGGCATTATCAAGCATAGGTGCGAATAGTTCTTCATAAATTGGATTTAAAATATAATATTGAGTAAACAAAAGTTCAACAAAGTTAATATTTTGTTTCTTAAAACACTCAAACATTTTACGAATATCTTTTACATCACATAAGCAACCATTCCCCATATCAAGTGTCGTACTTACAGGTTGACGATTAAACACAATATCGTTTAATGTAGGAAGAATTATTGCTTTTGAATCGACATCTGAACCAGAGTAATCCAACTCATAATTTTGTGAACCGTATAAAAATACACCAACAACATTGTAGCCTAACGATATAAGTTTGTCATAATGTTGTTGAATTTGATTTTGCACTTCTTGTTTAAACATCCTTCAATTCCTCCTTGAAGAGCATAGAATAATCGTCTACTCCCATTTCCTTTAATTTTTTATATCGAGGTGACTTTTTGTTGCCACTTTTTAAAACATTGATATCATGACCATAATATAATTCTCTACAATATACTTGATACTCCTTAGGAACATTTTCTGAAACATATATCATAAAATCTTTCTTATTGGTTTTGGGAGCAGTATCATAGTATTGTTTTATATTTTTTGTGGTCTCAGTAATATACTTCATAACAACGGTTGCTATCTTCTTAACATTTTCATGATAAGCCTTTGGTAATTTCGATAGCAAATCATCATAACAACTGTCAGCGATAGAAGAAATCACTAAATTAATAGACGATAACTTAGATAATACTTTATGAATATGCACATAATCATTGTATTTTAATTTAACCTTATAACCGTCAATATTGATTACAAAACCTTCCGCTTCATCAGATGACTTATCGTCTAATTCGGTCATAACATCATCCAAGGTCTTGTTGAAGATTTCTGTTGTTGGAATATTGTATAATTTTGCGAATTTGAGAATTGATTCATATGAATATTCTTCGCCGGTCAAATTACTTCTCATGCCGATAAGATATAATCCTTCTTGCTCTTTTGTGTATTTAACGACATGTGTATCTTTTAATGAAATGTACTCAAAAATAAAAGTGATATTGGGATATTCTCGTAACATTCGTTCATAACCAGGTAACTGATATATCATCTTATAACCATCTTGTAATCTCCATGAAGTATTTGGATTAATAGATTGACTGCCTGCCATTATAATTTGACCATTATACCAAGTAGCTGACTGCATAGAACCGTCCAACTTATTTGAAAATTCAACTGTTTTTGCATTGCCAATCCTACTTTGTATATTCTCCAAACTTGTTTCTTCGAGTTCGTTAATATTAAAGAATTTAGCAAATGGACACAAAACTATTTTGTCATTTACTATATCAATTACTATACTTCTACATTCACGATAAAATCCATCATATATACTCCATAATTCCTCACCGGAATTATCAACTTCTCCATTGTAGATATCGCTATATTGACCGTATCTCAAAAGAAGAAACTGTCCGTTTTGGTTTAGTTCTAATCTTGAAAGTAAGTCTGTATATTCAGGATATTGATTTATGGGGTCAATGTTATTTAAACATTCGACCCATAGTTCCAAACAGGTTTTCTTCCCGTCCATGTCATATGTAACATATCCCATTCTTTTATGAAACTCATTTTTTATTTCAATGAATTTATTCATTACTGGATTCCAACTCATTAAACAGCCTCCTCAATAATCCTCTTGGTCTTGGGTTACTCCACCAACCCGACACAAAATCATAATTATCTTTATCATGAGTATAATGACCTCTATACGTTTTTAATTCGGGAGCAAGCCTATCTATTACTTTGTTATATTCAATATGGTCAAATGGAGCTCTTATATCATAATCGTCTTTTGTACTTATATCAAAACGAATATCGTCTAAGTCGGATTCTTGAGCGTTATACTTCATATACTTGACTGCCTGATGCTCTCCCCAATTTATTAACCCATCTTCTAATTCATTTAAAGTAATAAATCGTTCAGATTCATCATATATAGAAATTTTATCGGAATGTATGGATAAAAATTCTTTCATTTCTTCAACGGAAGTATATGCGTCGTTGTGTTGATTAAACAAAGGCTTCCATCCACCACTTCTACGTCCAATACAAATTTCATAGCCAAAACAAGGTTCGTCCACAAGTCTATACTCATTAAAGAAATACTTCTCAACAAATTCCTTGTTTTGTGTATGTATGTAATATTTTGTACTCACTATATTTTCTACCCTTCTACCTATACATTCTCCGTTTCATCCGATGAAAAGTTTATTTACTTATACAAATTTAACACCTAATTTTGCACTTGCCTTTGCCACATTCCTAAAAAGTTCATCTACTACATCATATTTCATTTGACGAATTTCAGAATTAACCATGTCTTGAAGAATTTTTATAAACAATCTATTGCTTGCTAGGAATAAACCTATCTCCTCATTATATGTATCATCTTTATGGCAACAAGCCTCTGCTTTATATTTCCCACTTCGTACTTGAATCTTTTTGCCATCGGTTCTGTATTCATAAACAAATGCATAAAATCTTCCATCATTGTTGAAGTAATTCCCACCATTTTTCTTTCTCCATTCGCTCCACTTGTGAACTTCATCAAAATATTCTGCACACACATCTTCTGAGATACAGCCTTCATATTTATTTTTGTATCTAAAAGAAATTATGCCGTCTTCTGACACATCAGTCACTTCGCATATTGCACCAATATGTCTAAGTGTACCTATTCCCTTTTTCAATTTTATCTTATCGCCCTTCATCATGTCGCAACACTCTCCCTTTGAAACATTGTTTTCATCTATTTATATTCTCCGAATCAAAACCGGAATCACCCAGCTTTTTATCGACTGTTCTATCAAAATCTGTAGAAAGAAATTGAAGAAATTCTTGTTTTGCTTGTATAATATTTCTCGCATCTACTCGGTAGGTTACATTTATTTTCAAAATATATGCTCCATCGCCTGTATATATAATATCCATAACATTACTCCTTTTCGGTTGTAATAATTGCACCATCACCATAACTCCACGACACATTGAATGAAGTCATATTATCCATATTAATCTTTTCACCACGATGTATAATCATTGGCATTTCACCTATGTTACTCATTTTTTTAGATGGTATAAGAACGATCGAATCGTATACTCTCCCATTTTCAAACTTATTTTTGATAAGGCAATCAACTTGTTCTTCAAGTAACTTTACTCTATCTGAATCTTCTGGCTTATTAAACATCTTGTCATACATATTTTTTACTAATATATTTATACTTTTTACATTCATCAGTATCGTAAAACCTGATCTTTTATATATCTAATATCATCAATAAATCTCATACTATTATATTCTCCCTGTCTCAAATCCAATTTGGATAAAACTTCATATGTCTTTTCCTACATCATTTCTCCGACTTAATTTGTTCAAACATTTCATCAACAGAATCTAACAAATTATATCTTTTGTCAAACGCAGCCGTTGAACTCTTTGCAAATTTTCGTTCTACCATGTCGATATAATAGGTCATTGTACCATCGTCACCCATATAGAACTCATTCCATTCTTCGTCCGTCATTAATCTTCGCGCATTTAATTGTTCAATGGCTAAATTATCAAAACTAACAACATTAAACTTTTCAATAATATTAGAAAGATTTTCATACAACCAGCTTTGTCTAATTTCAATATTCTTATGATCTATATCATAAAAATCATCACCACGTCTTAAATGTTTGTATCCCAAAATCAAAATCTTCAAATTATTATTCTCCAATGTTTGTATATCGGATGGCTTTAACACACCATTGATTACATGAATGACTGCATTAGGATATTGTTTGACGAGTTTAATAAAATTTTCTGTTGGAGTTACAAGTGAAACTCCCAAACCATATATGAGCTTTTCGTCTACAAGTTTCTTTATTAGCACTTGTTTCTTCTCAAAATGAATCTGATTTACCGTCATATTTACAATGACTTTTCTATCCTTTAGTTTTTGTAAAAATGGAATTAAATCAGGATGACTTGTGGCATCTCCGCCGCCGAGTGCAACTTCTTGATATGGATGCAAGGTATCAACGAATTTTTCATTCATAATATCACCGAACTTACCGTCTGTTGTACTTCCTTCATGACAGAACGGGCAGCCCATATCACAATAATTTGTTATTTTTATATCCATATTTTCTGCAAAGGCAGCCTGAAATTCATCATCATTTGTTTCTCTTATTTTTGTTCCATCTTCAAATATAGCAGTTCTAAAATTTCCATTCTTGTAACTCCCTAAAATTTTCATTTTTACCTCCCAAATATCCTTCATACTTTTCATTCACTATAATGTTTTGACTCTTAATCAACCATCATATCCGTATTTTCCGAACGCAACAACTCGGTCTCCACTTTTGGTTGTATATTTACCTACGAAAGTTTCAAGTTCATAGTCATTATTCCATTCATCATAAGTTTTCGCATCTTCATTTATAAGATCATTCTCTTTTGCATATTTTGTATAATATCTTTCTTTCGCAGTCTCTGATAATTCTGACCAATCTTTTGAATACTCATCTTTATTATCCTCATACTCTTGAGCTGCATATTCCTTATCTTTATTTGATAGTTCACTTGCTTTTACGAAGGTTTCGCCATCCTCATCGAATAGGACTTTACCATTCTTCCATTGTTCAAATTCTTCCTCACTACACATTGTTAATGAATGGGTACTTGATGAATTGGTTTCAAATATATTTCTTCTAATTTGTCTTTTCATTTTCTCTACCTCTTAGTTATCTATTCTCTGTCTGTGTAAATTGAGTTACCTCTTTTAAATCAACATATCTATCAATGTAATCAAGAAGCTTATCTTTATTTTCTTCTTTTGTAAATTCCCCTACATATTCAATAGAATCTACATCTATACAATTAATCATTTCATTAATGTCCAAATCTAAAATACCAGCTATTTCTTCTATTTGTTTTGGAGATAAAAACAATCTTCCGTCTAAAATTTTTCCGATATCTTTTGTAGAATATCCGCTTTCTTCAGCCAACGATTGAATGCTCTTATTCTGTTCCATCATTTTTAGTTTAATGAAACTTCCTATTTTGTGAAAATCATTCATAATTTACTCCTAAATTCTTCCTTTGAAATGTTTCTTTCAATCAATACTCTTTACACTTTTGATAACCTATTTTCTGCCCACTCACATTGATTCTTAGAAATTTCACTTCCTATGTAATTTATACTCAACTCTTTACAAGCAACAGCCGTTGTTCCCGTTCCCATAAATGGATCATATACAATTCCATCCTTGCAACCATATATGTTTAAAAGTTGTTTACATAAATCACTTGAATAAGTTGCTTTATTGTATGGACATGAACCATCATTATTTTTGGCTTCAATGAAATTAAAAATATTACCATACGAAGCTTGTCCCGTTTTTCTATGGCTCACAATAGGCTTGTTGCAATAGAACGTATCAATTTGGTCTTTTTTACAAAACACAAATACAAATTCAGTAATTCTGGTAAGTTTATTAGGACTACAATTGTTTGGCATTGCAGAACTTTTCTTCCATGTAATTACATCAGCAATTGTGAATGGAGTTTGTGTGATAATTGTATTTATAGCTTTAAACATTCCATCTCTATTGTTATTTCCATAAGAAAGATTATATAAAACAGTTCCATGTTGATTTAAAATTCTATCAAATTCCAAAAATAATTTATGAGTAAAATTACAATATTCTTCATCAGTCATATTGTCTACATGTGTATCATATCTCAAATAAGGAAATTTACTTGAAGCATTATTTGACTTCATAAGAGTATTTGATTTACATTGCTTTTTATTCGTGTTATAAAATGGAGAGGTTAATATGTTTGCACATAATTCACTGGACATTCTCTCCATGGTTTTAAAACAATCTTCATTATATATCCGATTTAATTCCATACTGTTTTAGGAGTAAACTATAGTTTTTAGTGCGCACAAACCTCTTACTCCTTTCATATTTTATAATTTAAAATTGAATTATCGGGCGAATAGCCCAAAGACGTAGTAAATACTACACAAAATTATTCTCTATTTAAAAATCAAAATGAAAGCAAAATTTCAAACTTAAATATATACTCTTTTGCCTTTTACTTTAATATACCTCCCTTTTGTGTTAAAATAACAATCCTTTAGAACTGTTTGTTCTATTATATAACCACCTGTATATTTTAAATAAACAGAATCGCCAAAGTCTTTAACCACCGTACCATCAGGAATATCAAACGGTGTCTCTTTTATATATTTTTCAATACATTTTGAACAATACTTCACTGTTTCCAAATCAATAATCAAAACATCTTTTTTTCCTAAAGAGTGTCCACAATTTTCACAAAACAATTCAGCTTCTCGATCCAGAAATTTTGATTGCGGACATTCTTTATATTTTCTTTTACTTTTATCTAATTTGTTTTTCGCTCTATCACATAACAAACTCATAATAATTCCTCCTTATAATTAAACCCAATCATCTTCATTGAATATAATTGTATTCATATATACATTCTCTTTTTATTTAAACTTAAATAAAACTTTAGCAAATTGAATTGGCTGTATAATTTCTGCTCCACATTGAGAGCAATATAATTTTTTAGGAATATCTGTAATCACTTGATAGCTTCCTTCTGTTAAATTATCACAACATGGACAACAAATTTTTATATATGGTTTTCCTCCGAGATCGAAACATGTTTTTATTAATTCATATTTTTCGTCTCTATCTTTTGTATCTTTAACCATTACAATATTCTCCTTGAAATCAGGTTTTCATTCTTTTGTCTCTATAACTGTCACCGTGCCTTGAATGATTCCCAAGTTAGACGACTCTTTAAATGTATGCGTCTCTGCAACATCATCCTTTGTCATTGGACGTGTAAGATACCACAACGAATCATCTTTCCACGTTATTTCCTCTAATTTCAGATTTGGATCTAATTCAATAGTTGTAGATCCACCCCATTTTCTTGTTGTTGCTTGGCAGCCTGCCAAACTCAATGTTGCCATAATTGCCAATGCTACGCAAATTTTCTTTTTCATAAGTTTATTCTCCTTTTTATTTATTCGTCCAAAATCACTTCATATCACAATTTGCAAAATTCAAATTCCTCACCACAACTACATTGAATTGTGCCGGAAATTCCTATGCTTGTCGGAACAAAATGGTAAGTATATCTACCACCAATAAGACCGCCTGCATGGAGTCTATCTTCTAATGTTTTAAGTCCATGGGCTTCCGTGTCATGCTTTTCTTGTCATTCTTTAATCGCTTTTGCTCTCTTTCTGAAATAGGGAAGCCACGTCTCAAATCTTTTTTCATTGTGTCTAACTCTTGTTGCATTTTCTTGATTTCTTCATCTTTATTATATTCTTCTCTTAAATATTGATTTTCGTTTTCAAGTTGTTCAATTCTTAATCTGTTATTTTCGTTTATTGCCTTAATTCTATCAAGGCATTCGTCAATGCTCCCTATCATTAACATATATTATTTCTCCTTTTCTATCCTTTGAAAGTAATATTTAATCGGCATCTTCTCTCAACACTATATCTCTATATTCTTCACCGGAAATCTTGCCAAGCTTCATATCTACATAAGTAGCCAATTCATGAGTACGAATAAAATCACAATCCTGTAAACAATCTCGTATATCATCACAAGCTTTACTTGAATTATAACCTTGGCTTTCTCTTACAAGAGTATCACTCATTCTACGAGTTACATTGCGGTATTGTTCGATGATGTAAATTAGTTGCTCTTTGGACAACTTTGTTAATTGACCTAAAATATCTTCCCACATATGATTATTCTCCTAATTCTAATAACTTATTGACCAAATCTTGCAACCTTGAATTATTCGGATATTTCTTTGCCATATCTTCATAATACGTAACCGTTTTGTATTTATTGATTTCTTGTTCCAGTTCCTTTTCAATTGTAGCTTTCTTTTCTGCCGTCTCTTTTAATCTTTTTTCTTCTATATGTCTTTTGTTATACGCATCCATATTCACAACACCAATAACTTGTCCAAGTATTTCTTTATCACAATCTTCAATAGGAAAAACACGTTTAATTTCTCCAAGTACCCTTGCATTTTCATTTCCCCATCCATTCACAACGACCAACCATGAATCACATATTAGCTTTGCTTCGTCATCATACAATGCAACTGCATAATCATCGCATGCATAATCGTCAAACAAATTAACAATTGCCACTTTATTAAAATCTTTCATATTATTTACCTCCATAAATTGTGCTTTTTATACTAAATTATTAAAATATCATCTTTGTATAACTTCACTTATGACATATAATACGAGCATTGTTATAAATACTGTAAGCAATATACTATCCGCCACTTTCCTCACCCCCTTTGTCTTGAAATTAAGCTTTAATCTCCTATTTCAATTTTCTCTCCAATGTATTTCTGAACATATTCTTGAACATTCTCAGGATACGAATCTACGACATAATCTGTATCAATTGTTATTTTCGTAATAATATTCTCCGTCTTGTCCAAAAATATATTGCCAACCGTACCACCTGGAATTCGTATGTACAAAAGTCTTTGTTTCATATCCGCTTCAGTTACCAATATATAATGTCCATATTCATATTCGTCAATCATTTTCTTATCAAAACCAGCCAAATCATCAAGTTCTTTGGTTAGCTCACAATGATATTCATGAGAAAGATATTCGTTTAATTCTAAATAACAATCATATCTATGAGTTAGTTTCATATCATTTCCGCCTCCAATTTTTCTATCGTGATTTTATATTTCTCACAATCTTTTGTTTCGGTGCGTAACAGTTCATCTATAGCTAATACAACTATAGATGAATATGGAGTCTTATCAGTTTCAAATAACCATGTATCACTATATTCTCCAACGTATCCAATAAATTCTTTCTTTTCTCCTATGTTCATTTTAATTCTCCTTATTATATTGATCCCATGCATCTAACACTGTAAGAAACATCTCGCCTTTTTCAGTCAACCAGCAACCTCCGATACTGCTACCATGCTCCGTAAAGCCACGGTCGTCCAAAATGTATGCCATGAATTGTAATAAGCCCCACTGTATATCATCTTGATCATCTATATTCAATTCTGTCTTATATCTTTGTTGCACTTCATCATAATCACACTTGTTGTCCTTCCAATCTTTTCGAATATGAAGATATTTGCGTATGACATCTAATGTGTCATTAGGACAACCGCAACCGCACAATCTTAATACGTCATATGAATAATAGTCTATTAATGGGTCGATTAGAGATTCTTCATACCATTCTTCTCTATTACCAACTATAACCTCATTCTCCAAGGAAAGATTAGATTCTTTTTTTATAATCTTTTCTGCAATTTCACTCAATAACATATTTTGTTTTCACCCTTTCATATATTGCTTAATTTCTTCATTCGTTGCAATCTTCACTTCACTAAGCAAATATTCTCCACACCAACTTTCTTTATAACCCGAAACCATAACCACATCTTCTTCATCCTCCTCTGTTACGCATTGATAACAAGCTACTGTACCCAATCTCTTTGTATTTCCTACTTGAACAACAACAAATGTTCCTGTATTGATTGGGAATGTTTTTGTAAAACTCATAATGATACTTCCTTTCGTGGATATTCCCCTATGGATACCAAATACAAAATATATAAACAATCAGCCACATCGTGTATTTTTTCAATGAGATCTCCATGAGATGAATATATCTCAAAATTATCGACATCCATAATGCGTACAGTCAGGTATGAATGTGTTGAGCCTTGATAATCATAACCACAGTCAATTTTTATTTCTTCCATAATAGAAATTCTCCATTAAAACAACATTTTAACTTATAAGATTAAACTTGCGGTGAGTATTGAAAGGATGGCATAAGTTGTAACTTAAATAAATTCTTTTCGTGCATTGAGTCAATTTTATTTTTTATATCTTTATTGTCAATTTCACCGGTTCTTATATATTTATCTAAAATATCATATGTAAAACCAAGATTATCCTCGTCAGTTTTTCCACAAAGACCATCAATAGGAGTTTTATTTACTAATTCAGATGGGAGTCCTAATTCACGACCAATAGCTTTAACTTCTGAAACTGTAAGTTGTGATAGTGGGCTAAAATCTCCGGCGGCATCTCCATATCGTGTTGCATAACCAACCCAATCTTCTGAAAGATTACATGTATTAGCAACACGCCCATTTACTGATTGTGAAATTGCATATAGCGTTGCCATTCTAATACGCGCCGGAAGATTTGTTATAGTTTGCTTACTAATCTGAATATCATCTGCCTTAAAGTGAATATTATTTAATAATTCATCAATAGCGGCACCGACATCAACTGTATAATTTTTAATGTCCAAATAATCACATAGTGAATGAGAATATCTAATATCATCCTGAATATGATTTGGCATAAGTACACCAATAACTCTATCTTTTCCCAACGCCTCTACACATAATGTAGCTACGACACTTGAATCTTTACCTCCTGAGATGCCAACTACTGCATTACAATCCTTACCATTCTTATCAAACCAATCTCTAATCCACTGCACTACTTCGTTCTTTACTGTCTTTGCATCAAAATTACTCATTTCTTAACACCTCTCTAAATTTTGAGAAAATAATATTATCTCGAAATTCTTTTATCATCCTTTATCCAACCTCCACAATTCAACTTCGCAGTCCACGAAAATATCTTCAATCATTTTATAAACATCCGCCCAATTAGCTCCGCCTCTACAACAGCCTATTTTATACGGCATTGCAATTTTGCTCATATAATTATTATTCTTTTCATGAAGCAATTCATAAAGTTTTGTAAAACATTCTCTTAATGCATTAATATCGGTATATTGTTTTCCATCATATCCATAATTGCTTTGTGCAAACATATTACAAACAAATTTTTCATTTAGCGGAATAGCAATACTTCCAGAATCAAAGTCGTTCCATTTACTATTTATTGGAACAATTTGGATTTTACCAAGCATATCATCTGAACAAGCCTTCAAATATTCGTTATATACATTGGGATATTTCTTTTTAACTTGTAAAGCCACACCAGAACCCATTCTTTTTTGACAGTTTACTTGATGCACGATGATTCTTGCATTAGATCGAAATAAATCTCCGTCAATAATTTTAATCATTTGTTCCTCCATACATTCTATTTCTAATATCCATAAAGGTATCTTCTTTTACCAATTCTCCGTTTTTAAAAACAGGTGTCAATAAACTATCATCACTTATATCAAGCAACTGATCCTGACACTTCAATTCACCATTTTTTTCATAAACTTTACAACAACCTTTATGAGATTTCTTTAGATGACTTGTATCTGTCTTTGGGTCTTTGAAAATCATTAATTTCTTACCATCAATTACTCCATAAGTTGCTTTCATAGCAATTCCAAAAGTATCTCTCGTAGCAACTATCATCTTTCCATTCTCCATAATTGCCGTAAAACAAAAAGCTCCTACACCATAAGCAATATTATTGGCTGCAAATCCACGTTTCTCCAACTCTCTCCAAATTGTTTCTACATTAGAAAGGGTACAGCCATCACCGTAAATGATTCCTATATGAGGGTTTAACTCTTTATATCCTTTACTATTTATAGAGCCACCAAAGATATCCCATAGTCTTTCAACTGTTTTAACTGAAATTTCTACAATATCACCACTATCAGGACGAACCAGAAGTTTACCATTATGATTCATAATTTCTTCTTTACATTGCGGAAGAATATTATTTATCATATTCCAATAATCATATGTATCTGAGACCATACTAAATGATGTATTTGGATAAAGTTCAGTCAAAAGTCTCTTCACGAATGTAATTTCATCTCCGTCAATAGAGAAATTTGCACCCATAACAGAATGTTCTGTCGATACAGCACCTAATCCAATTCCGTTCTTTTTACAATCAGCATTATAATATTTATCTATATAGTTAATCGCCGGAATTGTTGATGTTTTATTGAACGAAAGTAGCCACGAAGCTGAACATCTTACAGCTTCATCCATACAAGACATTCCTCTCATACCAAAGTCCGCACAAGCCACGTCTCCCGACAATCCATCAGTTGTTTTATCGTACCAATAATCCGCAATCTCTCGATACATATGACCGATTGTTGCATGGCAACAAGGTTTCCATAGTTCAACCTGTAGGATACATTCAATCCACTGTACAAGCCAAGCAAAATCATCATTTGTATTTGTAATCTCAATGCATGGAACTCCCATTGGTACAAGTGTTCCTTCTGACAAAGCTCTTATCTCTAGTGGTAAATATCCTAATCTATGCAATTGGACAATCTTGTCTAAATCATAATTGTCCTTACCAATCTGTATATCCATTGAATCAGTGTAAAGAGACACCATTTCATCTTCTGGCAAATCGAAGAAATTTTCTTGGAAATATCCCATTAAATATTCTTTGATAAATGCCTGTAATCCAAAGAAAACCATCTTGTTTCTGTTCTCTAACATTGATCTTCGAGGCACCCAATATGATACTAGCTTAGTTAATCCTTTGGGATACATTCGCGAGTGGCACTGTTTATAAGTGTCTGATAGTAGCAACGCCATTGTATTATTCATAATTCTTCGACCTCCATAACTGTTATTTTTTCATGATTACCCTTAAACAAACTATTTGTCGTAAACAGTCTGTTCACAGTATTATTCTCCAAAGATTTAATTAAAGTACCTTTTTCTTTGTCAAGAATTGAGTTTTCTGTATGTGTAGCATATGCGTAAATTTCTTTTACACCATTTTTCTTCAATTCTTCTGCACTATAATACAGCGAGCCACCATAAGCAATAATGTCATCAATCATTAACACGGCTTTATCATCTAAATCAATTCCATTCGTTCTGATGTCTAATCCGAGAATTTTACCAGTTTTCCAATCTCGTTTCTTTTCTCCATAACAGTATTGAAGTTCAGGAAATAAATCAGAATATCTTTTTGCCGCCCCTGCATCTGGGAAATAAAGAACAAGATTTCTCTCTCCAATTTTTGCAATTGCCTGTTCAATATATTCCTTTGGATTTTCCTTAAAACAATTATTAAGCAATGCCGTAGAAACATCACTATGAGCATCTAAGACATAGACACCCGAAAAGTTTAACCCGTTAATAAATTCACAAAAATATCTTAGAGTAAATACTTCGTCATTATTTTTAACTCTATCCATTCGAGCATTTGGAATATATGGAAGATTCAAATAGTAATTCACATTTGTTTTAAATCTTTCGAGATGTTTCTTTATCAACATTAAATAAAACATCTCATCATTGCTTTCATATATCCAATCAAGCCAAATACAAGGCGAACCGTCATAATCATATTCTTCGATACTATTCACATCAATATTTATTCTTGGTGTTCCATCAGGGAATTTATTAATTGTTACAATATCTCCATTAATTTTAATCATATTTATTCTCCAATCTTTCTGTACTCTGTATAAACTTCATTTTCGCAATAGTATAAATTGTAATCATTTTGCTCAATATACCACCAACGCTTTTGGTGTCCTTCTTTTAAATATTCTCTACAATAATCAGTTTCTTCATAGTGATTATCCATCATTTGTCTAAAACTTAATTCATCAATATTATCTGAATCATGACAATAAGTTGCAATCTTATCTATTAAATCTTTTGTAAACCGTTCTGTAACTACAAAAACAACTCTGACAATCTGCCCACTATGATTCCGTTTGATTGTTTTTAATTGCTCGAAATCATGTAAATGATATACTACTCTCTCAAAAAACAGATAAGGAACTCCATCTACATTCGGCATGCTTGTATGCAATTCAATATTGATACCCTCTGTTATTTCAAAAAATCTCTTGTACCAATCAATGTGATTTTCAAAATTCCATAATGGATCTCCTCCACCAGAGATAGAGACCCAATTACACTTATTATCTTCTATCTTTTTCTTTAACAAATTCAACCCATCAAGTGTAGTCTTAGGAATATGAAGATTATTGTTTTTTACAATACAATATGGGCATGAATAATGACACCCAAAATTGGTTATTACACTCATATACTTGTCCATATTTATTCTCCAATTACATTAATCTGACAACTCTTCATAACTTCCATCGCAGCCTTATGTTTGTCTGGTGTAACTCCGGCACAACAAGAAGCATCTACTGTTATTTCTGTATTAGGAAACGCACTTCTCAACATTAGTGCATTTGATACCACACATATGTCTGAACATAATCCTACTATTTCTATTGAACCTTTGACTCCCTTGTCCAATATTTTTGCTATCTGGTCTACAAGTTTCATTGAACCAAATATTTCTTTTTCTATAAAAGCATAATTTTTAGATTTTAATGCATTTCTTATAAATGAATTTATCAACCAACCCTCGGTATTTGCAATACAATGCTCTACCGGCAAATGTCTTCCTTCCAAAGTTTCAAGATAATTATCTGAATGAGTATCTTGAGTTACAAAAATTTGTCCTCCAAATTCTATAATTTTTTCACAAACAGGCTCAACAATATTTCGTGCTTCCTCTGTACCAAGTGATCCATCTATAAAGTCATTTTGCATATCTACTACAACTAATATCTTTTCCATATTATATATCCTTTCTTTTATACTACATATTGTATTTAATTGTTTATCTAATCACTATATATTGATTATCTTTTGCATTGAAACTGCCGTTTCAATTAGTTCTGTATATATTGAAAAATTGTTGGCTTATCACAGTATTCATCTATAACTTGCATAACTGCCTGTCTTGTCCAATTATTCTCACAACACTTGGCAAACCATTGCTCCAGCCTTTCAATATCATCACTCCCACCATAATCTCTCAAATCTCCGAATACCGAAACTGTAGTAGATGCCATCTCATTTTTAATAGGATTATGCCAAATGCTCATTTGAAGACTGCCTTCGCTACCCATTGGAAGAAACTCTTGTTGAACCCATTCGTCAGAATCATCATAATCAAAATCTGCCATCTCTCCCCAATCAACTGTTCTTCCAAACTGTTCGATAATCTCATTGTCAGAAATCTCACCTATACTGTCTATTCTAAATATTGCCGCCACATGTGTCCATCTGCTCATATATTTATTCTCCTTTTTCATATCCATTTCTAATAATTTGTAGTTCTCTCATCAAATTAGAAGTTGAGTACAAAGCTGATTCATCACTTAATTCTTTTAAATTCTGCAATGTATCTTTCAAATTTTTATCAATTTCTTTTGTATTATCAGAACATGAATAATCTCGCTCCCTCATTTCTGCTGTTGCTGTCACTTTCCAAAATAATGAACAAGCCACTTTCTTGACACTATAATTTACAGGACATTTATCGTAAACTTGAATGTCGGCAACTGATATTGCTTGTGTCCCATACTTTGTTCTACATAAGATAATATCGCCAGGTTCAATCACTTTAACAAACTTATCCCAATTGTATTTTTTATCATGAGGAATTCGCCAAACATACACTTTATCGCTACCATTAACGTGCTTACCATAGATATAAGTCGTTGGATAATCTCTATAAGTAGATTTTACCTTGACTTCAACTTCCTCTATATTATTCTCCTTATAAACGAGATACATAATATATCCATCAATCAGAATATCTTTTGAAGAAAGTACAATATCTCGGTCAGCTTTTTCGAATACATCAAAATAATCTCTACATTTCTGTAGTTTTCTTTCGGACACATGAGTCCTTGCAAAAGCATCCGAAATCTTTATATCTGATAGTTTCATAGTTTTTGTTATCATAACAATATTCTCCTTTGTGTTTAATTTTCGGCAATCGAAAGGTTCAGTTTTAGCTTTAATTTTTCACATATATCACAAATTTGAGAAAGAGAAAAATCATAATCACCACTTTCATATTTAGAAAGCATTTGAGGAGTTACTTCTAAATAACTTGCTATATCTTTTGAGGTCAAGCTATGTTTTAACCGATATTCCAATAATGTTGTCGAAAGTGTATATTGAATATCGTAATAGTATGATTTTGATGCACTCATATCAGCACATAATTTGTTGAGATACTCGCCAGCATTGACCAATTCTATATCATCGCTCATTTATACTACCTTATTCCCCTTACATCACAACACCAATGTTATTAATTTGTCTATTCTCACTTGTACTCTTTTGAATTTCTCCATTGATTTTACAATAGAAACTTCCACCACCATCAACTTTAATAACATCAGAAAATCCACAATCTTTAATTTTGTCGTAAATCTCTCCACTTGTAATACAATTTGAGGTCTTTGTTTCAATGTAAAAATAATAGATATAATTATCTTTGACTCCTAAAAATCCGTGGACTGTCGGTCTAACTATCGAATTATCCCAACCTTCGTCCAAATATTCTGTCGTTGCTCTTAAACCATCAATTATAATCGGAGCACCCGAAACAGCATATTTAACATCTTCATCATATAAACTGTTGTACTTATCAATAAAAACTGTATTGTCGTTACAAATAATCAACGTAGACACGTCTTTCTTTTTAAATTGGTCAGACGCATTTTGACTTGCATAGAAATAAACCTTATTATCTTTGACTTTTCGTTCCTTTAAATATTTCAAACATGGCGATGAAAGTGTGTTTTCATCTGTGTCGGCTACAAGGTTTGCCACTGGCAAAGTAAAGAAAATTCCATCCTCTTTGAAGTTTGCAAAATAACCAAGATTAAAATATGTATCTTCGTCCAAGTTGCTCTTTGATTTATCAACCAATTTAATTTGGAATCTATTTGATGGTATTCTCAACATACAAATACCATTATGCGAAACTATCTTTGTTTCATTTTTATTCAATAGTTTAGAATATCGGTTAATAATCACATTCAAATCGTCCAAGTGAACGAGTTTCTTCCTATTAAATATGTCATTCCAATATTCAATTTCGTCGTCAGGAATAACACCATCGTTCTTCAATACCTTTGTTTGCTTTTCCAATGTAATTGGATAAACTACTTTACCATCTGGGTCAAACACTTTATATCCCTGTTGCACCCTTTCTTCTGTGCATTCTTGAATAGCTTTTTGCTTGTCCGTATATGCACAAATTTGTGAACTATCCCACTTACCATTGTTCCAATTTTTACGCACTCTATAATATCCCATTTGTTCACTCTCCTTATTCTTCATCAAGACGTTGTTGGTATTCAGTAAAATACCATTCTAATTCGTCTCTAAAATTTTTAACCGCCTTTGACACTTTATCTTTCGTTGTAAAGTAAATAATATTTGGTTCTCTTCTTCGAGAGCATCTTCCTATTTCAAATAGACTGGAACGATAGTTATATGCAATAAAATATTTAATAATCCCCTCATTTTTCCAATCAGATATAGAAATAGGCTCGTCGTTTTGTGCCTGCCATTGTCTTAGTTGACGGAGTAATCTGTCTGCTCTTGCATTGTTCTCAGCAATGGTTTTATCGCTGTAATAATTGCCTACATCATAACGATTTTGGTCAAATAGGACGGTATTCTCATCTTCTATTACTAAATCTATAGTATTGACAAAATAATGCTTCTTATTGTTACATTCTTCTCTTCCCTCATACCCAGTTCTAGGTTTATCCTCAAGCAATCCCAACTTTTTTAACTGCTCAACCAGTCCCAACTCTTTCAGCTGTCCTTCCGATATTTCAGCTTGAACGGTTTTACCATTTGCATTAATCGTTACTTTCATATTAACTATCCTCCTTATTTGTTGACCTATTCTGCAATAACTGTTTCTATCTCTATATCATCTTTGTCATTACTTTTTCTTAATAGGGACGTGTTATATTCTTTGACTGCTTCAATGTAGCGAGCCAGCATTGCTTTTGCTTCTTCTGCATTAATGCACTCACGAGGTACAATACTGTCATCATATTCTTTCGCACGACCTCTTATGTTTATAAAAGCTGGTGTTAGTTCTGGGCTACTTATACTCGTAACCTTAATCCCATTAGACGCGCAAAATTTAAAATCCCCTCGTTTAATCTCGTTTCCCTGCTCCAACACTTTCATTAACAATACATTTTCGATTCTCCAAAATTTAATTTTTAACATTTTATTCTTCCTCCGCAAACTCGTCTAAATATATCTCAAACTCGTCCTCTGTTTCATCTACGAACGCATATACCGCTCTGTCCTTACCTCTTTGAGAACCACTAACAAAAATACTCTCATAACTACCTGCTTGCTTTGTGAATGTATCTTCGTCAATTTCTTCTACTTTAAAAAATCTCATTTCATTTCCTCCATTATTTCATCTACACATTTTGCACAATAACAGCCTTCAAGACCTTCTATTTTGTATAGAAAACTCATCCACATTCGATTTCATATGCCTTTATCAACACATCTTTTGCAAGAACCTTGACCTTCGCCCTCGCAACATGTAGCTTTTACTTTTTTTAAATCATTCATTTATTTTTTCCTTTCAATCTTTTTACAATCTCTGAACACTTGTTAATATAAGATCTTGTTACTCGACCACCGTTTATTTTCTTTTTATCTTTTTCGTTAATAGATACTTCAAAAACATTAGATTTGCTTATTTCTTTCATCATTAATATTCTCCTTTTTTATTTTTCATTTTTAACGCTTCTTTAAATTCTTGTTCGGTCATCTTATCGCTGTTTCCGATGTACCTTGTATATCCCTTATTAATACTTTCTCCCATTGTTTTGAAAGCATTTGACAAACCTCTAAAACTTTCAGCACATACTTCTGCACTTTGACCAAAATCGTCTATCTCCGTTGAAACAGATTTTTCGTTGCCATTACAATAATGCAAAATCAATGCAAACATTCCTGTCCCACCGGCGAAACCTATCATCATAGCCAATAGTAACATTGATACTTCTTTCATAGTTATATTCTCCTCATTTCTTTTTTGTTTTCTTCTTTAGCTTAACTTTAAGTCGTTCCATATGTTTATACTCTTTTCCGTCCCATAACCCATGCGTCAACAAATAATCTTGTCGATTACATACAAGCTCTAACAGCTTTTGATAATCTTCTACTTTCATTATTTTTCTCCTTTCTGTACCTTCCGTTACAAAATCCCTTCAATAAAGTAGCTGAAATACGTCTATACCTATAAGGACTATTCATAATATTTTGTATTTCGTTTTGAATGTTTTCGTCCTTGAGCTTATTCGCATCATCTTTTATTAACTCAAGAACAAGTCTGTTCTTTTTGTATATTTTTCTGTATCGTTCCAACTCTTGCAAATAATATCCACAGCGTTGCATAGCAACACCACTTAACTTAGTATTTTCATCTCTAAGATAATGACGAATATCGAGTATTCTCAAATCCATTTCCTTTTCAAGATACTTCATATTCTCATATTGCTTATCTAAATTAGTCAAAACTTTACCGGCGGAAACTAACACATCAGATATATCAACATTTTCCATATCTAATCTTGTTTTGCCGTAATATGTGTATGGATTTTGCTCATCTGGTAAATGTGGTTCGTTTAACAACCTTTCAATATCCATAGATATAATGTCGTTAATATTACTCTTGTCTTCTTCGCAACAATTCTCTGGTTTTTCAACGGGCATATAACCATCTGTCAATTCGACAACACGACTTCTTCTTGAATTCCCTTTCAAGAAATTTTGTACTCTTTTAGTCTTTAAGAAACCCAATGCAGCCGGGAAGGTCTCAAACGAGTTGGCTAAAGTCGGATTACCCGACCATGCCAATCGCCCATTTGGATTGGTTCTAATATATTGTTCTCCATTAGTGATTACATATATCATTGAGCATCGCCACCAATCTCTATAATGTTATGATACAAAACAGTTATATCATCTTTGTAACAATTATTCTCGTGCATATGTCCACAATACCATCCCTTGTATTGAATATTCTCTTGAATTTCTTGAAGATAGTCCGTTAATCTATCTGGTTTCAATTTATCAAAGAAACCCCTACTCATATTCATTACATCTAAAGTCTTTGTTGGTGGGCAATGTGTTATAATATAATCCACCTTATTACCGTATTTAACTAAATTTTCAATACCTTCGTCCATTTCCTTTTGGGAAGGCAATTCTTCTTGCCACCAGGATATGTGGTTTATACGAAACATTTTGCAATAATCATATTGCCATTCCGCAATTCTCGGGTCATCAGTTTCTAAAATCCCGTCACTAATATCATGAGATTGTGCTCCACCAAATGTAAAGAATGTTTTACCGTTAATAGTAAATACTTGTCCTCTCATCAAATGAATTATATGTGGGCGAATTTTATGTACCTTTCCGCCATTCCATTCTTCAACCGACAATTTCTTTAGTCGGTCAAAATTACTATGATTGCCGTCTACAAATAATGTAGTCCATGGTTGACTTTCAAGCCAATCAAGGTTATTTCTTTCAATATCCGTATCGTGCCAATAACCAAAGTCACCACACACAATGACATAATCACTTCTATTTAAACTTTGTCCTATCGGAAAACATTCAGGTTTAAACCTATTTTTCCAATCTCCATGCGTATCTCCTGTTATAAATATCATTTGTATCCCTCTCCTTTACGCCACATTCTTTTCTTGATTAAGCATATACTCAATGAAAAGTTTCTTCATATTATTATAGTTCTCTGTTTTATTGTTCGAAATTAATACACTTTCGTCTATCGTTTTTAACCATTTTTCTAACGCCATATCATAATCTTTTTCACAAGAATAATCTATCAGCTTAACTAATTCGTCGTGTGCTTTTTGTGCCAGTTCGGAATTACTTGGCAACACGTCCTCAATCATTGTTTCGTAAAATTCTATATCTTCTTGCTCAATTCCTTCTAATATATTATTCTCTATTTCCTGTACACTGTTTTGAGTATTGTTGCAAACATCACTTTCAATATTTTCTTCTTTAATAATATTTTTATTTTCAGTTGTCATTTTAACATTTTCTTCATTTGACAATGCATCATTATCTTCAATACCCAAAAATTCTTTCATTAAATATAGAATATGGTCTACTTTGTTTTTAATAACCTTCTTATCTTTAGTGCTTTTGTTTTCATCGAGTTCTTCCCAAGTAACGCCATTCACTTCTTTGTTTCTCATGCTCTCAAAAGCATTTAAAAATTCTCCAAAATTCTTATCATCTAAGCCAAGCTTATCAAATTTATCAAATGCCATTATCCATACCACTGTATCTTTTAATGTGAATAAATCTGCTACTTTTCTATTTTCAAGTTTATCTGAATATGGAGCAATCCTGTTAAAATACTGTTCAATTTGTTGATATTCTTCCATTGTAGAATTGAAGTTCAAATAATCACATATTTTCTTAGGAGCTTTTTTCCAATTATCAAAATGATACACACCCATAACACACTCTGAAATAACTCTTTCCCATATTCCGTCATTCTTTTGTTTTTCTGTTAAAATTGTACCGTCTTTCAAAAATTCATTGGTATTTTTTATTTTTCTTATTTCTTTTGCAAAATTTCCTACATACGTAAGGGCTTTCTGTGAAGCATTCATTGCAATGTGATTATTATAAATGTTAACAAGTGTGGGTAAATCTCCTTGTTCACAATTTTGATAAATTGTTACCGCTAACTGACCTTTGTTCAACTGTCGTTTTAATTCCGTTGGAAGGTCTTCATATGTTTTACCTCTCAAATCATATTCGACTGTTTCCCATATAATATCACCATATTGATTTTTTACCACTTTACCTTCTTCATTGAGTTTCTTCCTATTATATCTGACTATAGGCTCACGAATTTCATTAGTAACTTTATATTCACCATATCTAAATCTTCTCAAGGCTTCTGTTCTGTGACCACCATCCACAATATATGTAGACTTTATACCGGATTCAGACTTTGTTTCAGCAAGAATTAAATTTGGAATAAAAACCATCCCACTGACAGCCGACCATATTAGTCCGTTTAAAGCCTCTTTTGTCCAAGACCAACCACGTTGTACTGTTGGTTCAGGCTGTATTATTTGTGTATGTACATCATCCATATACTGTTCTACCGACCATCTTTCAATTCTATATCCATCCATGTTATTTTACCTCCTAATAAGCATTCGTATTTTTCTTTTATTTTTTTCATCTTTAATAGCCATAATGCTATCTTTGTATAAAAAATCATCAATGTTTAACATATCAATAATTTCTTCTTTTTTATATCCATCTGCTAAATGGATAAGAATTTTTCTTTGAACTTTTGATAACCCATTTAGATATTCCTCCATTTGTGGAGAAAATTCTTCATCATCATTATTATTCTCCACACATGCTATCTTTTCTGCTAAGTCAATTCCGTCTTCCGTTTTCACATCTAATGACACATTGGGAATTGAAATAGTTTGTCCTCGTTCATTCTTCTTCAAATTACCACGTTCATCAGTTTCAAGATTACACCTTTTCCAACGATGCCTATCTCGCAACCAATCTTGAAACGAACGTTTGATATTGCCAATAAGAAATGTCTTGAATGAACAGTTGCGTTCTTGATTAAAATTTTCAACACTTTCCAATACAACATTCATCGCATCGGAATATAAATCATCATATTCTGACAACGGAACATTCATTAATCGAATAATCGGATCGCAAATTTCTCTCAATTGTTTCATTTTATTACCACAATATTGACTTATTAAACTTTCTTTTTCTTTATCGTTCACTCTATACACTCCTTGCCTCAATTTCTATGATTATTCTCCACTAATAATCTTGCAGTTTACATGCCAACGCTATGCCAATGCCGACACCTGTTATAGCCAAGCCAATTAGATACATACATTTCACATCCTTTCCCTTTTATCATATACATAGCAAAACTACTTTTTTGTCTTTCCGCTCGGCAAAGTATAAACCGTATAGGTGAGTGTTTCATTTCAACGCTCAATATAATATTCTCTACGAAAAATATTTTTTGTTGATATATTTTCGCAATTTCCAAACCAATTCATCCACATCAATCTGAATTTCAGGATTGAAAATGTTAAACAAATCACCTTGTTTAATAGTTCCTGTTGTATTATTCTCCGTTTTCTCTAACATGAAAATATAATTCGGATTGATTTTGATTATGTATTTTGAGCCATTACACAAACAAACATTTTTAAATGTCTCAACATCTCCCTTTCGTCTTATCTTAAATCCGGCTGGTTTTTGAATTATTGAAATCATAACTTCACCTACTTTCTCCTCATTTTCACCCACTATATATTGTGTTTATATTTAAAATATCATCTATATGTAGTGTAAAAATTCCTTTGAAATCATAGTTTCATCGCTTCCTTTCTTGTTACAATTTCTTTTCTTTTATTACATTTTCTTTACAAAATTTACGTCAATATGATTGACATTTCCTTTATAATGTGCTATAATAAACACATAAAAAGCAAGGATATTTCTTTTATCCATTATGAAATAAACGTGTTGGGGAACACATTTCAAAAGGGTAAATTAATTTAATATGGGGATATTAAACTAATTCGAAATATTCTGTTTTGAAAAATCAACAAAACCATATTATCACGCTTTAACGTGAATGTCAACTAATTTTCACGTTTTCGGCGTGATATTGTGGTATTCTACAAAAAACGGAGGTGTAATTTATGCAAAATCCACAAATGATTGCAAGTAGAATAAAGCAACTTGCAAAGGACAACAACATTTCTATCGGTAGATTATGTAAAGAATGTGGTTTGGGTGTCAATTACATCAATCAAATGTCCAATAAGACATCCGTTTCTCGTGAAAAAATAGAAATCATCGCAAACTATTTTAGCGTTTCCGTTGAATATTTGCTTGGCGAGCCACAAAATAATAATCAAATGATTGAACTTCCTATCTTAGGTGAAGTTTCGGCAGGCTATGGTAAATATGCCGACAATGAAATAATTGGTACGCAATACGTTCCACTTAATTGGCTAAGTGGCAATGAACCGCACGTTTTGCTTCGTGTCAAGGGAGACAGTATGATTCCCAAGTTTGAAGAAGGCGATCTTGCTCTTGTTCGTTGTCAAGAATCCGTTGACAGTGGCAGTTATGCAGTTGCCTTGATTGACGGGGACAACGGTGTAATTAAAAGAGTTGTTTATGGCTCGAATTGGATTGAATTACAATCGTTGAATCATATGTATTCCCCAAGACGTTTTGAGGACGAAGATGTTACTCGTGTCCGAATATTCGGATTGGTGAGAAAAATCATCAAAGATACTGATACTCATTAACGTTCTATATTGGAACATTATAATCAGTTTATGTATTCTTTTCAGAACATATATTACTATTTTAAATTAGTTTTGTCAACATTTTAGAACGTTTTGTAACGATATTGTAATATTTAAGGTGGTGTTTTTATTGCTAACCGAAGAAAAATATAAAAATTTTCTTGCTTCTGAATTATTTTTGGCACGGAAAAAATCAAAATTAACACAAGATAATGTTGCTGATATTCTTGTAGATAAATATAAAATACGTGCAAATAGAACAACCATTGCAAAATATGAGAATGGATTACAAACACCTCCCTTATATACTCTGCAATGTTTGTCCAACATCTATAATTGTGAAATTATTAATTTTTTTCATAATATTAATAACGATAAAAATTACCTTGCGTATGGCGGAGAACATATCTCCGCAAAAAAAGAAAATTTGTTAAAGCAAATCGCTGAAAAAAATATTCCTGATGCAATATTAGATTTAATTCAAAATGCGATTGAACAATATTAAAAAGCAACCTCAATGGATTGCTTTTTTTATTTGTAACCATGCGTAGTGACTCTTTTACTACCAAACTCAACACTATTATTGCCATAGAATACATCTGCATTTTTGGGACATAATAAGATATAATCTTATTAGTAAAGGAATAGATTTCTATGGATGAATTTATAGTCAACCAGCACATTATGGAGATTTGCAAGCAACGAAATCTGTCTATATATAGACTTGCAAAGATGTCTGATATGCCTTATTCGTCACTCAATAATATGATTAAACATAGACACGTCCCGACAATATATAATTTAATGAAAATCTGTAACGGTCTAAATATTTCACTTTCTCAATTTTTTGCTGGAATTGAAGACAATGTGGATAATAATGTCTTGCCCTGAGAGTGTGAGAAAAAGTCTGTAAAAAAGAATCCTTCTATGATAGAATATAAATAAATCATAGGAGGAATTTTTTTATGGCAAGACGTAGACGAGAAAGAATGAGTGAAGGAAAGAAGAATATCATTGCCGGATTGATTCAGGAATATGACATCAAAACAGCAGAAGATATTCAAGAGGCATTAAAGGATCTATTAGGCGGTACTATTCAGGAAATGATGGAAGCTGAACTGGATGAGCATTTAGGTTATGATGAATATGAACGCAGTGACAATCCGGATTATCGAAATGGAGTAAAACAAAAAAAACTTCGTAGTTCTTATGGGGAAATCCCTATTGATGTTCCACAAGACCGTGACGGTGATTTTGAACCGCAGATAGTCCCTAAGCGAAAGAAGGACATATCAGAAATAGAACAAAAAATCATTGCTATGTCGGCAAAAGGTATGACAACAAGACAAATTTCTGATATTGTGGAAGATATATATGGTTTTGAGGTAAGTGAAAGTATGGTAACTGCCGTTACAAATAAAATATTACCACAAATAGAGGAATGGCAACAACGCCCTTTATCAGCTGTGTATCCGATAGTTTTCATTGATGCAATCCACTTTTCTGTCCGTGAGGAGCATATAGTAAAGAAGATAGCTGCATACATAATTCTCGGTGTAAATGATGAGGGTAAGAAGGAAGTTTTAAGCATAACTATAGGTGAAAATGAGAGTGCGAAATATTGGCTTGGAGTTTTAAATGAACTCAAAAATCGTGGTGTACGGGATATATTGATATTATGTGCAGATGGCTTATCAGGGATAAAGGAATCAATAGCAGCAGCCTATCCAAATACAGAGTATCAACGTTGTATTGTCCATCAAGTGCGCAATACGTTGAAATATGTAGCGGAAAAAGACAAAAAAGCATTTGCAAATGATTTAAAGAGCATATATCATGCACCGAACGAAGAAAGCGGATACGAACGTATGCAGAGTGTCACAAAAAAATGGCAAGAAAAGTATCCTAATGCGATGAGAAGATGGGAAGAAAATTGGGATGTTTTATCACCGATGTTCAAATTTTCAGCAGAAGTCAGAAAAGTCATGTATACAACAAATGCAATAGAAAGCCTTAATAGTGTACTACGTCGATTGAATAGCCAAAGGAGCGTATTCCCGAGCGATACAGCCCTTCTAAAGGCACTGTATTTGGCAACATTTGAAGCAACAAAGAAGTGGACAATGCCACTTAGAAATTGGGGCAGAGTTTACGGAGAATTGTCAATCATGTATGACGGACGACTTGTTTAGCATATATTTTTACAGATATACAGATATATAGTGTAAAAAATACGGTCTTTTACAAGACCGCTCTTGACGCGGGAGGAAATCCGTGCTATATTACAAAAAGGCAGATAAGCTGAATTTTGCTTATCTGCCCAAATAAAACTAACATTTTATTCTCCATATAAATATCACTCCTAATTTATTGTGTTATTAATCTTTCCTTTAGTTTACCATATTGATGTTAAATAGTCAACGGCTAAATATATCGTCAAGTAACGAAACAGCTTTTTTCTTTGTTTGTCCATCATTTACAATATATCTTTGTGTAGTTTCAATATTTTTATGACCGACCGCTTGAGATACAAAGTTTATATCCTTTGTTTCATCATATAAAATTGTACAAAACGCAGACCTTAATTTATGAGGACTTATTTCCGTTCCGATTCCTGCCTTTGAATATTTTTTTACCAAGTCCGAAACAGCTCTTGGAGATATTCTACTTCTTTGAACAGAAATAAATAATGCATCAGAACGCATATCTTCTAATAATAATTCTCTGTCTTGTATCCATTCTATTAATGCTTCCTTTAGTCGATTATTAATAATGTATTCTTGTGTTTTATGCCTTTTATCAATGATTTTGAACGTATTATTTTCAAAGTCTATCTCATTCAAATTAATTTCCGTTAATGCTGTTTCACGCATTCCTGTATATATAAAGAGCAACAGAATTGCTTTGTCTCTTGAACGCCAAGGTCTTTGAGTCTCAATAGCTCTATGCGAACCAACACCTCTATCCACCGCACTTATAATATTCTCCATATCATTTGCAGTCAGTCTTATTCTTTTTACATTGTCCGAGTTTCGGATAGGTTTTATTTCATCCATAGGATTATCTTTAATAATTTTTTTCTTTTTCAAATAAAAAAGAAAGTTGTTCAATGCGGCATAAACAACTTTTCTATATGAAAAACTCGTACTTTGAACTTGTCCTTCTTTATTAGTTTTTTGTTCTTTTGTCTTTAAATATCGTGTTACAACAGTCTCATCAATATCATTTATGGATATATTTAATTCTTCTATAAATTCAATAAATCCCTTTATTATCATAATATACATATAACATGACTTTGGTTCAGTAGATGTTGAGATGTTATAATAAAAGTCTGCTACAATTTGTGGCAGACTTTTAAGTGTTCGCTTGATTTTCTGTTCAGTTTTTATTTGATTTTCTAATCTTCCTGTCATTAATGTTCACTCCTTCTTTTGTTATATAGGCATTGACACTAGACAATGACTTACAGTTGTGTCATAATGTCCCCACCAAACCTGAGGTTCAGAAAACTCCATATATTTTTTTGTAAGTTTTCCATCTGGAGTATATTTATAAAACTGTCTTAACTTATCAGTTGGAACATTTACCGAAGGTACTCCCGTATAGTTATGAAAAATCCTATCATATTTGTTAGGCATAGCTTCTCCTATAGCATATTTCTTCCATTTCCCTTCTTCGTCTTTTACACCTTTATATTCACTAAAAGCTTTATCTATTTTTAATTTCATATCATACAAATATTCTGCTCCCGCAGGTGATAAACAACCTCTATCCTCTTTACGTATATTAAGATAATCTTCCATCTCATAATCATGAGCATCTCTACCATACTCTCTTTCTTCTTTAATAAACGCTTGTCGTTTCACATATATCGCCATTGCTTTCTTTTTCAATTCAGTAGGCATATCGTCAATCCATTCTTGAGCAAATGCCTTTCCCCATTCACATTTTCTCGCCGCAATCAAACATTCATCATCAAATTCCTTTTGTCTTTCAGCCTTTTCTTCATCAGTCAACTTATCATAGAATTCCCAATGTTTGCGATTGCTTTCATGTAATTTTTCCATATACTGATCGTGTAAGCTTTGTGAAATTCCGTTGTTACCACCTGTTCTTTCTTTGTGTTTAGAATATGATATAATACCGGCTACTCCAAAAATAAATATCGTAAGAAGTGTACCACCAACTGGTGTACACAATGCACAAAGTGGTATCCAGCAAATTAAACCCACGATTATTATGGTTCTTATCTCTCCTGCATCTCCATTAATTTTCATTTTATTTCCTCACTTTCTACTTTCCCTCTAATTCTTAGCCTTCCAAAAATATTAAACTATCTTCATATTCGTCAAGTTGTTCTTCTGCTGCTACCACACTTCTGCTCTTAAACCCAAGTTCTAGAAGTTCTTCGGGTTCAAATCCGACATAGAGCAAATGCTTTGCAACAACCAACGGTTTTCCTCCATACCTCATATTTGCGACTAATTTTTTCAATAATTCTATTGCTCGTTCGTGTGATATATTTTCCATTTCTAATCTTCCTTTCTATATTTACCTTTCATTTAATATATACCACTATTTGCTATTTTTAAACAAAATTCTGTGATATTTTTATTATACATACATTCTACACCCTTTTATGTCCCATATAAAGGACTTGAAACCTTGCTTTCAAGACTTTACTACTTCTCCACTTTCTACTATTCTCTAATGCCTGATTCCAACATTTTCTTATATAGTTTTCTTTTTTGTGAAGCCGTCATATTCAACACTGTCGGTTCAATTTCACCATTAAGCATATCTATATTAATTCCACAATCAGAAGCATAGCGTTCCAATAAGTCGTTAATTGCAAAATCTTTCTTTGTGTTACTATATGCACATTCTGCCCAATATTTCATAATTTCTTTATAATACCATCTATCATTCTTTTTAGCATACAACTCACCTTTCTTTCACAACTCTATTATAGATAATCTGTCATATCCCTTACAGTAAAATCATAATACACCTCAACAATCTCATCTTCGTCATCAGTAATAATAATTTCATCATCTTCTATTTCTACGTTGTAACAAGTATGGTCTCTTATATCTTCTACTAACCATTCCATTCCTAATCGAATGGCTTCTTCTTCACTTTCGGCATTAATATAATCCTGTTGTAAATCAAAAGAACATTGATTACATTGTTCCCTTCCCTCATACTGTTCTTTATTCATACATCTATTCTCAACTTGATATACTCTTAAATTATTAAATATATCTGTTATCATTTTTTGAATATTATCGTCAGTTTTTGCTTCTTCGTCTTTATATGTAACATTTCTTTCTTTGGTATCTACGATTACAATAGCATTACCATTTTCATCATCTATGTATATTTCGTCTATAAACGTACACTTTTTTAAATTCTTCCACTTATTCATATTAATTCCCCCTCCGTTTCTATTTCTTCTCTGCTCATAATTGTTATGATGTCCATAATCTCTTGCGTATTGCTTTTAATTACTTCACTTGCCGTTTGAATAATCAAGTAGTCGCACTCCTCTAAGTCAGAACTAAAACCGACTGCCTTAAAGATTAAAACATATGTTTCACCGATATTACGATAGTCTAAGATACTTGCTTTGCCTGTAATACACTTATTAAATGTATTAATACATTCAATATCCTCTATTCTTCTTGGTCTTACCACGAAAACTCTATCACAATCATAGCCACCTAAAAGGTAGAATTTTTCGTCCTCAATAGAGTATTCCCTACAACTTTGAAACTTATTTAAGAGATAATTAATAGCCTTTTTATATTCACGTGTTTCGTCCTCAAATGGGGCGTCTGTATATTGCCAAGCCGACACGTTGTTATAATGTCGTTCATCATTTCCATATTGAATAAATTCGCCCTCCGAGTATGTTGCCAAAGCTACATTGTCATTTACTGTAATTAAGCAAATAGCACACTCTGTCGGCGTTTCTTCTTTTAATGTTTTCCAATTATTCATTTTCATTTCCTCCAATCTATTATTCAAACTTCCAATTTTCTAATACTTTTTCTAACGACTGATAAGGGCACCACAACGTGCTATTTTTATCATAAATACATATACAAGGAATTGTATCTCCAAAAACTATGCCGCCTCGTCTGGCTATTTCTATTTTAGAATATACATCATACTGGCGATTAGTTTTAAATCCCATTGTTGATCCCTTTCCTATATAAAGTCCGATCATTATCTCTAACTCCTTCTCTTATCTTTTGATTGCAATCTCTTTAATCAAACTTCATTGGTTCGCTTACACTTACTACTTCAAAAATTCTCTTACCAGTACCTTCCCACACAAGCTCTGCATAATTTTCCACACAATAACTATTTTCTTCATCAAAATCTGAATCTTCAAATGCAAAATCATAGTAATAATCCCACATCGATTCTAAATACTTACAAGCCTGTTCTTCCGTATCAAACAAATAAACTTCACTTTCCGGTTCGCCAAATGTATAATAAACTATAACTGCATATTTTTTCATATTATTTACCTCCGTAAACTGTGTTTTTCGTCATATTATAAATCATATGTAATACATTCACAAATCTCATTTATAACTTTTTTATGTTGATTTGCACTAAGAAAAACTCTGAACTCAAACTTAGTTTTCGGTTCTTGTTTGAGTAATGGTTCTACATTTTCTTCCTCGTATTTTTGTAAAAGTTCCATTAATGTAATTAATTCATCGCTACTCATATTCCTCACCTCTTTGAAATCTACATTTCATTATACATAATATACATTCTATTCATAATATCCCTGTACAAAATTAATTTTACGCATAACACTTACCTCATTTTTTATTTAAACCAATACTCACTCTCTTCTACTTCGTCAGCACCGTCTACACATATAACGTCATATTCCTGCCCGTCAATAACAACATATTGACGTTCAAACGTATCAACATCTGCCTCCACTGGAATAATATCAAATACTTCTCGTGTGATTGTATTGATTTTACATTCCGTTTCTATTGCTGTTCCTCCGTCCCAAACAGAAACGAATGTCGCATTTATAATATTCTCACCCATATATTCTTTAGATATAATTTTCGCCTCAGTTCCTAATACGAAGTCAGAATATGTGTTTAATTTATGATGATTTGTATAAATTGTAGCTCCATCAAATTCTTCGCTCATATCAGCTTGAAGTGATTGAAATACTTCTCGTGGCGTAACACCATATAGTCTACATCTTTCTGTATCAATGTCAAATTCGACAGTGACTCTAACTCTTTGATTACTCATATCTATTACCTCCCAATCAATTATCTAAATACTCGTCAATCTTCATTGTCAGCTTATCACATAGCTTTAATATTCCGCCTGTTCCATTCTTTTTACCGTCATCAAATATTGTTTCACTTGCTTCATCTGCCAAATCTGCAAGTTGATTTAATAGCCGTATCATTTCTTTTGTCATAACAATTCACCTTTCTTTTATCTTCTAAGATCAAATCTAAAATATTTGTTATTTTCATAGCTATTACCTCCAAACTTAAATATGGCAATCAACTACTGTTACAATAGTATCTTCATCTAAATTGTCAAGAAATTCTTTAAGCTCTGATTTCCAATCTTCTATATTTTTCCCATTGGAAACACAAGCCCACCAACCCATTTCACCTCTTTCGTGCCATTCTCCAATAGGAGTAACAAAGGCAAAAGGTATTATATCTTTCCAATCAATTTCGGATGCATAATCTTCATTTGTAGTTTCGCCGGACAATGTTTTAAGATAATTATTCCATCTTCCTCCGATAGTATACCAGTCCCATTTTGAATTAGGGTTATAAGTAGATAATAAATCTCCATTGAGTTTAATCATATCTTCATCAAAACGCCCTTTCATGTCCTCATAACATTCGTCATCAGTCCATTCTAATTTTTTGGGGAATTTATTTTTTAAATAATTAATATGTTCTGCATTGGGGTGACTTTCCTCATACTTTTTTGGGCTTGATACATATTCCGTATAAGGTCCATTCTTGTAATCTTCTATTTCTTTTCTTATTTTTGCTATTGCTTGTTCTCGTGTATACAGTACATATGGAGCATACACAATATTTTCATCATATGGAGCAAGCAATTCCTCAACTGTTCTTCCATTTTCTTTTGTAAATACTAATGTAATAAAATGTGACATAATATTTTTCCTCCTTATAATTAAACTCTCACGCCAACACATTCATAAAATATATCAGCATCAAAATATGGTAATGACTTAATAAATTCTTTATCATCATCGCTAACATCTTCATCCCACCATTTTTGCTTGTCAGCTTCAACTATTATTGTTTTGATATATCCGCCAATAGTTTCACATTCAGGGTGTCTAATAATTTCTTCTTCACTCATTTCGCTTTTGTCAATAAAATCTGAATATTTATACGATTGAGGACAGTCAAGTAAAATTTTTCTAAATCTAAGTATTGACTCATCATCAAAACTGAATTTAGTTTCATGATTAAACATTCTAACTTTAGGCGAATTCGTATTACAATATCCACTATTATAATCTCCACTATTATAATCTCCACTATTATAATCTCCACTATTACAATCTCCACTATTATAACGTCCACTATTACAATCTCCACTATTATAACGTCCACTATTACAATATCCACTGTTATAACCTCCACTATTATAATCTCCACTATTATAATATCCGATGTTATAATCTCCACTATTATAACATCCACTATTACAATCTCCGCTGTTACGCTTACCAGAATTTCCTTCTCCGGTATTACACATATCTAACACTTCAGCCCAAGTCAATTCTTTTAAAATCACAATCTTGTTTGTACAACACTTAGAGTTGGTATTATCAAAATCAATTTCTCCTATTGCTTCAATTTTAGCTACCTTATTGTTTTGGTCAAATAAATAATAATTAAAGCAATCTACCAGTCTTTCACAAAAATGAAAACCTACCTTACAACACTTTGGACTTTCTGCTATCTCATAAGTCTTTCCGACTTCGTATTGATAACCTCTGCATGTCCAATCTGAATTAAATACTTTATAACCTTTCATTTTAAATTCCTCCTATAATTATTATTTATTTTCTCTTGAAATCGTTGATTCAATCCCATATGTAATTATCTTCTTTTCCATATAAAGCACCACCCGGAAGAAACATTCCAATTGCTTCTATTTCATTTCTATCTAATAATTCTCCCTTTCTACTACCCTTGAGCCATATAAATCTTCTCATAACAACTTCCTTAGGTAATAACATAAATCTTTTAGTTGTGACTTGTATTCCAATACCAAGTTTCAACATTGTGTTTGCTGCACCACCATTTATAAGATACTGTCTTAAAATCTCCGTATACTGATTTAAGTGTGTATCTGTTTGTGCAACGCCAGAAAACATCTGATCTGTTAATCTGTGATATTCAATATAATTACATTTCATTATAATCACTCCTATCCAAATCATCGTTCTTATTTTGTTATATCAACAACGTAATCGTTATAATACTTAAAACTATCGAATGTTCCACCATGTTTTTCACTATAATTAAAAACACTCATATAAATATGTCCTGCAATTGCTTCGTTATATCGCACAAGTTTATGTCCATTTTGTTGAATAAGCTCTCTTAAAAATAACACATTCTTTTCCTCCTTAATCAAATCATCGTTTCATATTCCAATTTATTTTCTGACCACAATTTTCACAATATGGCATTTGAAAATCTTCACACATTGCAGATAATGGACGCTTACAAGACGGACAACAGTAATTATTAAAGCCTTTATGCGTTCCATTTGGCAATGGATTTTTAGGTGTCTGATATTCTAATAAATCTTGTATTACTGTTAAAACCGTATGCGATATACCTAAATTGCATATTTGCGACTTTTTACTTGCTAAAATATTTTTGACTTCATCTATGGTATAATTCACAACATATACCTCCTATCTTTTTATAAATTTCTTATTTTATCCACAATAAATCTCAACAGCATCCACAAACCCATTCTCTTTTAAATATTCTATATAATTTAAAATATCCGATTTTCTTTTAACTTCTATATCACTTGAACGTTCATATCCATAAAAAGGACTGACATATATCTTGTACTCTTTACGTTCCGTATTTACCAACAAGTTATAATTGTTTGCACAGGCACCACGATTTTCCCAACCTTTATCACGATAATATAAATGCAATCTCATAATCAATCAACCGTCCTTCCTATCTAACAATACTAATGTAGTGTCTGTCAGCATATCATCTGAACAAAATCTTGCCACTTCCAAAAATTCAACCTCCGGCAATAAATCACTAACAAAATATGCAAACTGATCTAAACTTACGTTTTGGTGTTCATAAGCATATTCAATAATTTCTGATACAATATTTCTGCCAAAACTATTCGTTATAAATGTTTCTTCAAGCCAATTCATAAATCCATTCCTATCAAACATTTTAATCATCCTTTCCAATGAAATTGTCGTTTCAATTAATCATTCCATCTGAACAATCCCTTAAACACCTTTTCAAGCGTTACAGAATCATCGCAAACGTAATCACCTATCATTCTGCCGTTTTTATAAATATTTCCTCTATATTTACAATCCAAATCATTAAAGGAAACATCAATCCCATCTGCCATGCTTACATCATCTCCGTACCACATATCAATATGTATATCTTTCATAGTTAGTCCTCCGTTCAATTCTTATCTTCTGTCAAATATCATCATTTTTAATAATGTTTTAGCTTGTCCTCTGTGTAATTGTCAACACGTCCATTGACTTCTTTTAGAGGACAAGCTCTTATACTCTTATATTCGTTTCTTAAAACTGCTTGTTTCTTCTCCTCTAACATATTGTTATATATTGCATCTGATATACTCATTTACATATACTCCTTAATTTTTATTTGTCTGCAAATTTGGGCACAAACCTAAACCTCCCACTTTTTCAGGTAATCTTCTATATGCTTCTCTATGAATGCAATTTTCTTTTTCGCATTCAGGGCAATAGCACTTTATAAATGTTTCATAATCTAATTTTGTACTAAGTCTTTCATAAATTTCTCTTTCCATTTTAATTTTCCTCTCTATTCATTATTTCTTCGAGTATTTCATATACTTCGTTTTGATGTTCTTTCATATAAATGTAAAATCTATCAAATGTATCTTCTCTTCTTTCTTCTAAGCAATCTTCTCTATAATTCTCCCACATCACTTCTTCAATATCGTTACAGTTTATTCGCTTTCCTTTATATTCCACCTCCGAATCAGACCATTCACCATGATATACAAACCCTATATTTGGTATTCCATACCAATCAGGAAGCTCTTTCATTGGAAAATAAAATACACCGTTTTTACAAATCCAATCTCGTTCTATTGTACTAATCATAACTTATTTCTCCATTCCTACAACATCCCTTTCTTCTTTCTTCCACTCAATCTTTGGGTAACAGTATACTTTATGTCCAAAATGAGGCAAGACTGAATATCTTTCCATAATTTGATTATGAACATATTGTTCTGTTCGATTGTCATCCCAATTATCTTTCCAGTTTGCTAAATACTCAACACCTCTATCTGTAACTTTTTTTATTTCATAATAATTAGTTCCATCATGATGTGAACACTTTAAGTAAAGATGACCATTTTTATCATACAGGTGAATATAATCACAATCTTTTGCCGCTTTATTGAGCATCTCTTCAAAATCTTCAAATATCATTCCAGCTTTATGATTACCATCCCAACATTCACAAGTGCCTTGCAAAATCCATGTACTTTCACCATTGAAAAATCGTTCCAAATCATCTTTTATTCCAATCCAATCGTATTCATCTTGATTGTATATTTCTTCCCATATTGCACTATCTGTTATCGTAATATCATTAGCTTTGAGTGTTTCTATTGCATCATCCTTAGAATCCTCCCATAAATTATAATTGTTATATATTGTCCTAATCACCGCTTGTTTTTTTGTTTTAACTCGCATTTTGTTTACCTCCAAATCGTCATTTCTAAAAGTCGTGTTACTTTTCCTCGATAGAACATCATCATATGAAATATCTCTTTCGTCACTCTATTGTACAAACAGTTACAGTGCCGTCATAGTTGATAATTCCTCTACATATAAACTTGCCTTGTACTGTTGTTACTGTTACATTTTCGCCGTACATTCTACACAATACTCGTGCATTACGAGTATCTGTATATGCCCTGTTCCCATATCCGTAATGAACTATGTATTTTCTCATTTCCCTTACCTCCTTATTAATCAATCTTTTCTCTCCATTTTTTTATTCTTACGGGATAATTTACATTTTCCCTATATGTTGTGAGTTGCTCTTTAGCATCTTTTCTATCTTCGCAATTACATTCAATGTCCCATCCGTATCCACAGTTTCCTTCAATTGCATAACAATCTTTTGTTTTTCGCTTGTATGCCATATTAAACACATTCCTTTCTATTTTTTACAATTTAATTTGATGTCAGTTAAAACATAATCCCAACTTGTTCCATAATGAGTTACTCCCCATAGGTGCATATCTAGTTCTTCATTGTAATAAACAAGTTCATTTGTATAATCACGCAATATACTTGCGCCTGCCTCTGAAATAATATACCATTGGAAAACATCTGCATTGTTAGCACTGTCTTCCTCTTCTTTTAACTCATCAATCTTATTTTGTAATTCTTCAATTTTTTCTTGAGTTTCATCTGACAAATTCTCTTGCGATTCTTTAATATCTATAATTTGTTCTTCAAGTTCTTCTATCTCATCAGAATAATCAATAAACCCATTTTCTTTTTCCCAATATCCATGCTTAATTATCTCATTGTTTAATACCGCATCAAACGCCTTTGCAAGTGTTGCATAATCAAGATAACCATTTTGAATTGCATAGTCACTTGCTTTGTTACCACAGAAATATTCACTGCTTAATTTCAATATTTTTTTCATAGTAATTCTCCTTCGTTTTTCAAACATTCTTTTATCCATTCCTGCATATTTTGCCAATCTTCAACATCTGTATATTCATATTTCAGGAAATACGAATATAGTAATTCTAAAATATTTATCTTGTGCTTATGCAAAGATATAATAATTTCATAAATTTCGCTTGGATATTCCCAGCCTTTAATCAAAAAATCATATATTCGAGATTTTACATATATCTGATATGCAATCTCAAAGATATATTCTTTCGACAAGTTCGTGAGAATACGTTGCTTATATTCTTTGAACTCTGCCTTGATAGTTCTCAGAGCTTTTTCTTTGAGCATTTCACCATCTCCCTTCTAAATATTCAAAAATGCCTATGATTTCTCTTAGGCATTCGGTCAGATACTTGTATATTCTCTTTTTCATTGCAAATTGAACTCCTTTACAAGTCTTTTAGCTACCATTGCATTTAACTTGTTGTTTATGACAATAGTTTCGCTGTTTCCGTTTCGGTATATTTGATGACTACCTCGCATATGGTGCAAGGTGTAGCCATTCGCTCGTAGTTTCCGTTGAAACTTACGAACATCTATTTGTGTTCTCATTATATTTCACCTCCATAAAAGCTTGACATATGATAATTATTGTGCTATTATATTAATATCAATAAAAGACCATCAGAGATATTGATGGTATCTCACTCTGATGGCTTTTTGGTTAATTGCGAGGATCGGCTTCACGAGCTTCATTCTCAGTGCTATAGAGTCTTCCATCGTAATCGCCAATATATCCTTCCGGAGTTAGCATCGCAATCCACCGCCTTTCATTGATATTAAATAGTCTTGTAGTGGTAGTACAAGGCTATTTTTTTATGTAAAAATATATAGCATGAACTATATACTTAAACATCTTAATGACACTTTTGGACGGATAATATCTTATCATCCGTCTTATCATCCTCTGTACCGTTATCACTAAATGTAATACGGTACTTGCCACCTATTGTAAAATTATTATCTTCATACTCCCATATATTCCCGTCACGAGTCATAAGAGTATTTACACCTATACATACGGCTTTAGTCGTATAAATAATCTTAAAGCCGTTATGAGTGTAATATCCAAATGGCAAAGTTATCATTGCCTCTGCTGTTGAGCAAAGTGCAATGAATAACCATATCATTGCTAAGATGATTGATAGCTTTTTTCTCATGTTCATAGTTCGTCCTCCTCATATCATTGCTCGTACAAAACGTACGGCAATATCATACTTGTACTCATAGCTATGAGCATAGTGTCTTGGTTGAGTATGTGTAGCTACATACGACTCAACCTTGTTTACTATTGTGTTATAGTCTACACAGAAATCTCTGCATAGAGCTTTGGTATCCTTCTTCCATGTGTTCATTATTGTATTCCTCCTCTCAAGGTGTATATATTCTTATACACCTACACTATATCATGTATGTAATTACAAGACCTGCTGTGGATAATAGTTACCCTCTTCGCGGTCATAATGGTACAGTGTTACCACTATACCAAGTTTATGGCATGCGTTCAGTACTGCCACAAGAGCTACTGTCAAGCCGGTGACATACAAGTCTAATGACTTGATGTCAAGTTCTCGGAGCTTAGACTCTGCCTCGGCTTGAAGACCATTAGGGTCTAACGGGTCGATGGTATTGCCGAATATTGAACCATCTACCGCTTGAGGGATTTCGTGACGTCCCTCACATAGAGCCATTGAGGCATGGTCTACCTCCTCGAAGTATGGCTCATACGGTGCAACGTCAAGCCACTTATCGCATAATTCCGTATAGAAGCAGCCGTAACAGTTGCCTCCGCACTCATTGCATTTATACTTTTTCATTATAAATTCCTCCTTAGAATTAATTATTTACATATTCTCTGTTTCGACTCATGCCTCATCAGTACGTGGACTTTTACCGCGTATACAGAAAAAGGGTGTACACTTGTTAGCATACACCCTTGAATAGTGCGACCTATTACTTGATGAATAGGTCTATAAAACTTGCCATAAACAGCTTGTTAAAGCAAGCCTTACTCATGGCTTTGGTTAGTGATTCTGCACCCGTAAGCAAAGTTTTCTGAGTTGCCATACTTACACCTATGGCAGAAGTAAGCTTGCGTGCCCACTTTGGCACTATGGCAGTACCTACTTCAATACCAAGTCCTTCTAGGAACTTACCGAACTCTTTATTGAAGTCGGCGTCATCGAATGTTTGAGCCTTCACCTGATACGCCTTATACATTCCCTCAGGGATAAAAGCGTAACAAGTTTTTAGAGTCTTGTTGTAGTCCTTGACGGCTGTCTCATGCTCCGCCTTCAACTTTGCAAGGATAGACTCCTCTTTGCTGATACTATACTTGATTATAGCATCATTATAATCCATTCCTTCTTGAATGGCAGACTCTCGGAGTGCAAGAGTCTTCTCACGTTGTGCCTTAATAGGCTTAGTAGCTGAGCTATACTTAGCATTTTCCTCAGCTATTGCAATAATAGCTGTTCTGAAGTCGTGCAACAAGGCACGATTTGAGTCACTAAAGTTACTGAATGATACTTTTTTGTTATTGTTAGTTTTTTTCATGATATACTCCTTCTTCCGCACTAAGCAGCGGATGCTCTACTTGTTTTTTTTGTGTTGTTGTACTACTCACTATTTATGCGGACTTGTAACCGCTTGCACCTCTAATATGCAAGTTAGTTTAATACGGTAATTTTTACAGTCGTTTAATTTTGTATTGCGTTAAAACGTACTTCCACTTTATAACGCTTTGTGCCGGATTTTCGTTGCTACCGGTATCCCAAGAATTACCAAACTTGAAACAAAGGATTTTCACCTTCACACGCTCAAAATATTAGAAATATTTCAAACGTAACCATATAACCGCCGTTACATAGTCAACGGGATTTTCCGGATTCCCGCACCTTTTTTATATAAACTTGTAGCAAAAGTATTGTATTATCAGACTTGCTTTTTGTGTGGTTCCTGATGGAACTAAAAAAGTAGTATCTGCTTTTGTTACCTATTTATTTTTCAAAGTTCAGTCAAAAACGGACTATACATATAATCCTTGCATAGTTACATAGCTATACTTTGAAAAAGATATTAAGATTTTTTGAGTAAAGACTTTGAGACTTATTGACTCTGCTCAAAGCGATATATGCAAGACTTAGTGACTCTGCTTACATATCTTTACTATTTTCTTTTTTGCCCTTTTCCCTTTGACAATTATGACTATATCAGATAATAAAATTAAGTCAAATCCGCATAGGTATGCGAAAAAAGCGTATTTTATGAAGAGTTATGGAGGGGGTACAAAAAACAAGTCGGCAAGTCCCATTTTTCCTATATCTGTATATGTAGTCAACTTACACACTAACCACAAAAAACACAAAACCCACCAAACCCCCAAATAACACAACAAAAATCACACATCACACATCAAAAATTTAAAATCGTCCCCCTTATCGAAAAACCCAAGAAAAATCAAACAAAAAAATACCGCCACAACCTCAAAAAATGCGATACAAAAATCTCAAATTCTATCTCACAACCAACTCCCCACACTACAAAACACCAATAAAATCCACAAAAATCACTCATCTACACTCCGATACTAAAATTACATATAAAAATGCAACAAAAAAAGACCTTCGTATTTCTACGAAAGTCTTTAATTCAATCCCATTGCAATCACAAACAAATTTCTATCAAATCATTTCTTTTTATACGTCCTTCTTGTAACAATTCCCACATCCACAATTTTCATATCTTTTGTATTATAATTTGCAATATATTCCCTATCATCTGTCCATTTCTCTATCGCATATTTGAAATTGTCTCTATAAGAATTCCTCTCAATAAGCCAATCAAGGTGATTGCATATCTCCATACGGCTTAATATATGTTCATCAACAATCATTTCCAATATTCTGTGTCGTTGTATTGAAGTTAATCCTATTACTTCACTTACATTATAGCCCATTATATGTAGAACCGATTCTTTATTCAAATTACTATAAGACATTCCGTTGTTATCTCTACGCCAAAACTTTTCTTCTACTACCTTGCAAATAATAACACCTTGTCTTTTTACCATTTGATAATGGCTTTCTAAGATATAATATTTATCACATCTCTCACAATGAGCGGCAGGAATTATAACTTCATTCACCTTACCAGTTGAAGATAAAATTTTAATTCTTGCCTTTATATCCGTCAATTTATGTCCATCTTTTACACATAACTTACCTATATTTGTTCTTGTCAGAAAATGTTTAGGTGTTATGTCATGAATTTTTATATTTGTTTTATTAAATTCTTCTCCATGATGTACTCCCATAAAATGATACAAACTAAAACTATTATTTTTACATATTCCTTTCATTATATCTGGTTGTATAATGGTTTTGCCGCACATTATACATCGTTTAAGAGGAACAGAAATATTTTCGCCATTATCATTGATTAATATTCCATCAAAATTGATAACTTTAATTTCTTGACTTACACATTGATGTTCTCCAACAAAAATTGCCGTTCCCTTTGCTATCATACTATCTATTTCAAAATGTCGTTTTTCACAAAAGAACAATGGATTTGGTCTTTGTTTTGGTTTTCTATTCTTTGGTCTATTAATTTCCGGTAATACACATGCTCTTTTCTGAGCTTTATTCATTTTTCTTCTTTTTCTTCGCTTCTTCCCCATAATATACACACCTCCACACAAAATCATTTATTTACAATAATTGTATCAAATTTAATTCTATATGTCAATCACCTAAATAGAGAATATAAATATACATCCTACCCCCATATATAAAACACGATATAAATAGGAGGAAACTCAGTCAAATTTGCAAAGAAAATCTGACAAAAATGAATTTTGATGTTTCTTAATCCTATATTGTGAAGAAAATATAATTTATCTTCATAATCAATTCTTTAATGCAAAACATTATACAAAATGAAAAATAACAAAAGAGAATATATAAATAGAAACCTAATCAAACAAAATTAATACGAAGGAGATTATTATGAAAACAATCAAAGAAACAAAATTAAATACTATATCATCATTGACAAATACTCACATGACAAAATTACTCCCACAAGAACTATCTATTTATTCAAAAAAAGAATATCAAAAGTGTCCTCATATTACGAAATGTTCTAAATCGTATGGTTTTGTATATTTGATGATATGTGACACTGCCCAATGTAAAATTGGAATTACACAAAATTTATATCAAAGATTGCAACAAATTAATCGACAACTAATTCCATCAAAAACAAAAATAATGTATTTATATGCTTCGCCTTTATGTATGAATACGTTAGACATCGAAAAAAATTTTAAAGAATATTTTAAAAATTATAATATAAGCGGAAATGACTCTAAGCATGAATGGTTTGATAAAGCTTATATTGATTTATATTTAGAGTATTTAAACAATTCATATTTTGATTTTAACTTTCCTTCTTCACAACAAATCGAAAAAGAAATTGAAAACATACATAAATTTGCAAATATTATTTTTTCTAACTATATGGAAAATCCTGTTCCTTCTAATAATGATTATAACCAATTATTAAAAGAATATATAAACACAACCAACAAGGCGGCTGAACAATTAAATGAAATACATGATATATTTAATTACATTTTTCCAAAGGAGTACAAAGATTCTATTGATTATATTTGCGAATACAACAAAATTAGTCGATTAGAATTATTGAAGTTAAGTTTAATTATGTATATAAATAATTTTAATAGAAAACTTAATCTTCAAACGGAGAATAATACAGTGACTAAGAATATATTTGACACTCTTGCAATGGAATTGTGTCAAGAAGAAAACAAAGGAGAATGATATTATGAAAAACACAGCATTAGAAACAACATATTTTGATTTTTATGGAGATAAACTCATTGCAGTTCAAGATAACGCAACCGGCGAAATTTATACTTCTATCAATGCAGTTCTGAAAGGTATAGGATTTAAAGATAGGAATCAAATAAGAAAAAGAAGAGATAAATGGATTAATGATTCTGTAATCTCAAAAGGTATAACCAAATTTACATTACCTACACAAAAGATGGTGGCGAAAAATGACACCACCCTGTTTGATGAGAAAGATACTTATTGCATTTCACAACGCAAACTTCCTATTGCATTAGCAAAAATAAACATTACACCAAAAATGAAACAAACTCAACCAGAATTAGCAACAAAATTAGAACTATATCAAGACAAATGCGCAGATGTATTGGCATCTGTATTCATAGATAAGAAGTCTACGAATGCCATAAACGCTGAATTCTTAGCTGAAAGTATCTCAAATGCAATAGCTATTGCATTACAACCTATAACTGAAAGATTAGAAAAGATAGAACAAACTCAAACTAATCGTTATTTATCATCAAGAAGGTATCCATCAGCATGGTATAAGAAGATTGCTCCTAAATACAAAATGCTTATGGAATACTTTGATTGCACGAGAAGTGAGTTATATTCAAATATCTATAAAGAACTTGAGGATACATATGACGTAGATATAAATCAAATTCATGAAGATGATTGCTATGAAAATAACTTCCTCAAAGATGAATGTTATCCAATGGACGCAATAGAACATCATACTCAATTAAGAGACGCATTAACATTACTTATAGATAGTAGTCTGATTAAATATGGATTACAAACAGAAGAACAAATCAAAAACTTTAAAAGAGCAACATTGTTTGATAGACCAGTAATTAAACAGAGAATAACATATATAGAAGATAAGATTTAATTCAATAAGATAAGATTTAAAAAAGACTATTTCATACAAGACATAACACAACAAAAAATGTAATTCAACGAGTGAGAATTGAGCTATGCGAAATTCCACTCGTAATAGTCTGTCTTCTTAAACTGTTGTATATCTTCTTTCAGTTCAGTTGAGGTACATCATGGTAGCCTCAAAATTCACATTTCAAAAAAATTGACGTATATGAAAGTAGCCTTTCCCGAACTCTCGTAGGTTTATCACCAAACTATAGAATATTAAACAAAGGAGAAAATTCATGAATACTAAATCAGAATATTTTACTCGTTTCCCCAATGATTATGTACAAGGAAATATAAAAACAAAATACGGAATAAGTCGAAAATTTTACATTACGTATATTCTCATAGACAGATATAGGTCATACGAAGATTTTAGCTGGATAACCATACGGAAAATATTAGAGTTTTATGGTTATAAGACTACAAAACGGAAACCTAAAGCTTTTCATGATATTTTGGATGTATTGGAATATATGATTAACAATAAAATGATTGAAGTAAAGCAAGATTTAGATTCTATTGGATATGATACGGGAATAGAAATCAAAATCATTCCAGAAAATTTCGATGCAACTGAAAATTTTTCAAAAATCACTTCATCTCAATTGGATTTTATAATGATGGGCGAATCGAGTATTAATAAAGAGAATATATTAATGGCATTTCTTTATATCAACTCATACATATATATCCGTCCAAAGAAAAACGACAATGAGGAAACTATGTACAATCCCGAAACTCGACCAGAAGCTTTTTGGAAAAGCATACAATCTATGGCTAAAGATTTGTCAATGTCTAAAGATACGCTTAATCAATGTCTTTCATATTTGACTTCTAATGTTGATGATAAACAACCACTTCTTATAAAAAAAGAAGTCGGAAGTATTCAACCAGACCCTTCTCAACCACCACAAAATACTCCCAATATATATGTCCTTAATAAAGAGGGTTATGAACAAGAGATTGAATGGGCGATTTATAAAATGTTGCAAATTTACAATGTTGAATCTTTTGGTGAGTTGACCGGCAATTATAAAGATTAATCAAAATTCGTTTTCTCACGGAGAATAATATATTAAGAAAGGTTGTGATACATGACTAAAATAAATATCATACATTAACTTTGTTCTTTTTGAAAATACAAAAGAGAATATATAAATGTATCCACTCTACAATACCTCTACCCCATCTTCTAATAAAAATCATAACAATATCCACTAACGTAATTAAGAAAGGAAAATACAAATAACACATGATAACAGATAGATACATACCCGATCCTGCTGAATTTTCAGGAAACATTTATTCATCAGACTTTGAAACAAATACAAGAATGTTTCACACCCTGTCTGACATTGCTGACAGAATAAGAGCTGATGAAAGCTTTAATAGAAGTTGCGAAAAGCAAACTTCTATAATTCGTAATAACAAAAATAAAAACAAAGAATCGTGAGGAAAGGCGATGATTAGTTATAGCTAAGATTCAATACACAATGATGAAACTTCCTATAAGGGAGATTATTAAACAAGAATATGATGTTAAAATTGATAAAAATGAAGCTATGTCAAACGAATATCTTATAAAACAAGGTGATTCAATAATATTTGACCAAATAAAAAGATTGCGAGGATATACTTCGTCCCATATATCCGAGATGGTATTAATTGTAGCCAAAAAGAACCCTAAAACAGAAAAAGAGTTAAAAAGAATCTTAGATGAAGGGTTTTATCTTAATGGAATTCACTATAATCGTTTTGGTAAATCGGCTTCTCAAGGAAAAGATGGAATTACAGCTTTCGTTTGTGATGAAATTTTTGAAGCGTTATATATGATTACTCAAATGGATATTCCTATTGACGAATGCGTCATTTCAAAGTATGAAGCTCAAAGATGTCTCCCATTTAGTTCTTGTACTCTTATTGAAGGATATATGCCTAATATCGTAATAATTGGTGAATACGAAAAAACTCTTTCCAACCAATTAATCAAATATGTTGTAGAAAAAAAGAAAGAGTTTACTGATAAAACCACTGGCGAAACAAAATCTTATATTTCTCGTGAAATAGAAGAAGGTTATAGAGATATTAGCCTATCCCCTTTTGATGGATGTGGTTGTCACGAATTAGAATTTACACAAGAGATAAGTAAACAGTTGAATTTGGATTATAATGTCATAGGAACTCAAGTGAGATTACCTTTTATAAAAGGTTATTCTATATATGTGCCATTCCGTGAAATTTTGAAAGAATGGGGATATGAGTTTATTACTGATATTTATGGTCGTAAACATAATGTTGATGATATAGATTGTATTTGGAATATTTCTATGTTCAAAGGTCACAAAATTTTTAAATCTAAATATGGTAATGATGCATGGGAAAAATATATGCAAACAATAGCCAAATATCATTTTAAACTTGGAATAAGTAAATATAGTCATCATGTTAAACACTTAAATAAATACACCAGAATGAATTTTCAATATCTTCAATGTTTAGACTTGTGGAATCCTAAATATATTGAGGCTTATGAAAACAAAAATAAAAAAGAATATGATATTTTAGACGGTGATAATAAGGGTAAAATAATTGAAATAGCCCAATACACTACATCTTTATTCGAGAAAATTATTAAAGGTGATAAATTTTATACCTATAAATTTATGGGTGTAAACGATACTGAAAATTATGAACCCGACAGTAAGTATCTTGAGGCTGCATTAATCAACGATGTTATGTTAAAAGATCCAGCTATCAAACAGTTCATTTACAGAAAATTAAAGAAAGCTATTGATGAGGCAAAGGTTGGGAAAATATATTGTTCAGGATTTTATCATACTGGCGTCGGAGATATGATTGGATATTTACAATATGCAGCAGGATTAACACCGGTTGGTTGTTTAAACGAAAGAGAATTTTATAGCGCCAATTTTGAACAAGGTGATTGTGTGTCATTTCGTTCTCCATTGGTAGACCCTTCTGAAGTTAATAAGATAAAAATTGTTCGTAATGATATTATCAACAAATGGTTTAGACATTTTCAAGATCAGGATGTTGTAATGTTTAATATGTATGATATTTCAGCACCTCAACAAGGCGGCGCTGACTTTGACGGAGATATTTTCTTACTATGTAATGACCCTATTATCATAAATTCTAAAATTGATAAGTTGATTATTTTAGATATTGAAGATAAAATTACGGCAAAATCAAAGCCATATACAAAAGAGAATCTTATTGAATATGAGGTAATGACACGTGATAATCGTATAGGTGAAATTACAAATGTTGTTACCGGCATTGAGAATAAATACACTACCAATGATGAAGTTAAGCAATTATATTCAGATTATTGTTCTTTATTGCGAATTTTCCAGGGCAAAGAAATTGATTTTCTAAAAACTGGTTTTCGTTGGCATATGAATAAAGGTCTTCGTAAATATTTAAAACAACTTCCTTATTTCCTATTGTATAATTATCCTAAAAAATTAAAAACCTACTTCTCTATAGTCGAAAAGAATAAAAATAAAGTACCCGAAGATAAGCTCCCTTTAAACGCATATCATTCCCCTTCCCCTATGAATGAATTATGTGATTACATATGTAGTTGGGAAAAACACAATATTCTATGGGATAATTGTTTGTCAGACTTAGTTGATACTCGATGCTTAATTGTTAATAATGATATTGATTTATCTGATAAAAAAGTAATAAAGATATGCCGTAAATACATTAATGAATATGCCGAGACAATGCGTAGACATATGAATTTGAAAAATGAAGATTTCGATTTGAATTCAGTTATTGATAGTTTTAAAGACAGTTTATCAAAAGAACTTGGTATTGATGAAGAGACAATTGCAAATTATGTTATAAAAACTTCATACAATTCTTTTTCAATCAGTAAATCATTTGCGTGGTCTGCTTACGGAGAATATATTATTGAAAATTTGAAAAATAATACTAATCCAAAGAAAAATATCTCTATCCGTGAAGTTCCATATTATACGGACGGTGCATATGAATACCTTGGTAAGTATTATGAATTTGAGGTAGGTGATTCATATTTACAGTTGTGACGATATTTATCTTTATGAAATAATTGAAGATTATAAGAGTGCCAATTTCTCTAAAAAAGATGAGATTTTCACAAATTTTTGTGATTCAATATGGCATTCAGAGAATAAAAGACGTACATACAAGAAACATATTACATTTTCTGTTGCTCCGAATATATTAAATACAGAGATAGGACAAGTATTTGATATATGGTCATCTGTTGAATATCGTTATTATAAAGTTATGACAAAAGATGGAGACTGGCAATCTATCATACGTCAAAAAATTAATAACCTATATACTCGATATTTTGATAAAAATGTTATTTTGTCTGAACAATATATGAATTTGCTTAAAACCCCTAAAAAATTGTATTATGATTATTTACATGGAGTGGATATGGATTCTTCAGAATTAACAGCAATCATTGATAACGCAATGGATAATGCTAATAATTTAAAGATTAAATTACAAAAAGAAAAAATGTCTTTAAGTTGGGTTAAATATAAAAAAATAATTGAAGAATTTTTAAGAAAAGCTTTTGATAATTGCAAGTTAATTGAAGATTTTGAGGATAAAACAAAATTAAATAACATATATGATTTTATGACAGAAGACCACTTCTATGTAGGTTACATTAATAAAACCTTAGAAGGAGAGTTAATGAAATATCAAAAAAGATATTATGGATTACCTCAAAATTCAAGAAAAGGTTATATTCGATGCAAACTATGTGGAGATATGATTGTACGCACTAATAATAAGAAAATGTATTGCGAGAAATGTGCAAATGCTAAAGAAAAATATCGAAAACGCAATAACGCATATAAATATCGAAAAGTAGCGAAATAGAAAATCCTACTTTTCCGCATGCCTAAGCCATTTGTGAGCATTTTTATGTGTGTATATATAAGATATGGGTAGCAAAGTAACTGAAAATATCGTTATGTGCCGACTTGGCTATTATGTCTTGTTGACACATAACGTAAAAAATGAATCCAACGAATGCTTTGTTATGGACACAAGATAACTCGGTGCAGATTGGTTAGTCACCATGCCGAGATTATATGAACGTTGAGTATTGACATAGAAGGATACTTTTGTGTAGGTACTTTTGGTATATTGTGAGATATATCAAGTAGACGGAAACTGTCAATAACAAATATAAGTGCAAAACATTATCGCAGCAAAAAGTAGATTTCAGGACGTTGGTATAATAGACGCTCACTCGGTGAGAAGAATCTTGAGGCTTGCTAGGTGGAACTGTGCAAGATTGTAGAGAAAATCCAAATAAGCCAATTGTGTCGTTGATACGCAGAAATGTGTGTATAAGCCCTGTTTATCGTCCGAGTAGCCCAAATCGACATTAAAATAAAACACATATAATAGAAGAATTTATAAACAAAAAATCTTTTCTGAATGACATGGGTGAAAGATAGAGGTAATCAGTCCTCTTTATTCTTGATGCTTAATGCATTGCTATAGAAGTAATGAGGTAGCTCCTTATTGCTCAGACTATAGCAGATAATGACTGAATATTGGTACGATTTTGTGTTTGTAAGGCGAAGGTCTGTTTTGTGTTCATTATAAAGCATTTGTTGGATTAATGAATGTAAAATCAATATGCTTATAAGTAATAATACTACTATTTGCGTAATTGAATAAAAATTCAAAGCCATTGGTGATATTTCACCAGTGGCAATCCCGTTTCTTTTTAATTTGAAGTTTAATTATTAATGAATTATTCTTGTATTTTCTTTTAAATTGTGGTATTATAGAGATGGAAGAGATAAATTATATTTTTCGGCATATAATATATTCATTGATTTTAAAGGAGATGAATGTATGTCGAGCGAGAATGAAAGATTTGGTGATATTATGCCTGTAATTATTGAAAGAATTATAAGATTTGAAAGAGCTGAAACGGATGCCTTTATTAAACAACAAAATAAACGACTTGCTCAATTAAGAGCAATAGAACGAAGAAAAAAAGAAGGTAAAAGAATACAAACGAAGCCAATAATCGAAGAATTACAACGTGCAGGCATTTTAGATGAGAATGGTGATTTGGCTATACCTTATCGTGACGAGGAATAGCAGTATGAATAATACTAATGAAAAATCTCATTTGATGTATTCTACTCTCCCAAACATAATTATTGGGTTTCATGGTTGTGACCAAGAAGTTTTTAATAAAATATTATATGAGCATAAACCATTTAAGCCTAGTACAAATGAATATGATTGGTTAGGTAATGGAATGTACTTTTGGGAGCAAAATTTGGAACGTGCATGGGAATGGGCTACTTGTGGAATGACTAATCCTAAATTAAAAATTGAGAAACCAGCTGTAATTGGTGCAGTGATTGATTTGGGATATTGTTTGAATTTACTTGATAGTTATAATATACAAATGTTAAAGTTGCAATATGAACTTTTCACTGCTAAAATGTCTATTCTTGATAAACCTACTCCGAAAAATAAAAATGTTAAAGGTAACAATGATTTATTATTACGATATTTGGATTGTGCTGTTATAGAAGATCTGCATAAAGATATGAAAGATAATGGTTTAAGACCTTATGATTCTGTCAGAGGAGTTTTCTTAGAAGGCAATCCTATCTATGAGACCTCTGGATTTCGAGAACAGTCTCATATTCAAATCTGTATTCGTAATCCAAATTGTATAAAAGGTTTCTTTGCTCCGAAAGAAATTGATGATAGTTGGCATACACCTTAATTTAATAAAGAAAATACAGTTAGAGTCAGTTATAGTAACTGGCTCTTTTTTTTGTGCAAAAATATAGCAGGTTGGTGTAAAAGTAGCATATAAGACTCATTATCTTATGATAGACGTGCAATTCGTCTACCTGCCCCCATTAAGTGATATTTCATTGAGCATTTCACACGTACAAAAGAAATGCACGCCCTTTGTGGCAAATTTAATAGAAAGAAGTGAAAGGCAATTAAACCCGTTTCCAAAGAAGAATTGAATATCCTCATTAAAAATGGCATTATCGTCAGAAGTTCGAATGGTTATATTGACCCTGAAACACATTTTGTTGTAGGGCATTACAGAACAAAAGGCGGTGCTGGTCGTGTATATATTGAGGATGTATATGCTGATAAGGCAAAAAAATTATATTTGAAAGGATAAGAAGGACATATGGCAAAGATAACAAAGGCAGTTTCTTTAAAGAATGCGGAAATAAATATGGAAGATATGACAATCACTGAAACAACAAAAGATGATATAAAAGTATATTCATTGGACAAGTTGTTGGCGGACTGGAATCATATAAGCGGTATCTCTCTTACGATTAAGCAGGACAATGATATTCCTGCCGATGAATAAGCGTAAGGGCGGTGGACGTTATTAAGTTTGAAAGACTTCAAGATGAAACTGAGGAAGAACTTATTTACAGAATTTGTTCTCAAAAAGACATAATAGGAACTTGGTCTGACGTTGCAGTGGTAATCAATAAATTAACAGGAAACGATTTTGGCGAAAGTACATATCGAAAGAAGTTTCAATCTTTCCAAAAAATGTTAAATGCAAATCAGAGTAAGTTTAGTGAGTCAAGTGAGCAACTCAAAGAGATTGAGTTGCAAAAGCGTGAGTTGGAACGTGAGAAGATAAAATTCAGAGATGAACGAAATGCTTGGCAAAAGCAAAATTATATTGATGCCCGTATGGAACAAAAGTTAGATTTATTGGAAGAACAATTACTTTCACAAGGTAAAGTAAATTTTGAAAAGCATGGTGATGTAAATATATCGTCTAATAACGACATACTTGTAATCCTTAGCGATTTCCACATTGGACAAACCTTTTCTTCTCCTTGGGGCGATTATAATTCTGATATTGCTAAGAGAAGATTAAGTCGGTTATTAAGCGAGATTATAGAAATACGTCAGTTATACAATTCTGAAAACTGTTTCATTTCGTTGCAAGGTGATATGTTGAGTGGAAATATTCATAAAACAATTCAAGTCACTAATAGAGAAAACGTTATTCAGCAAATTAAAATTGCCAGTGAATTGATTTCTTCTTTTTGTTATGAATTGAGTAAACATTTTGCGGAAGTTTATATGTCAAGTGTTGTAGGCAACCACTCAAGAATTGACAAAAAAGAAGAAGCGTTGCACGATGAAAGATTGGATGATTTGATTACTTGGGGTGTGAATTTATCCTTGAAACATATAGTAAATTTTCATATATTAAATAATAATTTCGACAACGGTATTTCTTCGATGGAGATTCGAGGTAAAGATTATATTAATGTGCATGGCGATATGGACGCATATAGTAAGAATGGTGTTTCTAACTTATGCATGTATCTTGGATATATTCCATATGCAATTACGTATGGACATCTTCATACTTGTGCAGTAGACGAAACAAATGGAATAAAAATGATTCGTGGAGGTAGTCTTGCAGGAAGTGGAGATTCATATACGATTGAGAAACGATTGTCGGGAAAGGCATCACAGATGGTATGTGTGTGTAATAAAAATGGAGTAGTATGCTACTACCCTATTGAGTTAAATTAAAAAAATAATTGTAAGAATGAAAGGAAAATTAATTATGAAGAAAAACGATATTATTATAACTTATGCAGAAAAGAACAATGTAACAAAGAAGGTAGCAACAGAAGTTGTTGGTTCAGTTATTGATATTATAAAGGACGGCATTTTGACAGAGGGTGTTGTTGATATTACTGGTTTTGTAAAGTTTACAAAGGTACATAGAGAAGCAAGAACAGGTAAAAACCCTCGTACAGGTGAAGCTATTGCTATATCAGCAAAGTATGCACCAAAGGCAGAATTCAAGAAAGCATTTAAAGATCAAATCAACGAATAATAGTGAGGTTAAACATATGAAGAATTACATAGTAGATGATATGGAAACTTTGGCAGATGATATTATATTTGAACTTGATCATCAGTCAAAAGTATTTAAGAATATATCGGTAATTGGACATTATGAAGATATTGAACCAATTATAAAAGAATTGGCTTGTTATGATGATGTTTACTTCATATCACTTGAGATAGGTTTGAGTGGCGTGGTTGAGTATGATGATGAATATATTTTATCTATCAACAACGAGTATGAGGTTTTCGTTGAACCGGCTAAGAGAAATGACAAATATTTCAATTATGATAGTGAGGTACTATATATTCTCAGTGATTGCTCGTCAAGACTAATTCATTGTAATTTGAATAAAAACGCAGAAGTTTATGAAGTGGATTATGCTGATGAAGTTGAAGAAGACTATGAAGATGAGTTGATTGATGATATTGATGACGGCAAGTATGTTGTTGTTAAATCAAATTTGAGTGATGATGAGATTAGAGACTTACTTGGTAGAGCAAGAGATAATCTTAATCATATGGATGAATGTTTTGCGGAAATGGACAGAATTCGTGAAATATTCGGTTGGTGAACTATATGAATTGTGAGAGTGTGTGAGAAATTGCACACTCTTTTTCTATGGGTAAAATGGTTTCTTTGTCGAGGTTCAATTCCTTGATTGCTCGAAATGTTATGTTTTTCGTTTATGAAACGGAGAATATGAAAGTAGGTCGTCATTCAATTAGATTGACGATTAATTACGTATTTAGAATAGGGCAAGTCGGAGTAGCTACCGATTTGTATAGAGTTCCTACCACTCTTCCCTATTCTATATATTATCAAATGGTAGCAAGAAAGGTAGGATATTTTATGGGATTGATAAATGAAGAAGTTGAAATAGAATTAAATAATAGACTAATCACGCATTATGAAGGACTTGGCTATATAATGCCAAGAATAAAAAAGAACTATAAATGGGTAATTCCACAAGGAACTACAATAAAAGTAAAAGCAAAAGATTTACCAAAATCATCTAATGTATATGTTAATGTAAAATGCGATTGTCCTAATTGTAACAATATTAAGAGTATTCAATATTCAAAATACAGAAAAAATGTTGAAAGAAATGGCATGTATTTATGTACATGTGATGTTCAACATCGTGATTATGCTAGTGGGTTAACAAAAGAACATATTATTGATTCACTAAAAAATTTTTATGATAAAAATAATAGATTTCCTAAAAATAATGAATATACAATTGAAAACGGCTTTTCATTTACATATAGCACAATGTTGGATAGATTTAGAAGATACGGCACAACATTAAATGATGAGTTGGCGAAGATAAATTGTTATGAATTATCAGTTCCTAATGTAAATTATTATGATCAATATATTGAAGGATTAAGAAAAGCAATTCACGAAAATCCGCAAATTGGGAACAATTTGTATCTTCTGTCTCAGGGCGATAATTGTAAAAAATACAAATTGCCAAATATACGATGGTTTGTAAATAATTGTCCTGATAAAACTGTTAATAATATTGACACGTTTAAAGAATGGGCTGGACTTTACACAAGACACATGACAAAAGAGCAATGTACTGCAATAATATTAGATATGGCAAAGAAATACGATAGACCTCTTATGTATGATGATTTTAGAGGTTATAAGTATGGACAAGTAAGCATTCAAATGATACGTAATATTTGGGGTTCTTTAAATAAAATGAAACAGGATTTAGGATTGGAAATAAATATAGATTCAATGATAGATAAACAATTATCGAAAGAAGATTTTGATGACATGATTGCCACTATATGCGATTTTATTAGGAGTGATGGAAGAAATTTTATTACAACTAGAGAAATCAATGCTCACTCTAATTGGAGTAATTATAACACTTTAGAAAAATATGCAAAGAAGTATTACTCTAAACAATTATCAGAAATATTTGAACAATATAACATTTCATTTGGGAAGCAAGGATGTGGGATAAATTTCACCTTTTCAGACAATGAACATGTTACGAGTCAATTTGAATATATGTTTTCTAAATATTTAAAAGAAAAGGGACTAAAATACAATATTGATTATTTTAGGGATGTAAAGTATTCGACATTTATCCCAAATTACAAAGGCAATATGAACTGTGATTATGTCATACACATAGACGGGAAAATAATTTACATAGAGATTGCAGGTATTTTAAGTGAATATAAAACTTGGTTTTATGCTAACAAAGCTATATCTCGAAGTAAATCAAAAGAAAGATATAGACAAAAATTATTTAAAAAAGAATTTTTATTAAAATCTAATAATCTTATCTATTTTATTTTATTTCCATGTGATTTAACTAGAGAGAATTTTGAAAATATATTGACCAATCCGTCTTTGGAGTTAAAAAAGAAAATCGAACATTTCTATCAGAATAATATTGATTGGGTTAAAATCAGAAATACAACCGGGGAATTGGACTATTCTAAACAATTTCTAAGAAATGCATATGTCAAAAAGAAAATTAGTTAAACTTGTTGTTTTAATTTAGGAAGGAAGTGATTTTTATGGATGGTAAACCTGCGAATAGATCAGAAGAAATAACTGATGAAGAATGGCTAACAGTAAATGAGTTCAATCGAGATATGGTAGAAGATTATCTTAACAATCAAGTGCATCTTTCGCCTAAAAGTTTAATTGCCTATCGTAGTGCATTGAGGATATTTTTCGTTTGGGTGAAGAACAATTTACATGATAAAAATTGTACAGAAATTCGTAAGAAAGAGTTTTTAAGATATTTAAATTGGCTCGCTGTTAGAGGATTTTCAGAATCGGGAATAAAGTTTAAAAAGTCATCGGTGAGTGCTTTTAATAAATTTATTGAAAATTTTTACGAAGACGATTATCCGCAATTTCGCAATTATGTTACTTCCGAGATGCAAATTCCCAAAACAGGAAGGGTTTATACAAAAGAGCCATTAACTCCAGAGGAAATAGAACACTTGTGTAAAGTTTTAGAAGAACGTGAAGAATGGCAAAAGCTTGCGTATGTAAAATTTACATATTCAACAGGTTGTAGACGAGCAGAATCAAGACAATTATTAAAGGAAGTTGTAAATTACACACCTAAAAGAAAAATGGTTACAATCATTGATGAAAACGGAAAAGAACAAGAGGTTGAATCAGTGTCGTATAAAACACATGAAATTCGTTGCAAGGGACGTAGTTCTGTTGGAAAAGTTCGTCATCTTCAGTTTGGACAAGATGTTATGGATACTTTAAAGAAATGGCTTGAGATTCGTGGAGAAGATGATTGTCCTTATATGTTTGTTATTAAACAAAAGAATGGTGAAACTCATCAAGTCGGAGAAGGAACATTTAACGATTGGTGTATCGGCGAAATTTCAGAAATTGTAGGGCGTAGATGTACGCCGCATAACTTCCGTCGAAGTAGAGCGACCAATCTTGTTTGTCATGATCACAGAAGTTTAGAAACGGCACAAAAGTTATTGGGACACGAAAGTAGTGAAACAACTCAAATATATGTAATCCGAGAAGATTCTGATGATGCCGATGAGGCATTTATTTAACAAACAATAAATCAACAAAGAAAGAGTAGGTACCCCCCTGCTCTTTTGTCATATAGGAAGAAAAGCAATTATGTAGGTGCAAATCCTGCACTTCCTCAAAATATGTTAAAGGAGCTGTTAATTATGGCAGTAAAAAAGACTGAGCAACCAGTAAAATTAACGGCTGCTCAAGCAAGAGAAAAAGTTAAAGAGTTAGAAGAAAAAATAGAGAAATATGATTCTACTGCATTTTGTTTAATGTGTAAAAAACATAAAAATAGAGAAACTCATTTCTATGTGAATACAGATCCGATGTATGGTGAAACTACTTGCACTCCTATATGTCGAGAATGTGCGAGAAAAATAGCATTGAGAGTAGATAAAAATGGAGAAGAACATGAACCGACTAAGGAAAGTGTAATTTTGGCATTGAAATATTTGCAAAAACCATTTTTAAATACTGTATGGAACGCAAGTGTGCAGGAATCTGAAAATTTAATAGCCGGAAAGGTAAAACATAATGCATGGTCGGCTTATATTAAAAATATTCAAATGGTAAATTATCTTGGTTTGACATTTTTTGATTCGGACTTTTATAAAGAAAAAATCGTTTATGATGATGAAAAAACTGAAGTAAATATCATAAATGAGCATTTGGGGCAAGACGTTTATGAAGATTGTCAAAAGAATAAAGAGGATGTTAAACGTCTTCTTAATTATGATCCATTTGAACAAGAGGCTATTGAAGATCAACCTTTTTTATATTCGCAATTATTAGGATTATTGGATTCTAGTGAAGATGCTAATGACGATATGATGAGAACTTCATCTGCAATTTCAATAGTTAGAGGCTTTCTTCAGCAGTCAAAGATAGATGATACGGTTGCTAAATTAATGTCTGATATAAACAATATTGAAAAAAATTCAGCAACAATTAAAACTCTACAAGATAGTAAAAGCAAAATTACATCTATTATTACGAACTTGGCTCAAGATAGTTGTATTTCATTGAAATATAATAAGAATGCAAAAAAGGGTGAAAATACTTGGACAGGTAAATTGAAAAAAATTAAAGATCTCGATTTAAGAGAAGGAAGAATAAATGGATATAATATAGATACTTGTAAAGGTATGCAACAAGTTGCTGATATTAGTATGTCTGCTATTTTAAAAGCTTTGAACAACGATGAATCTGAATGGGCGGATATGGTAGCAGAGCAAAGAAAAAAACTAAGTGCATTAACTGAGGAGAATGATGGGTTGCGTGAAGCTTTTCGTATTTTATTACAAGAAAATTTAGATTTGCGAGATACAATGCAAGATAAAAATTTATTGAAAGATGCTAATTTATGCGACCTCGATAACATTGTTAATACATATGTATTAGGGAGGAAAAAGGAAAATGAAGAAGAAAATACTACCTGAGTTTCGATATGACAGGGATACTATTGAAAAATATGAGGAAGAATTATATGGAACAGTTTAAATATCCAGTTGTATATAATGATGAAATTGCAAATAGATGTATATATGGTGCTTCATTTGTTCGAGAACTTTTGGGAATAGAAAATCACACAAAAATATATCATAAGGATATTATATATCCTATGAGTTCTCGAAAGGTGGAAGGTTTTCAAAGGATTGCCGAAGAAAAAAATTATTATCAAGAAAACCCCGTTAAGTTTATAAAAGATTTTTTTAATATACAGCTGTTAGATTCTCAAGCATATTTAATGCAAATGTCATGGGCTACTCCCCAAGTTATGATATGTGCATCTCGTGCATATGGTAAAAGTTTTTGGATTGTTTTATTTGCAATGGCAAAACAAATGTTAGCTATTCAACCTTGGAACTGTTATATTGCTTCCGGTAGCAGTCAACAATCAGCTACAACTTTTAAAAAATTAGAGGATATTGCGAATGACAGAATAGCTTCATTAATAAATTCTTCTGGATATATTTTCAAAAATGAAGTAGAAGTTCCAAATGCAAGTGGCGATGGTTTTTCACACAATCCAAGTGGTTTTACATATAGTTTACATAATGGTTCGTTCTCCAGAACGCTTTCGTCGAATATCGATCGTAATAGGGGCGCTCGAGCCTCATGTGTTATTTTTGACGAAAGTGCTTTTTTGTCTCAAGATTTACTTTCTGTTTATAAGGCTTTTTGTGCCACAAAAAACGAATTTGCTACTGGTTTTGATAAAGATGGAAATATGATAGACCAAACAAGATTATTAGCCATTCCTAAACCTATTCCTAATCAATTAGTTTATGTTTCATCTGCTTCTTCTACAGACACTCCCTTTTATACAATGTATCGTGATTTTAGCAAACAAATGATTATGGGAAATAAAGATTATTTTGTAGCCCAAATTGATTGCGATTTAGTTATGAAACCTACTATTATGAATATCCCCACTACACCTGCTCTTACACGAGAAATGATAGAGTCTGACATGCGTTCTAATCCCGAAAAAGCACGTAGAGAGTATTATTGTGAATTTACAACTGACGCAGGTTCGGATGCAATTATAAGACGTGGAGTTATTACTCGCAATGAACGAGTATACAAACCATTACTTTATAATGATACGGGTGATAAGAAATTTGTAATTGCATATGACCCAGCCAGATCACGAGATAACTCGGTCATTCTTGTTGGAGAAATATACGATTCTAAATTGCCAGATGGCTCAACTGAAAAGAAAATGCGTTTAGTAAATTGTATGAATCTTATTGATGTTGGTAAAAAGATTAAGTCGCCAATGCAAACACAAGATCAAATAAAATACTTAAAAAAAGTCATATTGGATTATAACGGTGGTGCAGATGGATATGGTAATATTATTGGTGTTTATATTGATGCCGGTTCAGGTGGTAGTGGCGTAAATATTGCCGATTATTTAATGGAGGATTGGGTCGATTCGGCAGGAATAACACATAGAGGACTTATAGATAAAGAATATTCTTCTGAATATGTAAGTAAGTTTCCCAATGCCGTAAATAAGATACATCTTATAAATCCAGCCGGTTATAAATCTGAAATGTATGAAGCAATGATTGAATTAATGAATCAAGATAAAATTACATTTACTGCACCATATGATAATAAAGATTATTTAACAGTTTTTGATATTGATGAAGACGTTTTAAACAAAGCAAAGGAAGATATAAAAAAACAACTTAAAGAAAAAAATCTTCCACAAGATGAATATGACCAGCAATTCCAAAAAGAATTGGACAAGATTCAATCAGTAAATACAAAAACAATTAAATTGGATTGGCAAGATAGGATTGCTTTGGCAAACTTGGATAGCCTAAAAGAAGAAATTGTGAATATGGTGCGTAAACCGAGAGAGTCTGGCAAGGATTCATTTATGTTAACTCCCGAAAAAGAAAACAAACTTCACGACGATAGAAGTTACACTTGTGCTCTTGCATCTTATGCTCTTATGTGTGAGCGAAGAAAAAATATAACGCAAAGAAAACGACCGAAAACAGGAAATCTTGTAGATATGCTTCCTATTAGGAAAGCGAAAAGATTTTCTTCAATATAAGAAAGGGTGAGTTTTATTGAAGAATAATGAAGAGGTGAATAACTCACCTAATAAAAAACAACCAACTATTGCAGAAATGAAAGAGTTTTATGAAAAAAATAAAAAACGTTTAGAAAAATTTGACAAAAGCATGGATGCTTTAAAACGTTTAAGGAATGAAAATAAAAATACCAAACTTAGAACAATAAATAACTATTCAAAAGAATCAGTTAAGACATATATAAAAAATGTTAGTTCAAATGAGGCAAATCTACGTAATTTATCACGTTATTTATTTTATCGTTCAGAAATTTATTACAGATTATGTAAGTATTATGCAAATCAAATAGACACAAGCATTCATTCTGTTATCCCTAATTATAGTTTAGTTGAAGATAATGACAAAGATAGTATTTTACAATCATATGAAGCAACATTAAATGTGTTGGATGATATGCACATACAATATGAGGTTTTTAAATCAGCAGTTGTAAATATGCGAGAAGATGTGTTTTATGCTTGCTCGTATTATACAGAAGGCGAAGGTATGTTTTGGCTTCCACTAGATGCAGATTATTGTAAAATCAATGGAGTATTTACCGATGGTTCATATTCATTTGCCATGGATATGTCTTACTTCAGAAAAAATGCTGATTTGCTAGAGTATTATGGTGAACCATTTACTTCATTATATAAAGCATATGAAAGTTCGGGCGACAAATATCAACAAATGCCTGAAGAATATGCAGTATGTACTAAATTCAGGTCGGAGGATTGGGAGACTGTTGTTCCCCCATTTACTCCGATTTTCTTGAGTTTAATTGACTTAATGGATATGGCTGATTATCAAGCAGTTCAAGAAGCTGCAAATATATACAAGTTAGTATGGCTTGAGATGAAAACTATGGGTAATGACGAACCAGATAACTGGAGTGTTGACCCAGAAATAATGATTGAGTATTTTAACAAAATGATAAATGATGCCATTCCTGACTATATTTCAGCGGCTATTGTACCAGGTGAATTACATGAAATTAGTTTTCCTGATAGTGGTGCGGATAGTGATGTTACAAAAGTTGAAAAGGCAACAAAAGAAATTTTGAATAGTGCCGGAGGTGCTCAGATATTAAATCTAAATTCCGCATCAAATTCAACTGCTTTCAAATATGGGGTAGCGGCAGATACGGAATTTATTATGTCCCCTATTATTCCACAAATTGAAGCTATTATAAATAGACTGCTTCGTTTTTATGTTGGCGAAGACCATTGTAAAGTAAAATTCTTTGAAGTTGGTATTTTTCAAAAAGAAGATTTCAGAAAATCTTTATTGGAATCGGCACAGTATGGATTACCAACAAAGTTAATGGTAAGCTCTTTAAATGGGTTTTCGGAAAAAGAAACAATGGCTTTGAATTTCTTAGAAGAAGATATTTTGTCTGTTTCAACGAAATTCCAACCGTTAAGTAGTTCTTATACGCAAAGTGGAGATGGTTCAAATACCAAAGATGAATCCGATTTAACAGATGCAGGATTACGAACTCGTGACGAAGACCTAAACAATAAATAAGGCGGTGATGTCAATGGGCAAAAAATTTATTAAAGTTTCTGATGTTGAAACAGCAAATTTATTAACGAAATTGGGGTTTCAACTGATAGATAAAACAAGCGGAATATATACATTTCTTAATAATACAACAACAAAATTTTCAAACGACATAGACAAAAGTAAAGTTCAATATAGCAATGTATTGTTCATATAATACTCCCCCTTTTGTGAGGAGTTACATTCTTAAAGAAAGGAGGAGTTAGATGGCAAAGAAATTATTGTTTTTGGAGGATTTGTATGAGTTCTACATCAATAAGAAAGAAGATATTCGTTTTTCATCAATAGAAAATGATAATTCCCCTATTGTAGTTCAAACTCATGGAAATCTAAATTTTGAAAAGAATACTGTATCTGATGGACTAATGCCTGTTGTATTGCAAGCATGCCATACTCAAAAGAATATTAATGGATCAAATATTAATGATGATGTTATGGAAGATGCATTGCCGAGTTTTTGTAATCGTCCGATTTTAGGATATATACATACGGTTAATGGACAACCTGAATTTTACACACATAATCTTCATTTAGATGATGATGGTAATGTTGTTTATGATGAAGTACCGTTAGGTATCATTCCCGAATCTTGTAACGCAAAAATAGTATATGACGAAGAAAAGCAGAAAAAGTATGTTAATATTAAAGGTTACATATTTGAAGAATATAGTAAAGCTGCTGAAATTCTTAAAAGAGAAAATGAATGTTCCGTTTCAGTAGAATTAGCGATTGAAGAATTAAGCTTTAATGCTAAAGAAAATATTTTGAATATTGAAAAATTTCATTTTAACGGAGTTACTATTTTAGGCAAAACAGAAGACGGTGATGTGGTAAGACCCGGAATGGTAGGTTCTAATATAAAGATTGGCGATTTTAGTCAAGATACTAATAGCATTTTTGAGAATTATGAAAATAAATTAGATTCACTTCGTGAAAGACTTGATGAAATTATTTCACATTTTGAAAAGAATGATAAGAAAGGAGGAATGCAAATGAGCAAGTTTGAAGAATTATTAAAGAAGTATGATAAAACAGTAGATGATATTGATTTTGATTATGAAAGTTTGTCTGACGAAGAACTTGAAGTAGCTTTTCAGAAGGCTTTTGATGGTAATTCTGATACAGATAATGTAACTAATGAAGACAATAAATTCACAAAAACTTTTGAGCTTTCCCACGATGATATTCGTTGTGCTTTGTATAATCTTTTGATTCCTTTTGAAGAATCTGATAATGCAGACTATTGGATTTCAGATGTTTATGATACATATTTTATTTATGAAGACTGGAATAATCATATATATGGTCAGAAATATGATGTAGATGGTGATAATGTTGCTTTTGACGGCGAAAGATATAACTTACATCGTGAATTTTTGACTGACAGTGAATTTGCAGAGTTGCAGTCTATGCGTTCAAATTATGCAGCGTTGGTAGACTTTAAAAATGAAACCGATGCCAAAGAACTTCATTCCCAAAGAGAAAAAGTCTTGACTGATAAAGCATATGAAATCATTTCTGCAAAAGACGATGAGGGTAATTTTATTAATGAATCTTTTGCGAAACTATATGAGAATATGGATAAATATTCTCCTGAAGACCTTATAAAAGAAGTTAAAATTCTTGTTGGAGAATATGCTTTGCAAGGCGGAGATGTTGAAACAAAAGTAGAAAAGAAATCTGCTGTCAAACATTTTTCTAATCCAAATGGTAATGAAAAAAAGACAAGTAAATATGGTACATTAAAATTCAAATAATATTCGCTCTCTCGAATTGATATGCACTTGCGTATCCGTTCGAGGGTGTTTTTTTTATGTAAAAAATTAAGAGGAGGAAATAAAAATGGCAAACATGAGCATTAAATATGAGATTGCAAAACATGCCACTGCAAACCCATCAAATGTATTGTCTGGTGGTACATACGGCGGTCATATGTTTTCAATCCTTTTGGGCAGCGACACAGACAATGGTAATTTGATAGCCGTTGGAGATTGGGATAGTCTTGACCTATTTAAGGAGGCTGCTGTTACTAAATTTGAAGGAAAGATTGTAGAGAAGATGGGTAATGGTAATTATCTTGTATTGGTTACTGACCCTGGTGATGCAGTTTTGGTATATCAAGTTCCAGTAGGTGCAGAAGAATGGACAAATGAATGGAAGAAAGAAAGCAACCTATATAACAAGACTGGTGATATAGTTCGTTGTTATGGTTTGGTGAAGTATGATCGCTTTGAAGTTTCTGCTGAAGGCTTCAACGGTACACCAGAAGTTGGTTCTTCGATTACAGGCGTAGCTAATAAGAAGCTAACAGTAGCCTAATAAAAGCAAAGGAGGTTAAATAAATGCGAATTTCAGATAATTTAACAAGAGTATTTTCAAAGCCTGAAAATGATTATGAAGGTTTTAAAAGCTTTTTGTATGACTATACACATGGTATCCAGATATTTGATGAAGATGGTAATAAGGTAAGTTCTGCACAAGCAAATGAAAAAATTAATAAAGTTTGTTTGGATATTCTCGGCTTTGACGAAGGTTACAAACCAACAAGAAGAGATATAAAGAGAGCCATGAGAAGAAATGGTATTGAACTTATGGAAGTTCTTGAGGAAGCTGTCGATTTCAAGGTTACAACAGGTTTTCAGGATAATGAATTCTTCAATGATTTTGTTGAAAGCAAGAACATTGCCAATGGTGATAAAAATGAATATTGGGTTAAGAACAACGATGTTATTCTTACTGTTGCTAAGGTTTCGGGTGACCACCATGACCTTTCATTACAGAAATTGGCGGAAGGACAAAGTTTTTCTGTTCAAACTTCTAATTATGCAATAAAAGTCGGAATGGATATTGATGTTTATCTTACTGGTAGAAAAGATTGGTCTGAATTTGTTGATGCAATTTCAATTGCTTTCCAAGAAAAAATTCAGAATGATATGTTTACTGCTTTTGTAGAAGCAGATAATAAGCTACCGGCACAAGATAAGTTTGTAATTACAGATGATTTGACTAAGGAAAATAAGAGCAAGTTTGATGAACTAATTGAAGATGTTGAAGGTGCAAATGGTGGCGCATCTGCCGTTATTCTTGGTTTAAAGTCGGATCTACAAAAGCTTGAAAGACTTCAAGATGTAGATTGGATTGCTGATAGTCAGAAAGAAGAAAGAGCAAGACTAGGTAGACTTGGTTCATATGGTGTTAATACACTTGTAGAAATTCCACAAAGATTTGTAAAGAACGATGTTACAAAGAAACTTATTAAGCCAGGTAAATTGTATATTATGCCTAACGTTGATAATAAATTTGTTAAGTTCACTGATGTTGGTGAAACGGAAATTAGAGAAGAGAGTGAAAAGGGTGACCGAAACGATGACTTCCAGACATATGAAGTTCAACGTGAAATGGGTATTGCTGTAATTTTGGACAAGTACCATGGTGTCTTTAATATTGCAAATTAATACATATGGACAGAGTAAAAGGAGATTTGATTAATGGCATATACAAAAAAAGTTGTTACGGAAAAGAAAACAGAAGAAACTGCTGACCAATCAGTTGACACTGAAACAACCAAAGATGTTGAAGAAAAAACAGAGGAAAAGGTTACTGAAAAAAAGAAAAGAGTTTTCAAAGACTCTGACCCTATTCTATGTATGTCTATAACACCTGGTCAACTTGGTATGTTTGGTTTAAAGACAAATATTCATTATAGTTGGGTTGCTCGTGGAGATGAAACAGAAGTAGAATATCAAGATTTGGTTGCTGCTATTCGCTCAGGAAAAAAGCATATTACTGAACCATATTTCATCATCAAAGATGATGATTTCTTGGAGGCTTTTCCTAATGTAAAAAAATTATATGGGGACATGTATTCTATTAAGGATTTAAGAAGTGTAATTACTGATTTGGACGCAAACAGTATGAAATTGACAATCAATTCATTACCTTCGGGAGCAAAGGAATCTATCAAGAATATAGTTTCATCAATGATTATGAATGGTCAGATAGATAGTGTTTCAAAGATAAAAACTTTAGACGAAATATACGATACAAAGTTTATGACAATGACTGAATTGTATGGAGATTAAGGAGGTGCGAGATGACATCTTCTTATGAAGATATATATTCTCGTTTCCTACAAAAATGCACAGATTATGATTTTATAGAATTAGACGAAGAAACTGTTTATGACAATATGGAAGGGTGGTTACATTCAGTTGCCTCCCTCCCCTATGTTCGTGTTAAATTTAAAACATTTAGTCTTAATGATGAAGTGTTAAAAATGAATTGGGAGTTAAAAAATTCTATAGACGATAATTCTGACGAATTATTTGTCATTGAAGTATTTGCACAAGGAATGATTATTCAATGGTTAGAGCCTAAAGTAAAATCAATTCTAAATGTAAAACAATTTTTTGGTGGTAAAGAAGAAAAATTTTATTCCCAAGCAAATCATTTAAATGAATTACGTTCATTGTTGTCAGACGCTAATATATCTTTAAGAAAACTTCTTAGAGACCACGGATATATTATTAATTCATATATAAGCGAGGAATAGTGTCATGAAACATAAATACGGTTATTTTTCACAACGACAAATAGATTTAACAAAACAGTCTATTCGTAAATCTATATTTTTCTTATTATTATGTGCAGATCCAAATACGAAACAAGAATATCAATACATAAATGTTAATGAGGCTTTTGTCAACTTATTGAATAGGTTAGGTGGATTAAATAAGCTTTTATATGAGCCGTCAGAACTTGTAACAATTATGAGTTTACTTGAACAGGCTTTGTCTCTATATGATGAAAAAGATTTTAATTTTAAATTGTATAGAAAGCTTTTACTGGATGCCGGCTCAGAAGCTTTGAAAATCAAGGGCGGTGATTAAGTGCTGTCTTTAGACTTATATAAAAGAACTCATTTGCGTAATGGTGTTCTTACAAACGGGCAAGTCCGAAAGCGTCAGTCGGACATGATTGAAGAACAGACTTGGTTTGAAGATATACAAAGTAGAAAATGCTATATTTATGATTATTTCCATGATGATAATAATCATTTAAACCAAGGTATGGACTATTCTTCAACTTCTAAGACACCTATAGACGCAAAATTCATTGTTACTCAATATGGAACATTGTCAAAAGACCAAGTTGAGTATCATTTACAACTTCGTCCGAATCAGAAATTAAAATTTAATGAGGGTGACGATTTATATTATTATGAAGAAAATTTTACAAATAAATATGGAGCAACCTTCCCTATTGGTTTGTATTGTGATATTCCTGATGATAACGGAGTATATCACAAATGGCTTATTTGTTCAAAAGAAGTCGGAAATCAATTCATAAAATATAGTATCTTACCTTGTAATTATTATTTTCATTGGATTGAAGTTCAAAATAATAAACGCATTAAACGCAAAATGTGGGGCGTTACAAGAAATCAAAATTCATATAATAGTGGATTGTGGTCTAACTATGTCTATACTACTATTGAAAATCAGAATATGGCTTGGTTGCCTATGAACAGTATAACCGAGAAATTATATTATACTCATTCTGATGATAAAAATAGTAATCAACGCATAGTAATGAGTGCTCCGATTGATGTTCCGATTGTTTGGAAAATCAGTAAAGTTGAAACTACTCAACCTTTTGGTCTTCAAAAACTTACATTGTATCAAGATGTTTGGAAACCTTTTGCTGATTATATAGATAAAGAAGACAAAGATGACATTTTTGCAATGTATGCAGACTATTATTCAACCAACATTGAACCAGAGACTACTGAAGATAACAGTTCAAATAAAATTCAAATTTCATGTAATACCAACACTATTAAAGCAGGTGGTAGTTATAAACTTTTAAAAGTTGCTATTTTTGATAGTTCGGGTACTGATATAACGAATAAATATTTGGACAAATTCTCAATAGATTGTTGGAGATGTTATTTGAATGATGAAGATATAACAAATTCGGATTTAATTACTTGGCTTGAACAACCAAGTAAAAATCATATAAAAATAAAATTCTCTAATGATAGAACTTATCTTGCTGATAAATTAAATATTGAATGCAATATTGAAAAATTGGTAGGTAAGATTCAATTAGAGATTATTGCATTATAAGGAGGACAAATGGCAGAACAAATACTTACTCAAAAAGAATTAATTGTAGAATTAGCCAATTATGCTTGTACTCCTGACTACGATAACATAAGATTTAAAGAAAAAATAAAACAAAAGCTGTTGAATAACGTTGCTTTGCTATATGCATTACATGATGTAAATAAAGAAAGCGAATTATTCGAAAATGGAAATATAAATTATGACGGTGATTGGAGTCTATATTTTGGAGATAACATTCGTCCCTATTTATTTATTCCAGAATCTCAATCTGAATCTAAGAATTTTTTGTGTTATGATGTGAGTTTTTCTGAAACGCCGAAGTATAACGGTATTGAAAAATATTGCAATGTCGTATTTACGGTTTTGTGTAATAACAAAGATGCTATTGATAAAAATACAGGCATTCCTCGCCATGATTTAATCGGTGGTATTTTATGTAGGCATTTTAATTGGTCGAATATCTTCGGTAATCAATGCAAACTCGTCAAAGACCAAAGTTCAGTCACTGACACAAACTTCATTACTCGAACTCTTATTTTTGAATTTACTACAACAAATTCAATCACTCATACTGTTAATAATACTACAAGAATTATTAATAACGAGGTTTATACATAATGGGTAAACAAACTGAGTTTCAGTATGATGAGTTACAAATGTTTTTTGGCGATGATTATAAAGTAAGTGATTATATTACTATACATCAACCAACTGTCGGTGAGATTATGGCGTTTGGTGAAAGAAGATATTATTCTATGCTAACTCAATTATGTGCAATTCCAAGTGATATGAAAAGTACATTATGGGATGTGCTTGAGGTTGACTGGAATAAGATGTCTGATTTTGAGTTATTTGCATTTAATTGTCATTCTTTAAGACCGCAAGATACATCAATTATATTAGGTGATTTAGACCTTTCTACATACACACATTCAGTAAAAGATAAAGAAAATGATGAATTTGCATTACTACAGTGCAGTCAAGCTGACGAAAATTCCCCACCCGAAATAACCGGTATAATTACTGAAAGTGATTATTATAATATGGTGGGTTATTTGCGAAAATTGCACGGATTCACAATAAAGCGAGAAAAGGCAAGGAATCGTATTACTCGTGATGTTATGATTGAAGAAGACAGACAAAAAATAGAACTTAGTAAAAATAAATCTTATGTTTCACAACTCAAAAACTTAATATCTGCAATGTTGACGTATCCTGGTTTTAAATATAAAAAATCAGAATTACGAGAATGTGGCATATATGAGTTTATGGACGCTGTTCAACGTTCACAGATATATGTGTCTACAGATGCTTTACTTCATGGAATGTATAGCGGAATGATAGATACAAAGAAAATAAATAAAAAACAATTTAATTGGATGAGAGACGTGTCATAACGTCTTTTTTTTATTGCAAATTTTTAGGAGGTAAATTATGGCTATTCAATTTGAAGATTTAATTATTGACCGCCCACTACAAGGTATATTTGAAAATTCACTTGGTGACATTATTGGCGGTGTTAATCAGCTACAAAATGTTTCTATTGAAACAACATCAGAAACAAAAGATAAAACAGATGCTGTTGGTGCTCTAATTATGAGATTCTTTACATCAAAGTCTGTTGAAATATCTGCTGAAAATGCAGTATTCTCAACATCTCTTGCAGCTCTTCAGTTTGGTCAAGATAGAGAAATTGCATCAAACAGCAATAAGATTCTTATGCCGAGAATTTTTACAATCAATACTGATACTATTGCTCTTACAGGTACAAATAAGGAATATCAGCTTCCTGACGTACCGGCTGGCGGTGTTGTTCATATTAACGGACTAACAAATACAGGTGTTCCTGATCCAAACAAGAAGTATAAGATGAACACAGCTGCATCTGAAACAGAATTTACACTTTCAGAAAAGAAGCTTACTCTTCCGACTGATATTACAGGTAAAATTCAAATTAAGTATGATAGAGAAGTTGAAAGCGGTATCAAGCTTACTCAAGCTGCTGACAAGTTCCCTAAGACATGTAAGTTTACTCTTTCGGTTCTTGTTGCAGACCCTTGTGACAAGGAGACACTTCGCCATGCTTATATTGTGTTCCCTTCATTCCAAATGTCACCAGATAATACAATCAGCCTAAACACTGAAGATGCTCAATCATTCTCAGGTTCGGCTCAAAAGGATTATTGTGGTGCTAACGGCGAAATGTTTACAATATATCTATCAGAGGATGATATTGAAGAAAACTAATTAAAACGTATGTATAGAGGGTGGATTTCTACCCTCTATATTACTTTAGAAAGGAGACTTTCAATGGCAAACAGAGTTTGTGTTTTGTGTGGTGCAAAATATGATTACTGTCCAAATTGTGATGCAGACAAGGGTAAGCCTATATGGATGACTTGTTGGGACAAAGCAGAATGTCATGATATTTGGGCGGTATTATCGGGTTACAATTCCCACGACAAAACAGCAAAAGATGTAGTAGATGTTTTGAATAAATATAATGTAACTGACTTCACTAAATATGGTGGTCAAATTGAAGCTGACTTAAAAGCCATAGTAAAAGAAGTTAAAGGTACAAAAACGGCAAAAGCAAAAAGTTCAAAGAATGTAGCTACTTCGAAGGAAAAGACTGATGAGGTAGTTAAAGAAAATATTAAAGATAAAAAGATAGTGAATAGTGATTTAAAAACCAATATAGGGGCGTAGATTTCACTATCTACCCCCTATTTTTTACGTTTGAGAAAAAGGAGAAAATATGGAACTATATAATTCAATAACACAAAAAACATATGACCCAGAACAATGTGTATTTTTTGAAAATGCATTGCAAAGTAATGCTTATGTGTTTAGAGGAAATGCAGAATTAAAAGCAATTTTGGATTCAAAACAGAATCCTGGAAGATTTGTTTTTGTGTTTTCAAAAGAAGACCATGCGAGATTGAAAAAAGCATGGAATAATCATGAACTATAATGGTGAGATAATGAAAATCTCACCTATAAAAATATCTCTACTAAACTTAGTTCAGCCGTTTAGCAGGGGTATTTTTTTGAGAGCAAAAGGCTGAACTGCTCTCCCCCTTGACCAAATTATAAGGAGATTTTATGAAAGATACGATTTTAGTAGGTTTGGATACTTCCTCAACTAAAACAGGTTGGAGTTACTACGTCAATGGAAACTTTACCGACAGTGGAGTTTTAAATTTTAGCAAACAAAAGAATAGCGATATTCGTATGCAAGACATGGTGAATTCCATATATGAGAAATTATCTGCTTTAAAAGTAGATATAGTGGCGATTGAAACTACGGCTGTTACGCGTAACGCATCGTCACAAAGAATGTTAACTATGATCTTAGGTGCTGTTTATGGTTGGTGTGTTAATAACAATGTTGAATTTGTTATGTTTAGACCGAGCGAATGGCGTGCTTTGATTAGCAAAGAGAAAAAAGGTCGTAAACGTGACGAATTAAAACAATGGAGTGTTCAAACGGTTGAAAAGTTATTTAATAAAAAAGTCAACGATGATGAAGCAGATGCAATCTTAATCGCACAAGCTTTAGTCAATAAGTATGAATAAATGGAGGATTTTAGATATGGATAAAATTATTACAGTTAAAGAATTTGTAGACGGATATAAGAAACAGACTGATGATGTAACTAACAAGAAAGAAAAGTACATAAAAAAGTTTGTTGGTGATAATTATGTGAACTACGCAACTAAATTATCTGTTGCCGATCAAATAGTACAATTATCATCTACAAATCAAGTAGACGGTCAAGTTAATGGGCAGATTAAGATAAATTCATCTTTGCGTTACTTACTGTATGTGTTTAATTTGATTGATTTATACACGAATATAACAGTTGATTTTTCAAACATTCTTGAAGAATATGATTTGTTGGAAGAACAAGGCTTGGTTGATGAACTCATTCGACTTATGCCACAACGTGAAGTTACTTCTTTTGAAACAATTTTGAAAATGGTATTTGATGACTTCATTCAAAATAATTATGAGAATCATGCTTTTATTTCTAATCAAGTTCAAAGAATAGTGGATATTTTTACAGCTACTACTTCCCCATTGATTGAGAAGATAAAAGAAAAAGTTGAAAATATGACTGAAGAAGATATAGATAAACTTGGTCATAAGGTTGAGAAGATTCTAAAAAAAATAAGCAGATAAATGGTTGAGAAAGGAGTGTGATTATATAGATGGCTATATCTTATATAAACAAAAAAGCATTAGAGAAAGATGTAGAAAAATATTTAAAAACTTTTGCAGAGGCATATGCTGATGCAGCTGCAAATGAAATAACAAAGTTTGCACAACAAGCAATTCAAAGATTCTATGATAATTACACTCCAAAATATTATGACAGAACGGATGATTTAAGAGATAATTCATTCTCACGCTATAAACATAATAATGGAAGACAATATTATGGTGGTGTAAGAATATCCACTCACAATATGAGTCCTTATGTTGTTGGTGGTTTAAATAATCGAAGATTCATTGACCCATTTTATATTGCTCAGCCAGCTTGGGAGAAAGGCATTCACGGAAGTGCGAGTGGAATTGATGGAAGATATCCTGTCATACAGGATAAACAATCTCCTATAGACTATATACTTGGGAAAATGAATGAAGAAAGATTCCAAGATGATATAAAACAAGTTGGTTATAATGCGGCAATTAAACAACAATATCAATTGTTACGTTTCAAATAATATAAGGAGGAAATTGAATGGCAAATAAAAATGTTGCAATATTGTCTTTAATGGCACAAGCAGATAATAAAAGTATTAAACAAGCTGTTAATAGCATGGATAAGGCATTACAGTCTGAAGTTGAAGGAAAGTTTAGTTCGATTGGTGATGAAATAGGAAAGCAGTTTGAATCAGCAATGAATGTTGTTCAAAGACCTACTTTAAAAAATGCTAATATAGCTAGTTACCTAACAGATTTAATAAAGAATATTATGGGTTCAGGTTCTTCTGCGGATATATCTGAATATATTACTGATTTTACAAATAGAATGGAAGCCTTACATAAGATTGTAGCTTCAAGTGATTATAAAGATTTACTACGTCCATTAAGCGGAAATCAAATAGATAAACTATTGATTGAAGCTGATAAAATTGCAGAACTTCAACAAACTATAGCAAACAGAAATGCTAATCTTGTTAAAAATAGAGAACAGATAATTAAGGCGAATCCAGCAAAAACAAAGTCTAGTGAAATACTTAAATCTTATGTCAAAAAAGAGTCTGGTTATACTGTTGATAAGAATATTTCTACGGAGTTGTCAGATTTTGTTTCGTCAAAGATTGATAATTCAAGTGAAGATGTAAATAAACAGATTCAAAAATATCAACTTTTGTTAAATGTTTTTGAAAAGTTAAATCTTGAAAAAAAGCATATGGCAGAAGGATCAAAAGAATTAGTTGGTTATAATAATCAATTGCAATATGTTTATAGTAAAATATTAAACATAGAAAAAGCAATTCCTGAGTTAAAAGAATTTAGAGAGTCTTTGGCACAAAGCGATTCTAAAAATGAATTTTTGGGCAGAGATCTTAAATATTATGAAACTGGAACTAAGTGGGCAGCAGACTCTTACCTTAAGGCTCAAAATCGTGCAGACAATAGTAAAATTAAAGATATTGTTCAAAAGGCAATAGAAAGAGCCGAAGGATACAATAATACTGCAACTTCTAAAATAAATTCGGATAGAAATAAAGCTGGTTTAAATAATAAAGTTGATAACATCAAAAAGCAATCAAATTCTGAAATTTCCGAAGATATAAAACAAATTGATAACTTAAACCAATCATTAGACAATACAACTGTACAACTATCTAAAGTTCAACAAAAAATTGCTAATATTCAGAAAATGAATATAGATAGTGTTGTTAAAAAAATAGTGTCTTTAATTGATAAAGATGCGGATGCTGGTCTTGATGATGAAGATATTAAAGATTTTGTAACACTTAGACAAAGATATAACGAATTGTTAGATAAGGGCGTTACCGATGAGTTCGGAACAAAAGATGAAATTGATGAGATTTTTTCAAGATTAAACATAGGAACAGACAAGGAAATCGTTGACAAACAGTTACGACAAATTGAACAAGTAAGGGAAAAAATATCATCTTCTCAAAACATTGATTCTAGTGATTTAAGCAATGAATTAAATAATTTACAATCTCGCACTCAACAAGCAATTCATGATGTTGTATCAGATGAAATAAAATCTACAGAAATTAAAGATGTTATCAATAAAAATGCTGAAGGTGTGCCTCACTCTACTTCAAAAACAAGTGTCTCTGATATTCAATCTGAAGTAACTTCTTTTGAAAGTTTAAAAACTGCAATCACTCAAGTTGCTTCAGAAGTAGATAAAAAGACACAGGCATTTAAAGAAGAAGAACAAGTTGTTACTGGTACTGTTCAGAGGGAGATTAATTCATTAGATGTTTTAATTGGTACATTGGTAACCATTCAAGAACATATAGAAAAAATCAAAGCCTCGGCGACAGAATTACAAAATATTAATATAGGTAATGTTTCATCTCAACCCAAAACAACTGCAACAGAAAATTCTTCAAACAATAATCCAGAAAAACTTCAAAACGATTTAAAGACAACTCAATCCAATGCGGAAACACTTAATCAAACTTTAAAAGAAATCAAAGAAAATTCTACTATTTCTATTAAAATAGAAGCACCTGAAGAAGTCACCTCTAAACTTATAACTCAACTAGAAGCTTTAAAGAAAATTTTAGATAATGATTGGTTAAGTAAGGTTCAAGAATTATCTAAGCTTAAAGAATTAAAGAATTTAGGCATTACCGACAAGACATTGGACAAGTTTAAAAATCTTAAAATTGGTCTTGACGGTATAGTAAAGAGCTTTAATAAGATTAATGATGGTGGTTTTGCTTTCTTAGATAATCTTACAATTTTAGCTCAACAAGGCGAAGCTCTTAAAGATTTAACTACTTTGCTTAAAACAAGCCAAAGTCAATTAACAAATGCACGTAATACAGTAAACAATAATAAGAACTTTATTGATGAAGATGTTTATGATAACAATTCAGAGCAATGGTTAAAGGATAATGTTGATGCTTTAAGCAATAATAGCAAATACATAGGGGTTTTGGATGCTGAAATTTCTCGTGCCTCAAACGGTATGGTTAAATTCACCGCCAATGTAAAAAATGCTAAAAATGAATGGCAAAAATTAAGCGGTACAGTTAAGGCAGATGGAAGTCTTACTAATGTTTCTTTGAAGAACATACAAGGTAAACAAGCGAATAATCTTGACAATGTTCTTAATGGCAATTCTAACACTTCCCAACTATCTAATAAGGAAGATATTTTAAAAGACATTGAGAAGTCACTAAAAACGATTTATGATTATCGCGTTAAGATAGCTTCAACTAACGATACTGATACTTTAAATGATTTACAATCCAAGTTAAGTTCAGAAGAACAACAATACAAGCAATTGGTTGATAATTACAAAACAAATTATTCTGCACACCCAAATGACTTAGATGATGACTTTAGAAATGTTGTCAAACCTGTTAAAGTGAAGGGTAGGAAAAATATAAGAGTTGCTAGTGCAGATGCTATTTTAGATAAAATAACAGAGCAACAAGCAGAAGTATCAAAGCTTAAAAACCTCGACGGTAGCATATTCAAGGATGAAGGAGACAACTCATTTGATGATTATCTTCAAGACCAAGAAAATAAATTAAATGAATTAATAAAAAAATATAAGCAATATGGCGATGTTGTTCAAGATGTTCAGCAAAAGATAGAAGATGCAAAAGTAAACGGTTCAAACGAGGGAACATCACAAGCAGACACCCTTAGAGCAAACTATGAGTCTGTAAATAAGATACATGGAGAGCTTCAAAGCGGTAGTCAACAAGGTTTTCTTGAGCAATATTATGTGAGGGCTAACGAGGCTGTCACAAAGTTGATTGGTAAGCAACAACAAGGTGAAGAAATAACAAAAAAAGAACTTCAAAATGTTCAGAGCCTATATAACGAGTATAAGAAAATAGCGAATGCCGGCACACCTCTTGCAGACAATATAAGAGGTAAAGTTAATGCCGATAGTTATATCTTAAATAATGCTAAGCAACAAGGAACTATAATTTCTCAAGGTGAGTTCAAGGAAACCGACATTTCAAAGGGTCTTGCAACTACTATTATTAAAATCCGTAATGCAAAGGGGGAAATTAGAGACCTTCAATATACTTGGCATGACGGTATGATTAGCATGGCTGATAATACCAAGAAAGTTCAAACTTCTTTAGTTGGCGTTCCAAAAATTATGGACGCACTTTCTAAAAAGTCTAAAGAGTTAATTACATATTGGACGGCTAATTACATAAATCCTTATAAGATAATCGAAATGATTCAAAAAGGTGTCAATATTGTAAAGGAGCTTGATACTGCACTTGTTGACCTTCGTAAGACTACAACAATGTCTTCGACAGATTTGAAAGATTTCTATTCTGATGCTAATGAGGCAGCAAAAGAGTACGGCGTTACAACTAAACAGATTATTGATCAAGCAAGTTCATGGAGTAGACTAGGTTATTCAGACAAGAACAGTGCTACAGAAATGGCAAAACTAAGTTCACAATTTGCTACTATCTCTCCTGGAATGGATATAGACAAAGCCACAACAGGATTAGTATCTACGATGAAGGCAAAATTATGCCTTTGTGTACAGAAATGTGCATATAGAAAATATTTAATTGCAGGTAATGCGTAAAGCCTTACACCACAATATAGAGGAAAACTACTATATGATGGTACGAAAGTAGAAAAAACGTAAGGATGACATATGGTCAAAAGCCTAAGTGTCTGTTTTACTAATTTTATAAATTAGGAATTGCTGTTCATGCAACGAAGTACCCTAACGTATTCCGTAGACCATACGGTACTTGAGTCGAGGGTAAACGTTCAACGACTATTCCCATGTAGGGATTTTGGAATACTGATATGTCAGTTATAAAATAAAGGTGGAAATCCTGAATACCAAAATCATAAGAAGTAGGACGTAATCGCAAATGACGTGGGTGAAAATCCCTTAAATCGAAAAGGTATTACTGTTACTCTACAATAGAGTGTGGTTAAGAAATAGTCTAAACATATGCAGAAATGTATAGAAAATCAGTTTAAACTGATTTCACAAAGAGTTGCGAACTTTGTGTAATATATTTGATTTGACGTTCAAGTAGATGATGTTAAAGACGGAATTATGTCAAAGATTAATTCTGTTGGTAATGCATTTGCTACAAGTAATGACGAAATTATTGACGGTCTGGAACGTTCGGCTTCAGCAATGGCTTCAACCGGTGCAAGTTTGGAAGATACTATTGCTATTTTTACAGGCGGTCAAGAAATCGTACAAAATGCTGAAAGTGTTGGTTCAGCAATGAAAACCTTCTCAATGCGTATTAGAGGTATGGATGAAGAAGGTGAAGCCCTTGACGAACTATCAAATGTCAAAGGTGACGTATATGAGCTAACTAATGGTAAAGTTAGTATCATGCAAGATGAAAATACATATCGTAGTATTTACGATATTCTAAAAGATATAGCAGGGGTTTGGGATGACCTTACTGATAAAAATAAAGCTAAATTGCTTGAAAAATTATTTGCAAAAACAAGAGCAAATACAGGTGCTGCTATTCTTCAAAACTGGGATCAAGTAGAAAAAGCCGTAAAGACAATGGAAGACAGTGCTGGAAGTGCTGATAACGAAATGAGCATAGCGGCTGATAGTATTGAATTTAAACTAAATAAGCTATCACAAACTTGGGTAAGTTTTGCCCAAGATACTTTATCTCAAAATTCATTAAAGGGAACGATTTCTCTTTTAACAGGATTATCACAAACGCTTACTGGAATTTTAGGTGTAGTTCAAAACCTTACATCTCTTGGAGGAATATTACCAAGCGGTGGATTACTTGGAGACTTGGGAATTGCATCAGGCTTTGTGATGAATAAAATGGGTATTGGTAAACGTACAGTTTCAGTGGTAATGTACTGTGCCCACCCCTCTAAGATTATGTATAATGTCACATAATTAACGGACGGGAGTGTTAGCCACTTAAAATAATGACAGATACCTTATATAATAAATATAAAAAACCGAATATGCTGAGAACCCTAAAGACTATATACAATCCAAAACAGAGTTGGAAACAACAGATGGAATGGTGACGAAAGTCGGAAAGAAACGTATATAGTATGTTATATGACGAGAGTCTAAGTAACATTTTATGCTTTTATAATAAAGGAATGGGTAGTCGATAGGTAGGCATTATGCCGAAAGCAGGGAAAGACTAAGTTCTTAATTGAATATTATGTGAGGTCACAACTCATTGTCTTAACCCCCAGAGACTGACAAGGTTTGGCAAAGATACAGACATAATTGTATTTTTGCTGTGAAATACAGTCCGAACCTTGGGAAACCAAGTTGTGTATAATTATATTAATAGCTTCCGAAAATATTAGTATGATTATAATAATTAAATTAAATATATTGACTTTTCACTTAAATGTGATATAATATTTATAGAAATAAAAAATGTGGAAACCAAAGACGGTTGCCACAACTGATAATGTTTACACTTATTTGAGATTATTTAATCTCAATTATAGTGAGCCAATCTGTTGCAGCAGACGGCTCACTTTTTATTTCTATCGCAAATGTAAAGCACAAGTGCCATTACATTTACAACGGTATCAATAATAGTACAGATACCAAAAAATAAAGAAGTAATTATGTATCAGCCTCCTTTCAAGAAAATTTCTCGTCAAGAGCTTATACATAGCCTCCATTCCGCTCAAGCGAGATGAAAGGCAACCGTCCTTAAACCGTCATACCGTTTACAAAAGAAGCTAAAACTCAACTGTATAACGGCATGATTTCCACAACATTATTATATCAAATTCAACATTAACTGTCAATATATTCTTATTTTGAGCGTGTCTACGGATACGTTCTTTTTGTATGTAAATGTAATTGTAATAAACATTTTACAACTTATTTACAAATTATTATAATGTATTGCTATATAATGCCATATATTATATAATTATAGAGAAATTAAATGAAAAAGAGGATTAAAATATGTACGAATTAATTGAAACGAAAAACAATGATATATCTTCATACGGCATTAAGTGTGGTAATGTGCGGATAGAGGATATATCAACAAAGAAGAACACAGTAGAGAGATTAGTCTCTATGGCGAATCAATATGACCTCTCCCCTATTCATCTACACGACTTTGTGGAGGATTTTGTGGAGAATATATAGTTGAGGTGATATGTATGTTTGATAAGGAACTATTTGAAAAGATTTGTACTGATTACGGTATTGAACTTGTAGAAAGTCACGAGCAAGGGATTACTTTGACAGATAGCACAAAGGTATATAAGAGTGAAGAAGATTTTAAGGAACTTTTGCTTGAGTTTTTGATTAATGGAGGAAAATGTTGTTGAAAATGCAATTTACACAATGAAAAAATTTTTAGAAATTTGGAATTAAATTATGAACAAGTATAAAAGACCTACCTCATAAACAAGGTGAGTCTTTTTAATGTCAAAAATATTGACACATTGATTCTATTGTGGTAAAATAATAGTGTAAACAATTAATTAACTTGAACATAAATTACACATTTTGACACTTTTCTTTTTAGCTATGTGTTATAATTATTAAAACATATAGACAGGAGAATGTAAAAAGTGTATTTTTTTGTATATGGATTAATGTTTTGTTTTGGAAATACTAATGAAAAGGGTGATAATAATATGTGTAAAATACTCAATGAGATTGGTGGATTAACTGCCTATGAACTTCTTGAAAAATATAGCATAAGCTTATCCCCACCAATTGATATAAAGAAATTAGTTGACAATATAGGGATTCGTTTGGTTCGCTATGATTTTTCTGAGGCTGAAAAGGCTGGCAATTATCCACAGAATAGTATCATCGGTGCGGCGTTGTCCGAAAAAGACTCTCTTAATATCTTATATGCGACTAAAATGACACTGAATAGAATAAGATTTACAATCGCTCATGAATTAGCACATTGCTGTTTGCATAATGATAATTTAGAGATAAATCATTTAGAATTAAGAACTGATGATAATTCAGATAGAGAGCGAGACGCAAACATTTTTGCAGGAGAACTTCTTATTCCCTATTCAAGTTTGATGTCTATATACAATCAATTATTAAAACCATCATTGTCGGTTTTAGCACAAATTTTTCAGGTTTCGACTAGTGTTATGAAAGCAAGGTTGAATTATTTAGAATTAAGATTTGTAGACGATTCATCTGACACACTTCAGGAGGGATAATTGTGGCACAAATAGATACAAAAGATAAAGTAACAGTATCTCCTCCAAAAAACGAAAAAAGTTCAATCAGTAAAATAAAAAGAGATTTAATTCATTTTCATATAGACAACAATGATTTATCAACAGATCGGGGTATAAATGCTAATCAAATAGTTGATGATACTAATAATAAAACAATTGCAGAAGCAATTCCTAATGAGATTACAAAAAATGAAGAAACCAAGCGTAAACATAAGGATTGGTTATTAAAAGCTGTGATTTCCTTTTTGGCTTGCCAGTTTGGTTTATTTTTCATTTTATTAACAGGTGTAATTATTTGTTTTATAGTTGGATATATGACAGGCAATCCTTTTCCTTCGGATATGTCAACAAGTATATTTGATATGCTAAAAATATATTTAGGTTCTATTATTGTTGAATTAATATCAATGTTATATTTTATCGTAAAAAATGTTTTTGATACTACAATTCCTGATTTAGCAAAACAATTTGCTAAAGACAAAAATGATGAATAAATATAGATGAATAAATACAAAAAGACTTACCTCTTAATGAGATAAGTCTTTTTTGATGCATCAAAACTTACAACCACACTTATGCTACTTGTTCAGTTGAAAGTAACTTATAGATAAAATCCAATCCTTTAGGTGTAACTTTCGTTACTCCACAAGCATATCCATTTTTGCCTATTGAGAATTTTACAACAAAATATCCCAATTTACAATATTTCTGATATGCTATATTGGATAAACCATCTCTGAACAATACATCTTTGTCACGGAGAAAAGCCATAAGCTTATTTCTTCCCCAACCTAATTGTTTAGCAGCAACATTGAAGCTTATATATCCTTTTGCACTCATAAGTTTATCATACTTGTCTGCTTTTGGCTGAGCAATAGCTAAGGCTTTTGATTTGGTTTCAAGAAGTTGGTTCTTTTCTTCTAATGTGCGTTCAAGAATTTTATGAGCCTTTGCCATTATGGTAAGTTCATCTTCATTGCTTGAAATCGGAATATAACCTCCGGTTCTTCGGATAGTAGGCAGAACTTCGCTTGTAACCCAACGCTTAAACTTTTTCGCATTTGGCATTTTGCTTGATAAGATAAGACTGTACAAACCTGACTCGTTGATGAAAGTTACTTCACGGTTTTGACCTGACATAACAATTCGTTCGGTCAGCTTATCTTCATCATCAACATGGCGATTAATATCTCGACTACCGTTTTGGTATCCCAGGATATTTGTTATATCTTTACCTACAAACCAAGGTTCATTGTTGATGATGGTTGTTCTAATGTTTCCGAATATATCATTTGAGAATATCTGCATTTGATTATTCACAATAAACACCACCTTTCGAGGTTGTAAGTTCATAAGCTTCAAGTTGTTTACAAGCACTGTGCAAAAGAGAATCAACAGAGCCCAAATACTTAAATAAACCATTTAGTGATGATTGTAAAGCCGGAATTTCAATTTCGTCTTTAGCTGATTCATCTATAGCAACACTTAAAACATTTATCAAAGAAGACACTTCATTTACGCCTTCTCTTACCTCATCTAATTCGTCACGAATGGTCAAGATGTCCTTAATATTTTTCATTATACATTTCTCCTTTTATGTTACTGTTATGTTACAAAAACCATTGACATCTAACATAGAAAGTTGTATAATGTATTTACAACATCTTGATAGATGTTTGGTTTTGTGGGAACACTCGTACATTCTTTGGTCGGAAGGACGGGTGTTCTTTTTATTTGTTAATGTCGCTTTCCAACTTGTAAATTCCTCTACGGATAGCTTCGGCACGACTTATATTTTCTTGTTTAGTGTAGATTTCTAATATTGTATCACTTTGTTCATCTAACCTAACATGTATAGATTTGCCTTTTCTATTATCAGTTGGTCTGCCCATTTTTGAGCCCATATCATTCACCTTCCTTTTTGTAGCCCATATGTATACTATAGCACATATGTGTCCCAAAAGTCAAGTGGATGATTTATTTTGTAATATTATTGTAACATTTCTAAAGTAAAAAAGACTCTGCAATAGAGTCTTTATATTAAATAATTATCCTATTATAAAAAGGAATGATTTATCTTGGATTTTAAATATCCCAATTCTAAAAAGTTATATTTAGTTGTTGAGATTTCACAATTATTATCTAAATATAATTGCACGTTTTCTGAAGCAGAGAATATTTTATCTCTATCATTAAGTGAAATACGACAACAACGTGAAAATCTTGAATATGATACAACATTGGATTATATCAATGGCAATAAAGCAAAAAATGTTGATAATGAAGAAATTAAGCCATCACAACATATTGAGCCATATTACCTAAAACTTACAACCACATTTATTACACTTATAAGTCTTACCCAAGTCCCCTGCTCCGAAGATACCGAACAAGCCTATCTTCCCTGCTTTTGAAAGATTTGATATTTTAGACAAGTCGGTGCTGTTGCAGTGTGGGCAGTGAGGTAAGCCAGATTGTAAACGGGCAATCTCTGCATCATATTGTCGTTTAAATTGCAGAAATCTTGTTCTATATTCAATAATGTCATCTTTGCGGAGTTTAACCATTGCTTCTATGAATTCAGGGTCTTCTGTTTGGTCGTAAAGAATCATAAATTCACTATCCGGTATATCAACAGGCTCTCCCTCGCAATGATGTTTAGGACAAATTCTTGGTGGAACTTCTATATTCCATTTTTCACAATGTTCTTCACTTAGTTCCCTAAAATATCCATTTCCTGTTTCTTCTTTGCACTTTGGACAAAAGAGTACAATATATGATTCCATTGTCATATTCCCCCTGTAATTTTTATTGTTATCTACATTATATACCAAAAGACGGTGTATTTCAAGTATAATTTACCAATAGTTATCGGAAGTAGCTATTCAGAATTAAATTGGCAGTACAATACAATTCTGAAACAGGTAAAGTATATTACCCTTGGAAACAAGCAATAAAATCACTTAGGGCTAAACCACGTACTGAAATCACGCAAGAAGAAAATGATTGGTTTAAAAATCCATTATACAGTCCAAAAAAACTTCAAGATAAACTTGTAGGTGTGACAAAAGAAGACCGAAAGCAAATTATTGAATCATATAATATTCCTACTAAAGAATTAGAAAAGTTCGTTACGGCACAAGAACATGCCAATGACGGCGTTGAAGAATATAAAGCCGTACTTGCAGCCGCAGGTAATCAAGGTTCAAAGTTCGGTGGAATAATAAAAAATCTCGGTGCAAGCCTTGCAAGTGCCGGTATTAATATGCTTATAGGCATAGGCATTGACTTACTTATCAAGGGCATTGATAAAGCAATTCATTATAGCGAAGATTTGAGAAAAGCTTCTACGGAATTGACTAATCAGTATAAAGAAGAACAAGAATCTTTAGATGATAGTCGTCAAAGTTATGAAGAATTAGCTCAAAAAATGCAGAATGCTAATTTGACAACTGATGAAGTCAAATCAAATAAAGAAGAACTTGCTAAAATTCAACAAGACCTTATAGACAAATTTGGATTAGAAGCTGAAGGAATTGACCTTGTTAACGGTAAGTATGACGAGCAAATAAAGAAACTTGATAAACTCGAAAGACAAAAAGCTAAAGATTATGTTGCTGAGAATGATGGTAATATAGCGGCAGATAGAAAAAAGGTTGAAAACGAGAAAAGAATTACATCAAGAAGTGTAAGATATAACGAATTCACTACTAATTTATTAAGAGATGCATTGCCAACCGCAGAAGTGAAACAAGGTAATGGTTCTCCTTACTTTACATTAAAGGGTAATATAGGCGATTTACATAATGAATTGGTTAATGCTTATAGCAAAATAGTTTCTGAAAAAGGAAAGAACTCTGAAACTGAAGATGCTTTGGATATTATCAATCAATTAATTGATAAGTTAAAATACGATGATTATGAACAATCATTGAAGAATTTGAAAGAATATTCAAAAGCCGCTGTTTTGTCAAATAATAATTATTATAAGACTTATACCGACTTACAAAATGCTATCAATGACTACAACACTGCATTACAAAGCGGAGAAAATGTAGACCAAGCATTTGATAACTTAACAAGAATTCAAAACGAAGTCACTGAGATTACTCAAAGTACAGATGATGCGAAATATGCTTTTGATGATTTATTGGATAGTATTGATAGAGGTAGTGAAACCGACCACAAGATCAAAGTAGGTCTTGAAACCAATAAAGATGAAGTTCAAAATATTCTACAAAGCTTTAAAGATAACGGAGTAAAGACAACTGACCTTTTTGACATTGATATAAATGCAGACGATACTAACATTCCTGAAATTCAGCAACAATTTAAAGATTTATGTCGCATATTAGGTATTACTCAAGATGAAGTAGACACTTTACTTACAAAGCTGTCAGATGACAATGTTATCATTGACATTGACAGCGAAGCGAAATCAGTTTCAGATTTTACAAAGAATGTTACTGATTTGACTACAAGTATAAGGAAGACAGAGCGGTCTTGGAAATACTATGCTCAAATCGCAGACGTTGTAAACGGTAAGACTGCTATGACTGATGAACAAATGTCTGATTTGGTTAAAGAATTTCCTGATTTAAAGAAAAAGTTAAAACTTACAACTGAGGGTTGGTCTTTGGAATCAGGTGCAATGGACGTTGTTCAAAATGGTATTGCTGACCTACAATCTGCATATTTAAATGCACAAATTGATATGTCAAATGGTGCATATAACGCAATGATGGCTCGTGTTGGTACTAATATGGAAGAATTGAATCAAATCCAAAATATTAGTCAGGCATATGCTATTCTTGCTCGTAATTGGGGAAATACAAAATCACTTGCAGTCATCAATACTAATGGCAAAAATGTTATTGATACAAGTAACTTGAGTACGGATGAACAGTTTGTCGTCCAATATGCTACTATGCAAATTGCATCAAAAAAGGCAAAGGACAGACTTAAAGCTGCTAATTCTTTAGGGTCTGATGACAATGAAAAGAAAAAAGATTCGGCGAAGAAAACTTACGATAAAAAGGTTAAAGAAATCAATGAGAAACAATATGATGCTGATTTCAAATATCAAATTGATACTGTAACAAATGCTTTAAAGGCTTATACTGAACAGGTTGAAGCTTTAAAGACGGCATATGACGGTTTATATGAAAAAGATTATTCCGGTAAAATGGATTTGCTTAATCAGCGATATTTGGTTCAGACTCAGTATGCTCAAAGATTACATCAAGAATTAGATAATTTAATAAATTCAGTTCCCGAAACCTCATCTTCTTGGTCTGAATTGGCTTCTACTCTTGAAACAGTATCAAATGATTATTTTGAAGCTCAGAAAAATCTTATAGAATATCGTGACTCAGTTTACGAAACGTCCATTGATTCAATAAGTGACTCTGCAAAAGGTATTGTTGACCAAGTTAAAAATGCAAAGAGTTTGTTGGATAATTCTTTTGATTATCTCAAAAATGGTTCTTTAGCAGGCGATGGTCTTTGGTCTACTCCTTTAACACCTTCTGTTTCAAAAGATAAGGTTTCTCAAGAACGAGCAGAAAAGAAAAAGTTATTAGAGGAAGAAAAGAAATATCAAAATAAGATTCAAGAAATTCGTCAACGTGCAACAAAAGAAGCAAAGGATTATGATGATGCACAACGTCAAGAAGAATTACAAGACGCTTTAGACGATTACAATAGTGCTATTGAACAAGCAACTGCTTCTGCAACGGCGGCATATACGGATTTTAACGATAGTTGGTACGAGGATACCAAGCTTACTCTTGATGAATTACAACAGTATTTTGATGAACACGGCATTAATATCAAACTTAATGTAAAAACTGCCGAAGAATTAGAACAAGAAGCTCAAGAAAAAGCACAAGAAGAAGGTACCAGCATTATAGATAAGACTAAGGGCAATAGTTTTTCTAATGTTAAAAGTCTTTCATCAGATAAAGCTAAATTCTATAATGACATTGCAAAAGGCAAATCAAGTGTAAAAGCAAGTGATATAAAGAATAGTATTGATGGAATTCCATTAGACGCAAAAATTAAGCGTGACGGTCATATTTATCGTGGTGATGAAGATTTAGGTACTTGGGGTGTTTCAAATCACAAGTTTGTATACGCTGAAAAGTATGCCAAAGGCGGTACAACATCACAAGGACTTACAATCACAGGTGACGGTACGGGAGCATATGCAGGACAAGAAGCGTATATAGGACAAGACGGCAAACTTCATCTATTCAATAATGAAGCACAACTATCTGAATTACCTCCGAATACTCGCATTGTCAATGCAAAAGACTTGCAGAATATCATTAAATATACTGGTATGAAGTATTTCTATCAGCCTATTGAAAATATTCAATCTGCAACGGTTGATAAGTTTGCACAAGGCAATACAAATGTTTCATTCTCCCCTATTCCATATAATACATTGTCTACTCAAACATTGTATTCAGATGTTAACGTACAAGCAATGGTTGAAGAGACTATTGCGGAAATCAACAATGAGTTTAATGCTTTAAAAGGCAATATAAAATTTAGTGCTGTGCAAACTGCATTTAAGAACAGTCTGACTGATAAGAAGATGTACAAAGACTTATCGAACACTATTGTTAATATGACATCGCAGTCGCTTGACAAAGCTGATAAGAGTACCCTTTCAGATTCGGTTGTTGGACTTATTTTGCAAAATTCAGCTTGGAATGATTTACCGAATGAATTGCAGAATAAATTGTCTGAATTGAATGTAAATGCAGATAATTGGACTGATTGGATAAAAGACTCAAATAATTCACTTCAAGCATTTAACCTAATGCAAGATGGTGGAATGAGTAGTTGGGACTTGCTTGATAGCAATGTAACTTCTCTGCTACAACAAGCAGGTATTAATGGCAAAGACGCTTGGGATCAATTTGTACAAGATGACCCACTACAAGCATTGACTTTGTTATCATCTTCTTGGAATAGTATGAATGATACTATTGGGCAATATATGACAGATGCTCAAACCATTGCTGCCAATGGCGCAAGGGCTATTCAGTCACTACAAATAATCGCACCGTCTATATCGGAGCAATCTTGGAACGCATTGCAAGTATTGATTGCTAATAAGATACAAGAAATCATATCATTAATGAATGAAGTATTTGGTGAAAATACGGTTGATATGAACTTTGCTATCAATGTTAATAATGGTGCTTTGTCTGGTAATTCTCAAACTAACCCTCAAGGTGACAATGAAATAATCAATACTGCAAAATCATTTCTTGGTACACCGTATCAATGGGGCGGTACTTCACCATCTGGCTTTGACTGTTCGGGATTTACACAGTACGTATTGGCACAGAACGGTAAGTCAATACCGAGAACTTCTCAAGAACAATTTGCGTCAGGTCAAGCAGTTGATAAGAGTCAACTTCAAGCAGGCGACTTGGTATTCTATGGAAATGGCGAAGCAACACACGTTGGTATCTATGAAGGCAATAATAAGATTATTCATTCTCCACACACTGGTGATGTTGTAAAAGAGAGTGATTTTAGTACATATTGGACAAGTGCTTATCTTGGTGCAAGACGTTATTATAAAGGTACTGAGGGTGCATTGCCTGGGCTTGCTAAACTCGGTGATGAAGCAGAAGTAAGAGGATTGAACTATCCTACACCTGAAATTCTTATCAGACAAAAGACAGGTAAAGCATATCTTGCTGGCTTAGACGGCACACAGATTATTAATCTTGACAGAGGTGATACTGTTATCCCTTATGCTGATACAAAGCGAATTTTGAACGGCAATGTACATCATGCTTATGCTAATGGTACACCAAATGCAAAAGACGCTATATCAAGGATTTTAGGCATAAACAATGTCAGGAATAGAGTGAATAACGGCTCTACAAGAAGTAATAATTCGGGTATAACAAATAATACAGTTCAACAATCTTGGGACACAAATGATTTCGGACAAGGTGTAGGTAAGTCACATTCATATACCGCTTTTGACGAAAATGGATATTTGGGGTCATCGCTTGGATATTGGGATACAAGTTCCAGTGCTTGGAAGCTATTTAAGAAGTTGTTGGATAGCGGTGATTTATCAACCGATGAGAATGGCATCTATACATATAAAGGTGCTCGTCTTGTAGCAATGACATCTACTTTTGGTAAGCCTGGAGATGTTATGAGATACACTCAAGATGACGGTAGTGTATTTTACGGTATCATAATGGACGAGAAGTCGCAAGCATATACTTGGTACGATAATAACCCTGCCAACAAGTGGGGTCATAACAACGGACAAGATATGGTTGAATTTGAAGTTAAGAAATCAGCTATTGCTCCTGCTTATAAAGCTAACGGTGGCACTCCTCCATATGGTAATCTAAATCATGCAATTACTTTAATTGAGAATTTAGGCTCGTTGGAAGGCTTTGATTTTTCTGATATGCCTTCTGTTGGCGGAACTTCTGTATTAACTCAAAAAATGCAAGAGTTTATGTCTAAACTTCAACAAGTTTATGGTACATTTAAGACTAATACTCATACATCGGCTACTAAAGTTGGCAATGTAAAGTCTTTAGGCGACAAAAAGCAAAGTAATTATAGTTTTGATGTTCCGTTTACTCAAAAGAAAGACGGTGGAATGGTCGGTGCCGGAGTTACGGCGCTTGTAAATGAAGAAAAAGCAGAGGCTACTATTGATCAAAACGACAAAGTTGTTCCTCTTGGCGATGGTAAACCACAGATGTTTGTTTCTGATAAGCCATTTCCTGTTATTAATGCTGATGACTATGCTAAGATTAAGAAGTATGGCGGCGATAAAAAGCCGGTACAGTTCTTAAAGAATGGTAATACATCAGTCAGTGTTAATGCCGATAATACAGACGAAGAAAAGGAACAAACTGCTGAAGAACGTAAAGCAGAAGAAAAAGAAAAAGAACGTCTTGGTTTTCTTGAAAGTATTTCTAAAAATTTAACCAAAGGCACATTGGATGATGAAATCAAAGGTTATGATTATGATACTTTAAAAGGTTTAAAAGAAATGTCTGAATCTTGGGGGAAAGATGACGACCTTACTTCTGAAATCTTAAAGAGTTTTAAAGACTATGCTGAAGATTTCTCAAAATTGGACGATTGGATTGAGAATGACCTTGAAGATACTTTAAATACCTATAATGAAGACTTTTATTAAACGAGTCAAGAACACTCGTGACTTTAGTCATGAGATGAATTGACGAGAATAGTAAGCACGTAGGGAAACTTGCGTGTAGTGGTGCTTATGGCATCCAATACTACTTGAATTGCTGGAAATTCCTAAAGCTATTCAAACTACAACGTAATATCTTAAAAGATATAAGCGTGAATGTAACGAAAGTAGAAAAAATTGAATAGATGGTGCAAGGTTAAATCCTAAACACTTTAATAATGGATAATCAGCAGCTAAGACCGAAAGGTAAAGTTCAACGACCATTCCTCTTGAGGGAAGTAGGGACAAGCGTCCCGAAGTGGGTAGACCCTAACGTGTAATGACGAGGGATAAGATATGGTCTGTGCTTATAGGAAACTATAAGATACCTACTGCTAAACAATAAAGCAGATAAGGATACATAGAATTAGCGACTCTATGTGAACGACAACCTCTAAAACGACTAAGAGTTCTCATCGGAACTTATGTATATTATTTAAAATTTAATAAAAACAAAATTCCTTTCAGAGAATATATAAATGAAAGGAAGTGATATTATGGCTGAAAAGGCTTATAAATATAGAATTTATCCTAATAAGAAACAACAAGAGTTAATTCAAAAAACTTTTGGTTGTACAAGATTTGTGTATAACTATTATCTTGATAAAAAGATAAAAACGTATGAACAAGATAAAATGACTTTTACATACAATATGTGTTCTAAAGATTTAACCCAATTAAAGAAAGAATTGATTTGGCTAAAAGAGGTTGATTCGGTTGGATTACAATCTTCACTTAGAGATTTAGACATGGCATATCAGAAGTTTTTTAAAGAACATTCTGGTTATCCTAAATTCAAATCAAAGAAAAATAGACATAAGTCTTATAAGACAAAAAATACAAATAACTGTTTAGGTTTTGAAAATAAGCATATTAAACTTCCTAAACTTGGATTAGTAAAAGTAAGAGATAAACAAATTCCACAAGGACGAATTTTAAATGCCACAATATCACAAGAATCAAATGGACAATATTACTGTTCGTTATGTTGTACTGATATAACCTTTGAACAGTTGCCAAAAACTAATAGAAATATCGGATTAGATTTAGGTATTGTAGATTTTGCTATATTATCTGATGGTACTAAAATTGACAATCCTCGATTTTATGAAAAATCAGAAAAGAAACTTGCTAAATTGCAACGAGAATTATCAAGAAAAACAATTGGTAGTAATCGTTGGAATAAAGCAAGAGTGAAAGTTGCAAAATTGCAAAAACATATTTCTAATCAGAGAAATGATTTTTTACAAAAAATATCTACTTCTATTGTTCAAAATTTTGATGTTATTAGTATCGAAGATTTAGATGTTAAATCTATGAGAGAAACTGATAGTAATACAAGGAATAAACGTGTTGGCGATGTTTCTTGGTCAGAATTTAGACGAATGCTTACATATAAATGTGAATGGTATGGAAAAACATTATCGGTAATAGACAGATATTTTCCATCAAGTCAGATTTGTCATTGTTGTGGGCATAGAGATAGTAAGAAATCAGAAGATATTAGAATTTGGTCTTGTCCTGCTTGTAATTCAGAATTAGATAGAGATGTAAATGCAGCTATTAATATTTTGAATGAAGGATTAAGATTGGTAAATAATTAAATTTTAAATAATGTATATAAGAACCGTAGGAACTACGGGGATAGCTCGGTGATACTTAACTCGTTGGAGTTATTGACCGAGAACCCTACGACTTTAGTCGTGGGAGGTTCAGAAAAAGTATTACGAAGAACAGGCAAAATATAATACTTGGCAAACAGGATTTAGAGAAAAGACCAATGACTTTTTAAAGAATCCTACTGACGGAGATTATATGAAACGATTCTTTGAATTGGCTGATGAAGCTACTTCAAAGAACATGGAATCTGTTATTACGCAACAAGAAATGGTTGCTGATAATATGAGAAGTGCTATCGCTGCACTTAAAGAAAAAGAAGAAGTAGCTATGAAGCTTATGCAAGATGCGCCTACTGCTACTTTGGCTAAAAAGGCACAAGAAACTTTAAGTGATATTCGTGAAAATATTCAAGATGTAGAGTCTGATTTTGTGGACGTAATGGAAAAGGTTACGGAGCAAAAAGTTCAAAATATTCAAAATCAAGATAGTAGATATACTCGTGAAATCGGCAACTTAGAATATGATGAAAATATTCTTACAAATCGTTATGGTAGAACAGAAAATCAGTATGAGAAAGCACAACTTTCAAACGATATTCTTGAAAACTATAATAAACAGCTTGAGTTCCAAACTATGCGAAAGAACGAAGCTCATCAAGGTGTTCTGGATATGTATAACACGAATAAGGCTGATGAACGATTTATTTTACAGAATGTCAAATTTGATGAGTTGTTCAACGCCGATGGTAGTATAAATGAATATGCTCATGAAGCAGCAAAAGCTGTATTGGAGAATATGGAGAATGGTTCTCAGTATGTGCAAACTTTTGAGGGTATGCTTACCCAAAGACAAGAATATACTCAAAATTGGCTTGATGCTGTTTCACAAGAACGCGATTTAATGGATAAAATTGCAGACCAGCAAATAGAAGATGCTACTAATAAGATTAAAATCGCTACGGACAATTATGAGATGATTAACAAAATCTTAGATGTTCGCTTGAACAAAGAGAAAGCTATTACTTCTGCATTGCAAGAACAGTATTCATTCCAACAATCATTGAGAGATGCTGCTTTGGATTATCAAAGTGAACTTATTGCAAATAAAAATCTTTCTCAGTGGTTAGATGATGATACAAGAGCATTGCTATTTAATGAGAATGATTACTCAGATATGATGAATACTATCAATGGCTTGAATAATGAAATGACAAGAGCCTATAAGAAGTATAAATCAGATATTAACACGTTGGGTAAGGACGATTATTATCAAGAACAGCAAATCACCAATGCTTATAATCGCCGTATTGAACAGTTGAAAGAGCAATTAGAAGTAGCAAAGCAAAATCTTGAAGTTACAAAGAAAAATGCTGAGTTCCAAAACACTTTAAAAGAACGTGATACACGTATTCTTGTTGGTGACAGATGGGTCAATGTTGCTGATCCTGAAAAGCTTTATAATACTCAGTTAGAAGCTACTAAGGCTACAATGGCTCGTGATAATCTTATTCAAGATAATGTTGAGAATGAGAATGTTCGTAAGATGGAAGAACAGAGTGATAAGACTCAAGAAATTATTTCAGCAAATCAACAATATATTGATACGTTATCGAATATAAATGGCGAAGAGGCTGTTCGTCATGCTGAAACAATGGAGTCTCTTGAGGCTCTTATTGCTACAAACAATGCGTTAAGTGGCAACAGTATTAAGTGGGCTAATATCTTTGAAAATTCTGATAAATCTATTTATAGTCAAATAGCAGGATTAAGTGACATTGAACTTGGAAATAATTTTTTATACAATACTGATTATGCAAACAATCAAGGTGTTGTTGACTTTTTGCATAAAGCAGGTATTTATTCAGACGAAGCCTATAATGCTATAAGCAAAATGAACGAAACTCATGTAAACAGTAAGGTTACTACTGATAACAATAGTTTTCAATATTCACAACGATTTGAGCATGGTGGACTTGAATCAGAAATAGCTTTAGGTAAAAATGGAGATAAAAAGCTTGCACAGTATAGAGGAGATAATGCTCCTACCGAAGACCCTGCTGAGAAAGTACAAGAATATCTTGATTTACAAAATAAACAGAACGGACTATTAACACCGTCTCAACGTAAAGAACTGCAAAAATGGGAGGCACTTGTCAATCAAGAAAGGGCAAACAATAGACTTTATTATGATACTCCTATAAATTATTCGGGGTTATCTGAATTCGGAGATCGTTTTGAACCGGTTACTTTACAAGGCATGGTTGCAAGTTCAAATTTTGAGAATATTATGACTAAAATGATGGAATATTATGCAAGTCCTATGGCAATGCCTGATTTAATTCCGCAATCTCCTCAACAAATGCCTGCAACTAACAATTCAACGTCAACTACCGAAAGCATTACGTTTACGGGCGATATAAATGTGACTGACCCTGTTCCGGACGCAAATGCTTTTGTAGATTCTTTGACAGACAAAGTTAAATCACAATATCCAATTATAAAGAACACAAAAATATAAGTTATAAGTTAGATGGTTGCTCCCTTTTGGGAGTGACTGTCTAATGCTATTTTTTATTGGTTGAATCAAGGAATTTCGTGGATTGGTATTGATTTTTTGAAAAAAATCGGTTATAATAGTTATAGAAATTTTATGCGATTATATAATCGAAATGAATAAAAGTATAGTGATTATAACCTTCGTTGAAATGCATATAATATTATTAAATAAATGTTTTTGAAAGATATAGTTCAAATTATTTATAAAGGAGGAATTGTCATGGGAGTATATGCTATAAAGAGTGAAAAGCCAATAGTTACAACCAAACCACTAGTAAGAAATACGGTTAATCAAGATTATATGAATTGGGTAAATTATATGAACACTCATGATTTTACCTTCAAGATAGACAAAGATAATAATTTAAAAGTTAAGGCAACAAAATAAATATATGAACAGTTTATATTGCTACAATTAAAAACAATACAAACCACTAATAAACAGTTACGTTATATTGCGTAGCTGTTTTTTTATTGCAAAAATTTAAGGAGGAATGTAACTGTTTGTTATAAGTTATAAAAAGTTATAAATATATGCTTACTTTTATAACTTTTAATGATAGAATTAGGTATAAACATTATAGGGAGATTTTAATTATGAGTAAATACTATTCTATCAATAAATTTTCAAAAATTTTAGGAGTATCAGCACAAACACTTAGAAATTGGGACGCAAATGGTAAACTTCATCCTCACCATACTTCTAGTAATGGATACAGATATTATTCTCATGAACAGTTAAATCAGGTTATGAACATAAAACCTAATTTAGATAGAATTGTCATTGGATATTGTAGAGTCTCAAGCAATAAACAAAAAGATGATCTGGAAAGACAAATAGAGAATATGAAATTGTATCTAAATGCACAAGGAAGACCTTATGAAATTATTTCTGATATAGGTTCTGGAATCAATTATAAGAAAAAAGGACTGAAAGAACTGATTAAACGCATATCTCAAAATAAAGTAGAAAAAGTTGTGGTTCTTTATAAAGACAGATTGTTAAGATTTGGATTTGAATTAGTCGAATATATCGCAAGTTTATATAACTGTGATATAGAAATTATTGATAACACAGAAAAATCAGAGCAACAAGAACTTGTAGAAGATTTAGTTCAAATAATTACAGTTTTTAGTTGTAAATTACAAGGTAAACGTGCAAATAAAGCTAGAAAATTAGTAAAAGAATTAATTGAGGAAGAAGGTGAATCAAATGATAAAGTCAATAAAAGTGAGATTGAATCCAAATAATAAACAATCGACTAAGTTGTTTCAATATGCAGGCTGTGCTAGATTTGCTTATAATTGGGCTATTTCAAGAGAACAGGATAATTATAAGCAAGGGAACAAATTTTTATCAGATAGTGAATTGCGAAAAGAATTTACACAATTAAAGAAACAGTCTGAATATCAATGGCTGAATGAAGTAAGCAATAATGTAACAAAACAAGCAATTAAAGATGCTTGTAATACTTATAAGAGATTCTTCAAAGGACAATGTAAATATCCTGAATTTAAGAGTAAGAAACACTCTACTCCATCTTTTTATCAAGACAATATAAAAATTCAGTTTACCGATACCCATGTGAAAGTTGAAAGTTTTTCAATGAGTAAAAAACAGAATAAACAAAAGTTAAACTGGATTAAACTTTGTGAAAAAGGAAGAATACCAACTGGCTGTAAATACATGAATCCACGTTTTACTTATGACGGATTATATTGGTATGTGTCAATTGGTATTGAAGTTAATGATAATACTACTCTTCCATCAAATGAAGGTATTGGAATTGATTTAGGAATAAAGCATTTAGCAATATGTTCTGATGGCAATACATACAAGAACATAAACAAAACGCAAACGGTAAAGAAATTAGAAAAGAAAAAACGCAGGTTACAGCGTTCCATATCAAGAAAATATGAGAAAAATAAGAAAGGAGCAAATTACTGTAAAACAAGTAACATTATAAAAAGAGAAAAAGAACTTTTAAAACTAAATCACAGACTAACAAATGTTCGTCAAAACTATTTACACCAAACAACATCTGAGATAGTGAAACGAGAACCAAGTTTCATTTGTATTGAAGATTTGAATGTAAGTGGAATGATGAAGAATAAACATTTATCCAAAGCAGTACAACAGCAAGGTTTTTATGAATTTAGAAGACAGATTGAATACAAGGCTATGTGGAACAATATACCAGTTGTTATAGCCGATAGATTTTTTCCAAGTTCTAAATTATGTAGTTGTTGTGGAAGTATTAAAAAAGATTTAAAGTTGTCTGACCGTATTTACAAATGTGAATGTGGAAATGTAATTGATAGAGATTATCAGGCGGCTTTGAATCTAAAACAGTATGGAGAAAATGTCCTAAAACAACAATCTGTAGCATAACACTTTCAAGTTATTACAGATATGTACTGATACGTTAGTCAGGAATTTATGCCTATGGAGTGTACAAGAACTTGCGAGTAGATTATGAGAAATCATGTCAAAAGCATATACGATGAAGTAGGAATGAAACATAAAGGTTTATAACTTTTTATAAGTTTTCAGTAACGGTGAAACATTTGCTTAGAAAACCAGCATTGCAATATCCACACGCAGAAGTTGTAAATCCAAATGAGAAAGTTGATTTTCAATGTGAATTACAATCAAGCGGAAAGATTGCAAAAGCACGATTAATGATAGATGACAACAATTATGAATATTACTTTGATAATTTTGATATACAAAATTTGCAAGAAAATAATTATAGTTCGTTGGTTACATACCCTATTAAGAATAACATTCCAACATATAAGATATACAAATCGGATAACAATAGAACAAGTGATGAAACCACGTTTTCATTTGGTGCCGGCGAGATGTACACTTGGAAGATGAGAATATACGAAAAGGACAGTTTTGATCCTACAAAGGAGAAAACATATGTTCCATCATCTTGGATTGGTAAAGGTACTGTTATGGAAATTTTATCAGGTGCTGAGTCCGTAGGATCTAATCAAGGAACATATTATGGTTTGAATAGTTCTGAAATGAATGGCAATCGAATTCTAAAGATAAATCCTCATACGCAAATGTATTTTAAGGATTGTACATTAACAAAAACTTCCGATAATAATCCACACAAAGAATTGTGGACACGATATGATGAAAATGCGAACTACTATATTAAGGTTGGGAATACGTTTGCAAAAATCAAAAAATATTATTACTTTTTGCCAAAATATGACGCATATAAAAAAGACCCTGAGAGAGGCGACAAGACAGTCAAATGGTTCAACTCAACGGATGATTTAGATACATATGGTGAACCTAAATTTGGTTATGCGGTTGTAAGTGGTAAACTTAAGGTTTCTGTCAATGATACATATACAATATATTGTAATTACATAGATACAGACCAATATTACTTTGATACAAACACACCTCCTACGATTACATTGTACGAGAACTTTGAAAGTGTGAACGGAACAAATGTAACAAGAGAGATAGATTTATCTGAAAACACGCAACTTGCTCCCCTATCCTTATCATATAGCAATTTGCATATCACTGGTGAGTATTTACAATCCGAAGGAATAAGTGTTAGTCATTATAGTTTTCTTTTAGAAAGACGTGAATCGGATACAAAATATTCAACCGTTTCTTATTCAAACAACATATATTCAACCAATATAGATTGGCAATATGATAAATTTATCAGTGGAAATGAGTATAGATTAACATTGTCTTTAACAGATAGTGTTGGCTCTACATTTGAAAAAATAATTTATATTAAAGCAGAGTATAATTCTATCTCCTACCCTATGAACATTAAAATTGAGGAATACAGAAAACATAATTCTTTAATTGTTGATTTCAGTGAATTACATTCTATTATTGCTAATGAAGAAATTGAAGGTGGACATCAGTTTCTTGCATATAATAAGGATACTGATAAAATAGATACTACATTGACTGTCTCTAATAATGTATGTCACTTGGATAAAGGCAACTCTTTGACATATGATTTTATAGACGGTGAAAAGGAATTATCGTTTGGCAAGAGTACAATATATACAACATTCAGGATTGACTCTGATTATACCGGTACAATATTTGAAGTTACAGAGGATGATGGAACAACAACTTCATTAAAGTGGGATGGTGTGCATTTTTATCTATCAGTAAAAAATCCAAGTACAGGATACTCTTCGTACGGACGAGTGTTCTCCCCATATGAAAATTGGGACAATATGACTGTCGGAGATAAGAAAAAGGCAATAAATGAAGCCATGACAAAAGAAACAGTGGACTATTCTGTTCCTTATTTGTATATGAACGGTGAAATAAATTATGGCGATAATTTATATTATCACACGGAAACACCTTTGAGCGAACAAACATGGCTTGTAATTATAGATACAAAAACTGAGAATGTTTATTTAAAAAATATGTCTCAAAAAGATAATAAGACTGTTGGAGGTGATAGTTAATGGCAAAAGTAAAATTGTTCGGCGGAGTTACATACAATGCTTTTGGCATTGACGAAGGCTCTCATTCTGATGATTTAAAAGAGACATTAACACAAGCGTATGGGAATTATAGTTGGAATTCTGATACAAAATTGTTGGCAAACTTTAATGATACGTTAGTGGGAAGTAACTTTGATGGTTCATATGAAAATATTGACCATTTTCAAGTTTATAAAACCTTGGGCGAACAAGATACGTTACATAAAGTATGCCAAACTAAAAATCCTACTCAACGTGTGATAGAAGATTTCACTGTTGGAGATTTATGTGATTACCAATATTATATTTTTGGTATTTGTAATAATACAATGGACGTTAATGGTGTGCAAGTAAATGTCAAAACAATCTCTCCTCTTGTATCGGATAAAATCCAACTACATAGAGGAACAGTCTCTGTAATCGGACTTGTTCCTACAGAAGAAGATAATACTTATACTATTGACGAAGATAATATATGGCAATTAGATATTAATTTAACTAATGACGGTTACACGTTGAATACGGATAAGACATTTTATCAGACCCAAAATGCCTATGGCAAAGCGACTGGCGGTAATCGAAAGCAGAGAACGATGTCTATTACAGGATTACTTGGCAAAATAGATTGCTCAGGTGATAGTCAATATATAGATACTTATGACGACATTATAAATTGGGAGAATTTTGTATCAAGTAACAGTTTGAAAATGCTCATAGATTTAAGAGGATTGATTACTATTGGAGATACAGATGCTAATCCAACATTTCAATATGATACAAATGACAATCACGATGTTTCTGTTACGTTCACATTTAATCAGTTAAATGATATTGATACGGTTGATGTGTTGGGTATGACATTGCCGATTAATCCATTGTATTATGAATATTTAGCGGATAGCGAAGGAGCTTTGTTGAAAGATACAGTTGAAGTTGATTCAGACAATAAATATCACGAATACCTTGCTTCTCCCCTTTTGGACGGTGGTTTAACATGAACATATACAAGAACGGATATGTAGTTGACAGTATCCATAATATTAATATTGCAAATATAACAAAACAGGTATATCTAAATTCGTTCAGCAAACTTGGGTTTGAGAGAATACTCAAAGTGTTCAAAGCTGATATAGTTATACCTGTTTTTAGATTGTATTTGTTGGACGAAGATGAAAACATATCAATGGACGCAAGCGATGATTTAATGTCGGCAAGTTTAAGTATTACATATCAGACTGGTCAAAGACGTACAATGAATATTACTCTTGCAAATATAGATAATAAGTGGAAGCCTAAACCGATTAAGGGATTAATATGGACGGGAAGCAAATTTAGATTTGATTCTGGTATTGTTATTGGTGACACAATATATTGGAAACAACAAGGAGTATTTGTTTTTAAAGACCCTACATTATCAAGAGAAAATTCAAACCAAACAATCTCATTATCATTATGTGATAAGTTTGGCTTATTCGATGGCAGTGTTTATGGAACGACGAGTTTAAAAACAATCATTCCTGTTGGTGTTCCAATGAAGAATGCTTTTACTTCTCTATTGGCAAGCGACAGAGGAAATGGCAAACCATTTGACTTAAAACCAATTATTTTTAATAGTGAATATACGGACGTTAATACATATTACACTATAAAGCAAGATGCCGGTACAAAAGTCAGTGAGATATTTACAAGTATGGGCGAAACAATTTCTTCCGATGTTTACTACAACGAATTTGGCAATATGGTTGTTAGTTCTAATGTTAATGAGTTTATATCATCTAACTTCCCTGTTGTATATCGTTTTGAGGAAAACGACAAAGATATTGTGTCGGCAAATGTTGTTTATAATACATCACAAGTCAGAAATAAAGTTGTTGTTAAAGGTGCTATTGCCAACGGTTATCAATTCAGTGCTATTGCCGAAAATAAGAATTTGAAATCAGACTATTGTATTCAGTATAATGGCGAAATACCAGAAGTTATAAATGATAGTAAACTATATGCTGATTCATTGTGTATGTCACGAGCAATGTATGAATTGATTAATTTTAGTCGTGGTACGAAAACATTGAATTTATCTTGCACATATAATCCTATATTCGATGTCAACCAGTCTGTTATGGTTAATTATCCAAGCTTGGGTATTAACAACGAAAACTATGTCATTGACTCTATTTCAATGAATATGGATAGTGGTGCAACGACATCTTTGACAATGACAAATATTAACGAGGTGATCTTTTGATAGACAAAGAGGAAGAAAAAATAGATTTTAATGATGAAACAGTTATTGCATATGTAAATATGATACGTCAAATTATCCAAAGTGAAGTTTCAACATATTTAAAAAATCAGAATATTGAAACATTTGAGGATTTAAAAGTGCAAAGCGTTTCTGATGACGGATTACACGCAACATTGAAAGATACGACTACAAAGGAAGTATATGAAAATATACCTAACTATACAAATATAAAAATCAAACCAAATGATTTTGTCCGAATGTATATTAGTAATCAAGGATTAAAAAAATATATTGGACAAACCTTTGGTTCAAGAACAGAATATCTATGTCAAACAGAAAAGGACGGTGATAAATAGTGGCATTACATATAGATACAAGCAATGTTACGTTGATGAGTGAATTTAAAGATGCGATTGAAAAATATGTTCAAGAATATGTATCAGTTGTTTCTTATGGTGTCCACGAAAACCAACAACTAAAAGCAGAAGCTTCAGAAAGTAGTGGGAATAGCACATTCAAAGAAACCATTGCGGTTTCTATAAATATCAACGCTCCAAATACAATGCATTGGGGCATTTTAAATGTTAAACGCATTAATGAAACAAATTCATTATCTCAAATTATTTTTTGGTGGGACAATAATGAGTTTAAATATAGAATATCATACAATTCTTTACTTGCTCGTTACGGTTATGCAACCTATCCAAATATTATTCAATATATAGATAGTAATACAATAACATTTAAAAATAATGTATTGTCATTTAATATTATAAATGATATATATTTAGATGCTGGTACACATCGAATGGGTGGCAAATTTGAAGTAGATTATCATATTTGGTAGAAAGGAGTGATTAAATGGCACATATTGATTTAAAAGAAGATGCACATATTTTTATTCAAGCAGGTGTGACTATTCAAAACTTATTGAATTTGATTCAGTCATTTGAAACAAATGAACTTGAAGAGTTAAGAGATTTAATTGCAGCAATTAAAGATATTGACACAAATGATGATAATGCAGATTTTAAGCAACAATTATTGAATGTATTTGATAATGCGGTAATGGAAGATGAAGTTACAACAAAACTTGACAATACAAGCACTCTCCCCCCTCAAGCCAAAATTGTAAAGAGTGCAATAGATGATGTTCTCGATAGGATTAAACAGACTAATTCAGATTTAAGTGATGAGATTTACAATAGACAAATTGGAGACCAAGATATAACTACCTTGGTGGAAAATGAAAGTCTATCAAGACAAAATGCGGATGATAAAATCAACAGAGAATTATATGGAAGTACAACAAATAGTTATACACTTTCCTCTGATATTGATCCTGCTCAAGTTGATGTCACTATGCAAGGTGGTTCTGGTGTTTTAAGCGTTGATATAGAAAATTTGACAAACGCCTTTGTTCTTAATGGAACAAGGGTTGTATCAGAGGGTAAAACAATCGCAACATATCAGATTGAGTACGGTGAAGATATATCAAGACTTTTTGCGGTAGTTGATTATAATGTACAGTTGAAAACTTTTGATTTTAAATTAGTTAAATCAGATGATATTACATCTTCTATTGAGGGAAATATTGCAACGCTTGTATTAGGATTGATAGAATTTAGTTATGGATTTAATACAGGTCAAGGATACTTTCTAAACGATGTATCTAAGAGTTTTCCATATACGTATCAAAATGTATCACAGAACACAGTTATCAAAATAAACGGATTAGCTGATTTGCAGACTATTGATAAGTCAAGTTTTATATCTGCCATTAATGAATTAGCAAGGACTGATATGAAGGTTAATGTATCTTTGAATGACATAAAAAAGGAACTTAATGGTATGTCAAAAGGCGGTATTTGGCATTATGGTGAGGTATTGACACACACCGCTAATTTAAGTACCCCTGTAATAAACAATAGTGTTGATGCAAATGTAGGCGACTTTTATCTTAACTCAAATACATTCTCAGTGTATTTTTGTGTAGGAGATGATAATGGCAATCATAATTGGTTATATATCGGCAATTTGACAGGCAGTTTTGATTATTCAAATTATGCAAGTATTAATTCACCTAATTTTACAGGAACACCGACAGCACCTACTCCGTCTCTATCAAATAATTCACGACAAGTTGCAACCACAGAATATGTGAGAAGTGCCATTGATAAATATGCAAGTGGTGATAATCTTGAAATGATTGATTTGGCGGAAGGACTTAGAGATGATGTATATGGTAAACAAGTTGTGTGGACAGTTGGCGGTAATATTATGAATTTAACATTGCCAGCCCCAAAACTAACAAATCCTACAACTTCAGAAGAAGTCAAGATTACTTTTGACAAAGGTATTATTCCTTTTGATAATACTGTAAAAAGGGGGTATCTTCCTTACAATACGACAAATGTTTCTTTTATTCCTATTACAGAAAACAAGACATATATTAATTGCGAATTTAATTTTGATACGCAACATTTAGAATTTACAACATCTAATTCAATAATTTCTCAAGACACTATAGATGCTATTGAAACAAGAGTGTGGAAGTTTAGTTTATGTTATTATACAGTAAACGTTGTTTATAATGATTCTTCTGAAGAACCGGCAAGTCAATATGTAATTAGTAATTATGATTGTGATTGGTGTATTAATTCTGAAAAAATAGCATTACCATATCAAACATTGGATATGCTAAAAACCGTTGACAAAAATTGTATTATTAATTCTATAAATGAAATTGTCGATAATGCTTCAAAGAATCAAAGCGAAGTAGGAACTCTTATTTATGCACTACACCCTGACATAACAACATATTCCACTTCGGCAGCTAAAGATGGGTATTACGGAAAACTAATAAAAAGTGATGTGGACGAAGTATTTATACTGAATAACGATAGACAAGATGATATGGATTATCCTGATGGTGCCACATTAAGTGGCAAATTACCTTATGATGATGAGGTTGGGTATATGTTATCGCAAGATATACCAGCTTTAAAGAAAGCATTTTGTAAAGTGACAAAAAAATATGTTGCATCTATTGATGGTGCAAATGGAGAAATAGAAGTGTTATTAACATTCTAAGAGGAGGGATTTATTATGACAAACATTAACTGGAAAGTAAGAATTAAAAATCCGATGTTTTGGGTACAAATTGTAGTTGCTATTTTTGTCCCTGTACTTGGGTATATGGGAATTACGGCGCAAGACCTAACTACATGGCAAGCAGTAGGCAATGTAATATTGACAGCTTTTTCTAATCCATATGTATTGCTGTTGATGGCAACGAGTGTTTATAATGCTATTATTGACCCAACTACAACAGGCATTACAGATAGCAAAACGGCACTTACATATACTACGCCTAACAGTGATAAATAAAAGAACATTCATTCTATACGAATGTTCTTTTTTTTGTGCAAAAATTAAAGAAAGGAAGATTGCTATGAATATAATTGAAGTTGCTTATAAATGGCACGGTGGCTTTACAAAGCGTCCACGCACAGATTTTATAGCGTTACATCACGCAGAAGCAGTTAAATGTACTCCACAAGATATACACAGTTGGCACGTCTCAAATGGTTGGACAGGCATCGGTTATCATTTCTTTGTAAGAAAAGACGGTACAATTTATCGTGGACGTCCTCTTGATGTGGTTGGTGCTCACGTTCAAGGTATGAACAGTTGTTCTATTGGCATTTGTGCTGAAGGTGATTATCATACAAAAGAAAAGACAATGCCACAAGCACAAAAGAAATCTATTATTGAGTTATGTCAATATCTTAAAAAGAATTGTTATCCAAATGCAAAGATAGTTGGACATAGAGAGATTGGCGACAGTAATTGTCCTGGTCGATATTATCCACTTGATGAAATTAAATTTGCTGTTGCCGGAGGAATTACTGTTCAAGCAGAAAATCCTCAAAAGATTGCCTTGGATAAGTTGGTAACGAAGGGTATTATTACAGATGCATCTCAATGGGTACTTACTGATTTCTTAACAAATGCAAAGGCGGTTAGAGTTCTCGATTTGCTTTCAGGCGGTACTTGGACAAGCGAGAAAACAAATTCAAGTATTCATTGGGCGCAACCAAATGTCATCTCTTTAGCATCTAAAGACGGCGGTTCTTCTGACGGAACAAAAGTCATTGAAGATATTGACGGGATGGTTAATAAACTAAATGTCTGGATTTCTAAGGCTACACTATTGGCTTTGGTTGATAAGCTTACAGGCGGTACAAAAGAAAAATACAAGAATAGAAAAACAGACCATTGGGGCAGAAATTTTCTTGATAGCCTTTGTGATAAAGGCATAATTACAGACGTTAAGTATTGGGACTCCGATTTCGAATCTACAGTAGAAAACGGAGTTTTTTTAGTGCTTTGTTGTAATGCGTTTGGTCTTTGAGGGAGGGTTTAATGTACACGATTACTCTATTAAACGATAGAAGATTATATGGAGCTCACAAAGAAGCAATTATGCAGTATGACAATATGGTTGGTAAAATTCAATTTTTAATTCCACAAACATATGACGGAAATGATATGAGAAATTTTACGACTGTATCATTGGAATATATCTCCCCTATTTCTCATTTGTATAAGCAAGAATTTTTAACTTTGTCTGAGGAATTGGTAGAATATGCTGATGAACAATATTTAGAATATTTGCTTCCTATTGGCTCAAAAATGACTGCTGAAAATGGGGATATTGAATTACAACTATCGTTTTACCAAGTTTATATGGACGAAGATGGTGTAGTTCAAGACCCTGTTCTGAAAACACAATCTTGTAGGGTAAAAATTATTCCTACAAAGAACTGGGCTCAATTTATACCGTCAGAATCTATGGCGGCACTTGACCAACGTATTGCTCAGTTGATTGCTTTGGAAGAAGAAATTACCGAATTACAAGGACAGATTATTGAACATCATGACAATTTTATAAATGATGATGTTATTTCTGATAAGACAACATATTCGTCAAAGAAGATTGAAGAATTTATAGATAAGAATGAACTTGATGAAACCGTTGAAAATATAACAAATACTGAAAAACAAACAATCTCTGATGAAGAGATAGAAAATCTATTTAAATAATTTAGGATAAATCGCATTATGCCGGCTAACAATGCGTTTTATTATATACATAACTTATACACTTTCATTAAATTCAAGGAGGAAATTAGAATGGCAAACGAAACACAAAAGTTTTTAAGTTACGCAGGTCTTGGTACATATGACAGTAAAATCAAAGCTTATATTGTAGATAAGGCTGACACTGCCAAGACATCTGCTATCGCAGCAGACGCGGTTGTAGTTACTACAGATGTAACAACAGAAGGATATGCAAAGTCTTATACCTTCACTCAGAATGGTGCAACTATTGCTACGGTTGATATTCCAAAGGATATGGTCGTATCAAGTGGTAAAGTGGTTGTTAACCCTGAAGGGCAGGATGAAGGCACATACCTTGAATTGACACTATCTAATGCAACAAGTGACAAAGTTTATATTAATGTTGGTAAGCTTGTAGACATTTACACTGCAAAAGCCAATGCAACTCAGGTTCAGATTGCTATTGATTCTGCAACAAGAGAAGTTAGTGCCACAATTGTTGCTGGTGGTGTAGGTTCAACAGAACTTGCTGACGGTGCAGTTATTACTGCTAAGATTGGTGATGCTCAAGTTACAAAAGCAAAATTAGGCACTGATGTACAAGCTTCTATTGATAAAGCCGATTCTGCAATTCAGTCGGTTGCTACCGGTAAAACAGACGGTACAGTCGCTGTCGATGGCACAGATGTTTTAGTTGCAGGTTTAAAGTCTGCCGCATATGCTGAAACAACGGCTTTTGATGCGGCTGGTGTTGCAGATACAAAAGTAAAAGAACTTGCTGATGGTGCAGTAAAAACAAATACAAGTGATATTTCAACACTAAAAACAAAAGTGGCTGATCTTGAATCTGTTGCTATTGAAGCAATCTCAACAGATGAAATAAATGCTCTATTTACAAAAGTGACTGAATAATTTATTCTCTGATTAATTCAAAGTAATACATATTTCTAAGGGAAGGGTGACGACTCTTCCCTTTTTGTATTGCTTGATACTATATGTTTTTGCAAAAATATATAACTCGTTTTGGAGGAAAGAAAATGGAAGAAAAGAAATTTTTAGATTTAAATGGTTTAAAAATAGTTGTAAATAACATCGAGAACGAGATAGATGGAAATAAAGGCGACATATCTTTTACCGATGATATTACTTATGAACCGTTAGAAGAAACGGAGGCAAGTTCGTAATGGCTATGTCTCTTAAAGAAAGCTTGGAAAGCTTAAAAAATCAAACATCCGCATACACCCCGTCAGTTATGATGGTTAATCCTAATACAGAACCTAAAATAACGGCAGATATGGACAAACGTTTAATTGATGTTCCGCCTGAATTACAGACAATAGGTGTGGCAACTGAAAATAATGCAGAAACAGTTTATATTAGTATTCCATCGACCACTTTTGATGGAACAGATTTAACCGATAAGACTGCTTATATTTATTTTGTAAACGCAGGCAAAGAAGTGAATATTTACAAAGTCACTGATGTTACTGTTGAAGATAATTCGATTAAGCTTGGCTGGACTATTACAAATGATGTCACTCGTTACGCAGGAACAGTGTCGTTTTCAATTGCATTTGAGTTAGATAATTCATACAAATTGACAACTACTCCTGCCACTTTAACGGTTCTTAAAGGATTGGACATTGACCAAACAATTTCAAAGCAAGACACCGCTATTGTATCTGCTCTATATGACAAGGTTAATGCTCTTAATACAAAGGTAGACAATGCCGTAAATTCAATGGATAATTCAGTTGCAACAATCAACACATTGCAGAGTGCTATACAATCGTTGCAGTCGGAATTAAATTACATAAAAGAACACGTTGTTTACGTGATAGATGATATTGAAAATTAGAAAGGAGGAACTTAATGGCTAAAGCAAAATATTTTACACAAAATAACGAAAAAGTATATCCTATATCACACACCAAAGCAGTATATGATGGCAATGGTAAAGTCTTAGAGGATAGGTTGACCGAAGATGAAACTGCAATTTCAAGCCTACAAACGGACGTAAAAGGCAAAGCCGACAAGACTGATGTAGACAATAAGCTCAGTTCAAATGGGGCTATTTCTGACACTACTGTGGCTTTTACAGAGGCTTCAGCAAGGGAAAATATTGTTTCAAATGAAAAGAGTTCTACTCTATTTGGTAAAGTTCAAAAATGGTTCTCTGATTTAAAAAAAGTTGCTTTTACAGGTAGTTATAACGATTTGATTGATACTCCGTCAAATGCTACGAGTGATACTGACGGATTTATGAGTAAGGAAGATAAGTCTACAGTAGATTCTTTGAATTCAACTTTTCTAGACAAATCATCAGCAAGGTATAGTTTTTTTAATCTTCTAAAATGGAATTCTTCTAATAATAAAATTGTTGAAATTGATAATAGAAGTACTCCAGTATATTATGGTGGAAATGAAATAGTAAACTTTGGTGATTTGCCAGATTCCGTCAATGAACAATATGATGGTTTAATGTTATCTACCGACAAGATTAAATTAGACGGTATAGCTGAAAATGCTAATAACTACATACATCCTACTACATCGGGTAATAAACACATACCAAGTGGAGGCTCGTCAGGTCAAATATTAAAATGGTCGGCAAATGGCACTGCTATATGGGGAACTGAAAAAACATATAGTAATGCTACTACTTCAAGTTCAGGGTTGATGAGTGCAAGCGACAAAACAGACCTCGATGCTTGTGTAGAAACTTTAAGTGCCGATGCGTCTATGTTTCTTAGTTCCATTAAATCTCCAGCTCCTGCTGAATTTGAATTTGTTGAAACTTTATCATTAAGTAATTTAACTTTAACTGGTGATGTAGCATTTTCCGATACAGGTTTATTTAATGGATATGCTTCATTAACTGAAATCACATCAGGACTTAATGATATTTTTCAAAAGAATATTGATAACGGATTTGATTTTGTTTACTATATGGTACATAATACAAGCAGTAAACGATTTGAATTTTCTGCTACTGACCCATTGTATATATCCAGTAGTCAGGGTGGCAAATGGTATTACGATGGCAATGAAATAGCCACTAAGTCTGATATTCCAAGTACTTCTGATTTTCTTAAAACATCTGGCGGTACTTTATCGGGCAATGTAACTATTAAGAATAATACTAATTATGGTACAAAACTAAATTTTGGTGATGGCGATTATGTTCATATAGCTGAGGTATATGATGATGCAATGGAACTTAAAGGTTCTAATATACATTTAGGTATTGAGACATCTAAAGCAGTATGGCTTCAATCATCTAATAGTTCAACTACTAAATACAAAGTAGTAGGTACTTCAACTGGTTATAATACAAAAATACATGTAGCAACGTCTCAACCGTCAACAATGTCGGTCGGGGATATTTGGTTTAAAATATCATCTTAATAAATTTAAAGGAGGGATAATAAATGCCGACTGGTTTATGGACAGATTATAAAGCAAGTTCATTCAATGGAGGTAATGGCACTTCTACAAATCCATATCAAATTGCAACTGCTGCTCAATTAGCTTATTTAGCATATGGTATTAATAATGGTATTTCAAACTATGCCACATCATATTTTAAGTTGACAGCAGATATTGATTTGGCTGATCATTATTGGACACCTATAGGTAATTCATCTCATCGATTTAAACGCTCATTTGATGGAAATTATTATAAAATCTCTAATATGAATATTGACACATCAGTTAATAGTTCTGATTTAATAGGACTATTTGGATATACTGAAGCTCCAAGTACTACTGAAGAAGTATCAATAGGAAATTTTTATTTAGTAAATCCACGCATAATAGATAAATCTTCTACTTATGCATCTTTTATTTTGGCAATTCATAATAGAAGAATACGTATACATGATATTGAAATAATAGATGGATACTATTCATACGCATCATATTCATCTACAGTAGAATCCAATTCATATTTTGGATGTTTTTTAAGCAGAAGTATCTTAGTATCTGCTTCTTATGCAAAAGTACATAATGTAAATGCACTTTCTACATATATTAGAAGCAATAAACAATATACAGGAGGATTAATAGGATATTATGTAGTAGGTGAAGGTAATAATGAAATATATAATTCAAATATTGTTATTACTGATTTAGTATGTCCTCACGGTATTTATGTAGGCGGTGCAATAGGATATTTAGATCATGAAAATTATTATAATATGTATTTACAAAACATATCAGTACAAATTCAAGATGGACAAGTTAATTCAAATACTATAATTGGTGGTATTATTGGTTATTATTGTAATAATATATCAAAAAGATCGGAAGAGCGTCGTGTA